GATTTGTCCAATTGTCCAGTTTTTTTTCTCAACCATACCTCACTTCCTTTTTCACAATAAATTTACTAGAAAATAAAAACATAGGGTTTACACCTAGAGTCTAAGAATCCGGGGGTCTTATATATATATAATATTTGAACTTTTTAAAAAATATATTTATATATAAGAGAGGTATTGTGGGTTTTGTAAAAAGATGTGTGACTCAATTAGAAAGTGAGGTATGGTTGAAAATTTTTTCTGGACAATTGGACAAATCCTTTGAAACTCAAGCTGGATAAGGCTTTGCGGCTGTCCAGCTTCATTTTATTTTTTGGACAAATTGGACACAAAGCTCTGAAACCCAAGCTGGGTAAGGCTTTGCGGGTTTTATGATTTGTCCAGTTTTTTCTGAGACTTTAAACCTGTCCTGTAAATCAGACTTCCTAACCGACTTGAAGTACATCTCCGGATCGATTACAGCCTCTCTGAGCCGCTCGCAGACTTATTTGATACCCGAGTAGCACCTAGCCCTTAAAACGCCTCTAAAGGGCTCTGAGAGGATAGCACTAAAATGATTGACAGAAGAACTCTGCTGATAGAGAATCCCTATGACAATCAACTACAACCAAAACGCTATGCAAAACGTATCTATTCTTTCGGGGTTTACGATGGATGATATACAGGAGATGATAGATGAGAACTCTTCCCTAAGAGGTTACCTTCAAGGTTACCTAGCTGAGAGGGCTCTTAAGGATCAGATTCTTTGTATTCCCGGAGTTAGCTCAGTTACTAAAATTCCGGATCGGGATCAAGAGAAGGGTGACTTCAAGGTCATCTACAAAGACGTACCTATTTCTATCGAAGCCAAGTCTGTGATGACTGACTCCGTTAGACCGGATGTCTTGAGCCAAACCTGGCAGGGCTCAGTCATGGTCAAGAACACCGACAAACGAGAAGTTGAAGTCGACGGCATTGGAACTATCACTACGACAAAGCTTGAGCGTGGCCAATTCGACATACTGGCTATTTGCTGTTTCGCAGTTAGTGGCCGGTGGGATTTCCTGTTCATCGAGAATAGGTTTTTACCAGCAGCAGACGAAAGCCACAATTTGCTTAAGACTCGATTCATCGTCAATCCCGGTACAACTCCCGGTGTGACTGACAACCTCGTAAGACTTCTTGAAAAGACCTTGGAAATCAAGGCTCTCGCCGCTTAAAATATCTGAGTAAAACGGATCCTATACACATGAATGACAACGAAATCGTACTAAGCCTTTTAGAGTTTTATAAGCGCAAAGGCATTGATATGTACAAGGTACTTGACGATCCTTCGTTCAAGGCACTATCGCTTGATACAAAACTTAAGGCCATTAAAACCCATGCACAGGAACTTGCTGAAGATACGGGTCATGGCATTACAAAGAAAGACTTTAAGGGTACCCTAAGCAATATGTTTGCACAGGCCGTTAAGGGCGCTATTACAGGTGTTGCAACAGGCGTTGCAGCTAAGAGTATGTTTCGTGGGGGTCACCTGCCTCTGCTGGAAGTAGGACTAGGCGGTGCAGTAGTTGGCGCTATGGCCGGTGCAGCAAGTTCAGCTGTTAATGTCATTAACGCTTCACAGGAACGGGCCTTTATGCGACATGAGTTAAATCGCGTTGTATCGAGCCCCACTTCCCCGAACGCACTTGGAGTACTTAGCGCAGGGAATCTCAAAGGTATGGCTACTTCAGGAGAATTCAACAAAATTCTCGCCAAGGTTAGAGATGATCTGGACGGTAAGCTCGGAGATCATCAAAAGAGCCATCTATCGAATTACGTTATTGCCCATAACGAAGCTCTTGGCCGTGAGCGCCTTGATGAACTGAATCCTTGAATTAACATATAAACACTATGCTAGCATATACACTTAAAGAAATTCTCGATCTTGTACCTGAAGCAGCTTCATTCGTGAAGAAGGCGTCAGTCGAACAGGATATGCCTCTGGACAGCAAGGATTCATGCATCGCCTCAGCTCTTAAGCTGAAGTACCATGAAAAAGTTGCCTTCAAGGCTGTTGACGTATTTGCAATCGAAAAGGTTGCTCAAGCTGTTAAGGCCTATGGCGTTGAAGCTGAAGTTGCATCCTTATCCGAACGCATGGTTAATGCTGCGTTTGAAAAGTCTGCCGCCGCCGCTGCTATTGCCAATGACGACTACCTGACCAAGCAGGCTTACTTCGAAGGTGAACTCTCGGGACTGCGTCCTGAAGGTACTCTATCAAAAGAAGCTTCAGCTCTGTACGACGAAGCTGTTGCCAAGGGTATCAAACCTAGCGATGACGTTGTTCGTTATTCAGGTCATGGGTTCATGGATAAGGAAGCAGCCGTTAAAGCTCTTGCCAATCGTTTCTATGAAACTCGCAATCCCTCTTTCGTAAAACTGGCTACAGCCATTCATAAATTACAGGGTCAAATTAAACCAGAAACGGTTCGTGACATCTGTGATACAATTTGTGGAATGGACAAAGAAGCTGGGCTCTCAACGAAGGGCTACAACTTCTATAAAGAAACTATTCTAACGAAGGAAGCAGAAGTGATTTCTGCACTAAAAGTAAAGCTGTGCGGTCAGGACGTACCGTTCGAAAAGATCGCCAAGCTTGGCAAAGGTCGATTCTCGGCTTACATGGGTGCAGACGTAGGTAATGAATTCGATCACGGCCCTGCTCACTTTAAACAGATCCTGGAAACTCTCCCTATGGATCTTCAGAAAGTTGCACTCCATCTAACAAAGAACGTCTAATAATGTTTGAAGAAGAAGACTTCGGTATTGAACTGAAAGCACCGGATTTTCGCATGGGTCTGGCGGCTATTTCCCATATCAAAAACTCTCTGGACCGTATGTTCGGCAAAGGCGGTTGGGAAGATCTGGAAATCGAAACGATCTCTATTACTCTAGGCACAGTCCTGGACGCATTGACTCGTGACAAAATAAGTGTTCTTCAAATTCTTGTAACCCAGCCTGAACTGTTCTACGAAGATGCATCCTTCCTGCTTTACGCTACGGATGTTATCAACAACATTGAAGCAGACTTCGAATATGTGCCTGCACCTACCTCGCTTGAGCTTGCATTTGCAATCAGTGAAGTAAAGAAGATTCTCTCAGCAGACAGCGTTTATGTTCACATTGAAGATACGACGTTCCCAAAGACAATTGCTTACATGCTTCGTCAAGAAGGTTATTCTGTCCCGGTAGCACCGTTTGAGTTTGTACCAGCAGATGCATTGGAACCAGGTCAGACACCTGAAGATACCGCTAATAAAGCAAAAGCGATTAAACGCTATATCAAAGAAATGGGCGGTGAATAATGTATACGCAATCAGTCGAAGTTAACAACCTAGTTACAGTAACAGCTCAAGGTCCGGGTACTGGTCTTTCAGTTCCACCTGATCTTGCACTGCTATTTAATGGCGCACCTGTTGTTACCCCTACGGTAAGTTTTGCATCTGCAGGTGCGGGTCCTCTTTATAATTTCACTTTTACGCCTACTGCTACCGGCACGTATATCCTATACGCGTTTGGAGCAATTCAAGGCGTTGTAAATGTTGTAACGCAAACCCTGTACACGATTACCAAGAATATTCAAGATGAAAGTCTTGGTAGCTGGCAATGGGATAAAGTTGCTGGTACGCTTGTAATGTTAAGAACTGACGGTACTACGCTTGCACAGTTCACCGTTATAGATAATTTAACAACATCAAGTAGAGAACGTATTTCGTAATTTATTGTGAATCTAATTTCCAGAAGCGAAGCTAAGGCTCAGGGTTTGACGAGATATTTTACAAAAGAAGCTTGTAAGAACGGCCATATTTCAGAGCGTTTCGTAAACAACGGGTATTGTTGTATTTGTAAAAAAGAAACTAGACATAAACCTGAAGTAAGAGAAAAAGAACGTTTGCAATGTATAGAGTGGAAAAAGGGTAACGTTGAAAAAGTTAGTCAATACAATAAAGATTGGCTCACTATAAACGGGGATAAAAGACGAACTAAGCGTAGAATCATATATGCTTCTAATCCTGACTTTTTTAGATCTATTTCTAAAAATTGGTCAAAACAAAATCGAAGTAAAGTGTATCTAAGTAACGCTAGTAGACGGGCCACAAAACTTCGGGCTACCCCTACTTGGGTTGATTTAAAAGCAATGGAAGCATTTTACGCAAAATCTGTAAAACTCTCTGAAGAAACAGGTATTACTCACCATGTAGATCATATAGTGCCTTTACAAAATGAAATAGTCTGCGGTTTACATAATCAATTCAATTTACAAGTATTAACAGCTACGGAAAATATTTCTAAAGGCAATAGATTTTGGCCAGATATGCCGAACTGAATGCTTGGGCAAAACCGTACAACAAATTCAATTGCTAATAAATACATTACCTTCTAGAATTGATAGAATGTCAGTTTTTGTTTAACTAAGCTAAAAAAAGCCCCTCGTAAAACAGGGGCTTTTTCATTGCTATTTACAAAGAGCGAAATGCGGTAGATTCTTGACCGACTTCTTCACTGAGAGCAAAGGTTTCATCCAATGCTGTCTCTTCTTCTGTCTCGGGATTTACAGGCGCTACTTGTGCGGCCCATTGGTTGAACCGACCCGTAGTAGTCGTAGGTTCAGACTTTTTAGCACGAGGCTTTCTCTTCGGAGCTTCAACCACAACTTCAGGATTCACGGCCTGGTTAGCTGCAAGAGCCGCCTGAGCATCACGAAGCTGAATCATCTCGTTGTTACGAAGCAAGAACGAGTCGAACAAATTCTCTGCAGAAACCATAGCGCAACTTCCAACAAATCCTCTGTTTACTCCATTGCTGATTGAAGAGTGATATGAAGCCGACGGTTGAACAATCTTGTTGCGATAGTTCGTAATCGTGTTCTTCGTATACGTCGTCGAACCACTCCCGATATCAATCGAAATTTCGTTGTAATCCACGATCTTGTTGTAGTAGTAATTCTGCACAAACGACAGAATCAGCATAGCCATCAACGAATTGATTGCCAAGGTCTGATCCAGGTCAGCGCAACTACCAAGGCCGGGATTGTCCTGAAGGCTTTCATAGAACTCATGGTCGTACGGCAAGTATTCGACCGGTTCCGGAAGAAATTCGATACGCTCAGGTACACGATACTTTGCACGAAGCTCACCCTCTTGATACACCTTGTTGGAAATCAAGATGTGATTCGTAAACATCCGAACCTGACCAAATGCGTCTTCGTTCCCCGCATCAATGAACAACGTAGTCTTGTTGTAGTTAAGCGGAGCCAAGGCTTTGAGAACCGTGCGACGAGCCTCTGCGCTATCCACACACATGATAACCAGGTCGTTCGAAGTATTCTCGATCGTTATCCCAGCGGTGTTAACCAAGTCAGCACGGAACGTCGACGGTGTCATCGCCTTATCGATAAACTTCGGATAGGCCACGACATTCATGTCGTAAGCCTTGCCATATCGCATCGCAAGAACCGAGGCCTTGTTCTTGTTCACATCGTTTGCGATGAAGTTCTGACGAAGCAGATTCTTCTGTTCAACAATATCACCGTCAATCAGAACGATGTTCGTCGAAGGCAACCATCCAGTCGGATTATGCTCTTTCGTGATCGAACGGATAAACTGAACGAGGGTCGGAATTAGGCGGGAACCGGTTCCTCCGCAACCTACGACGAAAATGTTGGTAGGAATAGTAGGCGGGCGAAATTTAAACATGTTTACTCCTGGTTAAAAAGCTAGACGAATGGTCTTGTTTAAGGACGTGGTGGTCCGTTACTATTCTTATACCAAAGAATTCGAATTCAATGGCCGAGGCCCAGTAGGTTCACCGATTATAACAATGCCCTTACTCGCAGCTTCTGCAGCATCAAGTTGAGCAAGGAAATTGGCCTTAGCGACTTTTTCAAGTTCGGGACTTGACGTCATGCATTTAAAACAGATCAACGCCCCGTTATGTCCATACGGACGGACGTCAAATTCTTCGTGCAAGTCTTTGCAGTAGTGACAGAGTTTCATTAAAAATCCCTAGTAAGGTTTAAAACCTTATCTTTCAAGAGTTGCAAATCTCTTTCTGCATCAATCCGTTTTCTCTTTTCATGGATTGCTGCATCACTCCACGTGTCAAATCCGTCAGGGCCTTTGGCTTCGCTTCGAAGTTTCCAGATTTCTCCCCATAGACGGATTGGGTTGGATTCGTTAGGGTCTAGAGGTTCCATAGTTTGTCTCTCTAAAAAAAGAAGCGCTCGGTTAAGAGCGCCTCTCGGGTTAGTGAATACCGTTCATCTGGATACGTTCTTGAACTTCATCAGGGAGTTCCTGATAGAGTCGTTTGAACAAGGTTTCCATAGCAGGACCATCAGAAGCCATATGCAACATATCGGCCATAATGGTTTCTACCAACTCATCCTTACCACTGAGATTAGCCATGATGTCATCAATCAGACAGAATGCTTCTGCAGTGTCGTGACCATGTTGAGCATGGACTTCATCGTAACGATCATCGCCTGCATACATGCTCATGCCGGGACCATCTTGATAAGTCTGATTACGGATCTCTCCAGTAGCCTGATCGACGTCAGGATCGAACGCAGGATTATACCCAGCATTGCCCGTGTAAGCAGGGGGAAGATGCGACTCGTCATAGCTCGGATCTTCGAACGCACGAGCCAACGCACGCTCTGCATATGCAAGCCTTTCATCCTCGCCATTCGGAGTCAGATTCCAGGCATCGTCGGGATGACTCAGTGCGGGGTTTTGGGCCATCCCCCAGAAATCACCCTGCCAGTCGATATCACGCCCGTCCCAGGATTCGCCGGGAAGTAACCCCCGTTGGTTCTGGAGATGAGGACCAGCTCTATTGCCTTCCTTTTCTCCGCTTCCCGCGTCTCCCTTTTTGTATTGCCACGGCTTCAAGTGTTCCGCTTTTCCCTTTGTGCTGTTCCCTCCATACACAGTAACCGGAGGCGTATACGTATTGATTTTTGCAACCCAATCAGCAGGGACCGCTGCCTCAGGACGAGCCGGGAGTTCGAACACATCATCCAGTTCGCACTCGATCTTCTTGTCACGATAGTTAAAGCGCCAAACCGTTTGCGGATTGGTACTCTTCAGATGTCCGACAACGCCTGAGAAACCGATGTTATTTTGATCATCACGATTATCCGTGCCACTGAAGAACGCACCCATCGTATTGTGACTATGAATATCACAGACGATAGTCTTGCCCGTCGGAAGCGACGACCAGTCATACGAAGCCGAAGCTTTCGATACACGTTGATCCGGAACGATCAAGTGATAGCCACTTTCAGCGTCCCAACAAATCCAGATCATCGCCTCAACTTCAGACTTCTTGACTTCCATGACCTGTTTGAAAAACGCAACAACCTGGTCAAACAGTTCAATTGGGATCTTACCGTCAGGCAGAAAGTTGATTTCCTGAGAAATACGAGTCGTTTTATAGTTGTCCGGGAGCTTGTCAACTGCCAGACGAACATAACGATTCTGACCACGAAGCTTATGGTGCTTCAGAATCGGGGATTCCTTCGAACCGGTCATAACATAGATTTCGTTATAGCCCGCTTCCATTGCAGCCGGAAGTTCGTTCGGGGTTACAACACAGCTGATGAATTGAGTAATGATGTCCATCTAAAACTCTCCTGGAGTTGTTTTACTTAAACGGCTTTGAAGCCGCGAAGTGATTCGTAGGGGAAAGGCTTATTGTCTTTTGCTGCATCAGCGAGTTTCTTGAACCAGGCTTCAATAGAAGGCTCACCAGAAACTGCACGAAGACCCAGGTCATTGTTGAACGGGGATTCAAACAGGAACTGATAATACCAATCCAAGCCACGCAGGTTATTTTCCGTGAACTGTGTAGGCATTGAGTTGCCACCGTAGCACATGTTCCCTTCCGAATAAGTATTCGGGAACGGCGACAGATAGATATGCTTGTTACCGTCTACACCCCAGATGAAGGTCTTAGGCAAGTTACCTACTTTGGCATTCGTCGCATAGTATCTCGACCCAGTTGATTTCCACGTTTTCGAATTGTGGCGAGTCAGCTGATGACTGATAATGAAGTTAGGCGCACGCACCGTGTACTTCTTATTCATGTGACGCATGTCAGCCACACGCTCAGCATAATAACAACTCAGTTGAATCGTGGTACTCGACTTTGCGAAATAGAAACAGTTCGACGGAAGCTGGAAGCCTTCCATCTGTTCCTCATTACGGTGATTGACAACTGCACCGATAATCGCATTAAAGTCTTCGTACGAGACTCGCTTTTCGACTTGGCTCTTTTCATCGCCGACCATGAATGCTACGCAATCTTCGAGAAGAATAACGTGATGGCCTAGTACATCCACAAGTCGCTCTTGAGGCTTCAAAATTTCTTTAGCCACGGGAGCTTCTACAGCTTCGATAACAATATCTGTCATACAAAATCCTCTTCAGTATCTGTAACTGCGTGTTTGGCTTTAACTACCTGAACCTCGATATTTTTGAGATTCGCTTTGGTTCTGCGTACAGTTTCAACCTGGAACACTTGAACACAGGCCCTACTCAATAATTCGAGATCGGAATGAGTTTTAGGAATATCCACATCGTTGAATCTATTTACTGCTGCATAAACTTCAGAAGCCAAATCAGGTAGTTTCGACGCTTCCGACATTAAACGCTGAAGTATCATATTGTACCCGTCGTGTAAAAGTGGTAATCACCTTGATCATTTCGTCAAGGACTGTAAAGATCTTTTCAGATGTACTATATCGCTCAAGACCTGGATAATACTCAACCCTAGAACGACTGGTAAGAGGAGAAGCAGTCCACCTATCAGGATCTTTGAAACGTCTTATCGTTGTTTCATCACCCTCTTTGATAATGTGTTTCTGATATTCTTCATACGAAGTAATACTCAATTCTGGTGCAGAAGTGACAATTGCAGCGTAATTGGCAAATTGATAAATCACCAACTCCGCTTTAACTGTAGAAACCGCTTTTACTCTAAAAGTAGCCTCACCGCTTCTTGTCTTCCACCAGGTTTCATACGCCGCTTCATCTTCCGGATGAATAGAAAACTCAAATCCCGGAGACAGGCTAATAGGGATACCGTTCTTAATAGCCTTATAGCGCAAGAATCTACAATACCGCTCTATACTTTTTTTCCATTTGAGACTATCTGACGCAACGTCCGCAAAAGAAGGCTCAAGTCTACTAACAGTTACTGGAAAATATGGAGATTCCAGTTTGATACCTATCCCGTTAGGTCTATTACTCAACGGGAACAGAAACTGTTCACCGCCACGAATATACTCAAGGTAAGGAATCTGTTTCTTAACATGCTTATAGAGAATCTCTTTAAGCTTCTGTACAGATTTACGCTGCGCTCCTGAACGACTGCCGCTGATATCGAATTCGTAGTTAAACGTCTTCGTTGAGAGTCGCTTATCCAGGATCTGCTGCGTACAAAACTTCGAAAGTTTATTCGATGCATCTGTTCTCATCTTTATGATGAGCGATGACAGATCTGATACGTTCTGAGGTAATTTGAATTTTCGCATATCTATCCTGTTGTATTCCTGTTTTTCTTAAGCTCCTAGCTTGACTAAAAAAAACAGGAAAAACGAACAGCAAAGCTAGGAGAGAACCTTGCTGTTCGTTCTGCTTACACAGACTAAAGAATTAGTCTATGCGTGCTTAGCCCTTCGTGCCGGTACGCGGCTTGAAGGTGATTTCGCGGGCTTCGCCGCCATCGATGCTGATAACACGTTCGTCAGCTTGCATGCTGCCGATACCCGAGATATCGCCTGCGTAGTTCGTACGAACGAAGTCAACGCTACGGTCACCCGGAATGGTGTATTCGGTATCGGTCGAAGCAACAACGATGATGGTCTTGATAACTGCCATTTTGTAAATCCTTAACTTTATCTAGATAAAAAGAAAATGAACTTTGAGAACGTATGTTCTACCTGTCCAATATAGTTATACCAAACATTTCAAAATTATTGAAAATGTAATGGTTAATAAAAGCTATTCTTAGCCTTTACAATATAGTTATACCAATGGACATAAAAATATTGAATTTAACAGGCTAAAAAAAGCCCCGTCTATCCCCCTAGCAACCGGGGAAACACTAGAGGGGCGGCACGTCAGACGGGGGCAAGAAAATTCTAGTCTTTAATAGGCAAGTTCAACCGACTTCATCTTATAGGAGTATCCTCCGCACATCGCCTTGGTAAGAATTTCGGCAATTTCATCAAAGGTAGCTCCCATATCATTCAGACCGGTAAGAGCCAGTTGCTTTATGTTCATTGTGGCCTTAGCGCCATCCGGAAACTGCCCACCTACGTAAATGCCAAGCGGTCCCATGCCGCCATACATTCTTCGGATTGTGGGCAGCACATATTCCTGTGTGCTCATGATTTCGCCTTTCTCCACGGGGAAACTGTATCCGAAACCCCCGTCGTGCTCAATCCATCCCTCCTTGGAGATCAAATCACATGCAACACCCATACAACAGTACGTATCACCTTTCCTCAGGATACCTTTTGCCTGACGATAGGCCCCAGACTTCAAAGCTGCTATCCAGTTCTTCCACCTTTGTCTCTGGATCTCGGTCAAAGGTACATCGGGAATTTCACGGATTACAGCGCCGCATTGTAGTATCATAGGTACGCCTCATTATGTAAGTATAAAACAACTAGCGTAGGACAAAAATCAAAAAGCCATATTGTTCTACATTATTCTTATACCAAAATAGCGTACTAACATAGGTTCATGGAATTAAACAAACTACTTAGACTAAAACCATCTGAAATTTCAAAAGCTTTGCTAACGCTGAAGGGTAAGCCGTTAAACCTCGACGACTACAAACCTTTTGAAATTATCTATGACATTGCCCCGAATGAGATGACTCTCATGGCGGGACGTCAGATTGGTAAATCAGTGTCCCTTGGGGCAGCTATCGTAGCTAACAGCCTTGTTAGAGGACACTTTTCGACCTTGTTCAGTAGCCCATTGGCTCAACAAACCTCGCGGTTCTCTACAGCGTATCTGGATCCGTTCCTAAGTTCACCTTTGATCCGTAGACACTTCACAGATCCATCAACACGTAAGAACGTTTTCTCTAAGTCCTTCACTAATGGAAGCTCTGTTACTCTCGGTTACGCCGAAACAGAACAAGATGCCGACCGTATTCGTGGGGTGTTTGCGGATGCGCTCTACCTGGACGAATTCCAGGACACAAGTATCGAATGTGCCCCTATTCTCGCAGAAACGTTGGGCGCTTCTGACTTTGCTTTCAGACGTTATACTGGCACTGCCAAGACTGAAACTAATTCGCTTACGCAAAAATTCAAGCAAGGCAATATGATGGAGTGGGCTGTGCAATGCCCGAAGTGTAAAAAATACTCATTGCCGCTTGACTTTGACGTTTGCCACAGAATGCTGACTATCAACCCTGAAGGGCCTGGTTGTTTGTTTTGCGGCGGAGTACTGGACATGAAGACCGGTAAGTGGGTGGCTGCACGTCCGATGGAAAAAGATCATCTATCATTCCATCTCCCTCAAATAATTTTCCCGGCTCGTACTAAGCCTAAGAAGTGGAAAGAGTTATTGCATAAAGCAAAGACGTATTCGATACCTAAACTTGCTAACGAAGTGTTTGGATGCCCAAGCGGTCTCGCCGGTCGTCCTCTTTCACTTAAGGAAGTAATGTCATGCTGTAACAATACTAAGACAGAGTGGGATAAGAGTTTTCCAGTTGATAAGCGAAACATCCTTCATACAGTGCTTGGTGTTGACTGGTCTGTAAGCGGAGGTTCTAACTCGTACACAGTTATTACTGTTCTTGGTTATGACTGGAATGGCAAATGCTACCTCCTTTATTCGCAACGTTTGAACGGTATTGATATTCTGGATCAAGTTAAACGCGTTGAGCAACTATATTCGCAATACAAATGCACGATGCTTGCATCTGATCGTGGCGTCGGTCAGCTTCAGGTTGAACTGATGAGAAAAAGTATTGGCGATGATCGTGTAAATTCGATACAATATGTTGCAGCAAAGAATACTCTACGTTGGGACAAGGATGGTCGGTTCTTTTCAGCAGATAGAACTACCAATATGGATACGATGGTGCTTAAGGCTAAACTAGGTCGTGAACGCATCGAAACACCTTGTTGGAATCTGATGTCTGAGTTCTGGCAGGATGCACTAAACATCTACGAAGAAGAATCTGTGACTGGACGACGTCTTTATAAAAAAGACGAAGACTTATGTGATGACTGGTTTCATAGCATCGTGTTTGCCAATATTGCATACATGGTATTGAAAGGTGAATTCCTGACAGTCGACGAAGTGAAGAATGAAAAAGATGTGTTTGACTTTTAAGAGATAGAAATGAGCGAATTTGAATTTGAAAAACCAGCCAAGCGTAATCGTGGCCCTAAGCAAGAAGAAGTGAAGATCGAAGAACAGCTTCCTGTTCAACAGAACGAAACTTACGAAAAAGAAGATCCGAAAGAAGAAGCAAAGCCTAAATACGATAAAGACGAGCTACTACGTATCTTTGATGAGATTATCTTCAATGGGGAATACGCGGAAGACGTTGCAATTAAGGGAAAATTACACGTACAATTCCGGACAAGATCGTCGGAAGAAATCGCTGAGATCTCACGTATCATCGATACCACCACGTTTAATCTAGTTGCAACGATGAATGAAGCGAAGATGGTGCTAAACCTTCAATACGCTTTGACTTCGTATCAAGGCAAACCTCTCGTGGGTATGAGTAAGGAAGACAAGGCTCGATTTATTAAACGTTTACCAGGTCCTATCATCGGGGTTCTCCTAGATGCACTGTACAAGTTCGATGATAAGGTTTTCGAAGCATGCAAGGAACTTGAGGAAAATTTTTAAAAAACTCCTGGGCGATGCAGCGAATGAAGTTGCACCTCTCAGGAGTCAAAGTTCCAAAACTAGGTTCGTTACAGGATAAAGTCTACAGACAGTATTTGACCAAGGAAAGCCAACTTGAAGTTGAGAAGACCAAGTTCACAATGCTCCAGACGTTGACCAATCCTACCTTTGACGATACCGGTAAGGCTAGAGACTGGCATAGCAAGATCAAGAAGGCTTGGGCCAATTACCTGTCATTGGAATTCAATGTCGATATCCCAGAGAATACTGAGAAAGAACTGCAGATGATGGAATACTACGAAAACGTGGTTAAACATCTTAAGCCTAAACTCGAAAGATCCGGAAAAGGTCTTGCTGTTAAAGGTCTTAGCGATCTGTTCAGATAAATTCAAAGCCGCCCTAAAAAGCGGCTTTTTCTTTTTAAAATAATAGCATGAACTCATTTGGCAATTTCTTCGGCTCAAATCAAAGCCCATTCGGTGATGTGTATCAGTCTCAGGCTGATATGTACGGCAATTCCTTTGCCAACCCAATGAACCCGGCAAATATGAATCCAGGCTTTGGTATGGATCCGAATTTGCTTACACCTAGCTATACTGCGGGATATCGTCCTCAGTACGCTGGGCCGCAACCGTATAATCAGTATGGACGTGTTGGTTTTTTCTCAGGAATTAATACGATACTAAATCCTATGGCTGATGAGTACCGTTTCGGTAACCCCATAGATAACCATCGTCAAACTGTTGAGGGAATTTCTTCAAGACCTTTCGATTCCATAGTGTGGGCAGGTCAACGTATTGCTGCTCCGATGGCAGGCTTTGGCCTCGCATTCAAGTATGCATCTAGGCCTGGAGCTGCTTTCGGCTCTGCATTAGGACGTGGTATTGGACAAGGTGTAACTGCAGGTATGGGCGGGGCAATGCCGGGCCTGGTTTCTAGAGGTATGACTGGAGCATTAGCTGGGGCCGGTGGCCTTGCGGGCAGGCTTTTCTTACCTTTGGCTGTTGGCCAAGCTGCAATGTATGGAGCCCAGAAGACGATCTTCGATCCGTATATCAATACGCGTCGTGAAGCCAGAGACTTACGTGATAATTTTGCAGGTATAACATTTGGCGATTCGCAAGGCAACAGCGTAACAGGTCAAGGCCTGAGCAACAGAGAATCCTCACGTATTGCAGCAGGTATTACCAATCAAGGTATTCGTGATCTTACGTTCTCTACTGGCGAATACGCAAACATTGCTGACTACAGCGGTCGAGCAGGACTTCTTGACGACGTTAATTCCAAGCAGATTGGCAAGCGCGTAAAAGACATTGCAGCTCAGATCAAGCTGGTTATGTCCATTGCAGGAGATCCGTCGATCAAAGCTGCGATCGAAGAACTGGCGAAGCTACGCAACGCTGGTGCTTCTGTTGCTGGCGGAACTGGAAGCCAAGCTACGCAAGCATTGACTCAACTTGGATATAGTGCTTCGGTGGCTGGACGAAGTGTTCAGAACATTATGAGCACTGTTGGTGCGCAAGGCCAATACCTGTATCAAGCTAACGGCATGACTCCATATATGGGTCAGATGGCAGCAGCGAACATTCTCGGTTCGTTTGAAACTGCACGTCGTAATGGCCTATTGTCTACTGCACAAATAGCTCGTATGGGTGGAACTGAAGGCGCAACCCAAGCTTCGCTTACAGCACAGATCAACGGATCACAAACATTGCTTAATAAAATGGCAATGTATAACCAGTATGTCAATGGCAGAACCGGTCCTTCAGCCGGTGGATCAGGCATGAACGTTAATAGCGTAACAAGCCAGTTTGGTGCTGACTTTTCCAAAGATCCGCTCGGCGCTTATGGCCAAATGCAAATGTTCAGCCGTATGCTAGGTGGACAACAGCTTAAGGACAGAGGATCGCTAGGTCTTGAAGACCAAGTCTATGCGATTCTGAATAGCACAGCCGCTATCCGTAATAAGGATGGACGATACGACGCATCTAAAATGATGCCAGTGCTTACAGGTATGATGGGTATGAGCGAAGATGACGCAATGGCTTACATTGCTCAACGCACTGCCGAGTCAGATCCCGCTACGTATTCGCAAGGCGTTAAAGCACGTAATGCTCAGGCACAAAAACAGGCTAGACAGTACGTATCGCAAAACTATATGTATGGTGGGGCTTTGGGTAGCACAGTGCGAGGCATTCGCAATACGACTAATAACATCGTAGGATTTCTTGCTAAAGGTGGAGAAGGTCTTGGTTATGATGAAGGTCGTTTTGCCGATATGGTTCAAGGCGGTGTTGACTCTGTAATGTTTGGTTCAACCCTGACTCAAGATAGGGGAGGTGTTAACGATCAAATCGATGCCGCTACGTCGGGTAAGGTAACCGACACTGGTCCGGTAAAGATTAATCAAATCGATGCTAACGGTGGGACTTTCAACTGGAACCGCATGAAGCGTAACGTGTCCAGATTTGGTCAAAGTATCGTTGGGAACAATGTCGACTCTGTTTTCGATAATAGAACAGTTCTGAATCGTATTAACAACCTTGCCAAGGCAGGAGGAGCCTCTGCAGCGGACGCTCAGGCCTTCATTAATGCCAAGACTAAGGAAGAGAAGAGTCAGGCCCTTGGAAAGCTTCTAAAGAGTCCGGACATGGCTGACATGGCTCCTCAAATCCGTGGGCAAGGCGGATCCGAAGCTGCAAGCGGTAACTTTGACGACCTTATCAACGATGCTATGGACATGGGTACGTATTCCCAGACTATTGACAAGGGTACGTCTAACGGATTGCTGGATAAAGTCAATGGCGCTCTTGGTATTGGCGACAAGACAGTTAAGCTTGGTCTGATGGATTCGTTCAATGCTATTGGCCAAATCTCTGACATCGCAGGGCAATTGAACAACGGTGACATTTCCCAAGCTGATCTTGGTGATGTGATCAATAGCGGTAAATATGACCAAGTCAAGACTTTGCTCGGCGGTCGTACAGGTAAGGAAGCAAGAGACTATATTGTTAATGCGTATCGTAAGTCTGTTGGTGCTGGACTTGGCCAAGCTGGTTACGTTGCTCAGAACGCGGGACTTAGCGTTGAATCGCTTAAGAAGGATCCTAATCGTATTACAGATAAAAGTGATCGTGAAAAGTTCTTAGCGGCAGTGAAGTCAGGCGATAACTCAACTCTGCAGAACATTGCAGCTAAAGAATTGGCTCGTCACAATGGCGGAAACCTCGTTGGTACCGGTCTTAACGGAGCTAACAATCTTTCTCTTGGCGATGTCTCTGGCTTTGAACAGCAGATGGATGAACTGGGCATGCAAAACTCGAAGCAATATGATCTCGTTAAATCAGGTCGCTTTGACTTCGCTACAACCCAGAACATCATTAACAACTTCGATCAAAAGAAGGTTGTGGATAAGTGGGACAAAGTTGCAGACAAAATGGACAAGGTTGCAGAAAAGATGGGGGGAGATTCACCCAGCTCAAACAATATGCCTTCTTTGCCATCCGGAGGTTGGAAACAGGTGTTATTCGGTATGCCTCCGGATAACCAAAGAGATGCTGGATCGCCTCAAAAGAAATAACAGGTAAAATATAGACATGGCTATCGTAACCAAATCCTCAAGTTCTTATATCTCGCCGAGATTTACGGCGATGTCGCCCTATGAAGTCTACCTTAACCAGGTAAAAGGGGCGATTGATAACATCCGATTCACAGCACTGGGCATGTCCTACCTTCCACCTCAACTCGGTGGTCTCGACGGACAGCTGAATGTAATTACGCAAGAAGTTGTATTACAAATCACTGACTTTTCGGTTAGCTCATAATGTCTAATATCATTTCAGGTACCTCCGTCATTTCAAGCACTAATAGTGTTCAGAATGGTAATGGTACAATCACTCAGACAGAACGATTATTTACTATTCGTCCTCGCGGTTCCAATACGGAAGACGTGGGAGGAGGCAATAGAGGCAGCCGTGCTTATATCCGTATACTGTCAACAGATCCTACCACTTCTCTTAACCGTAAGACAGGCGTAAATGAAGGGCTGGGAGGTACATCCCTGTCTGCTAGCGGGGGTCCTCTCGATGCTGCCTTGAATGGCAATAACGCATACGGTGGCTACGCTAACTTCTTCGTTACAGATGTGCGTTGTGCATTGGACGAGAAACTGCAGATCACTGAAACCTTTGGCGATGGTGAGGTTGCGTACTTCTTTGGCCGTCAGCCTATGTTCATGAACGTTTCTGGCTATATCTTCGATAGTGATGACAATAGCTGGTTCGTTGAGTTCCTGAGTATGTATGGTCAAGCCTTGCGTGGTACAGAGTTAGCTCGTAATTACGAACTGGTTAAGCTTGTGCTGCCTAACATGTACGTTATCGGATCTTTCACGCACATCGATTGGGGCCAAAACTCGCAAAGGGATCAGGACATTCAGTTTTCGTTCCAATTCCTGATCAAGCAGCTTGTACCTATTGCCATTCGGATGCCGGGCGTACCTACGTCTTCAGACAGTGGGTTGATTAACTTCAACGCTATTCCTACATTCCAGACTCAAGCACAGATCAACACGGTAAAATCGAGCTTCTCAGCATTGCAAAGTGCTATCCAGAATCCTTTCTCGACTACTAGCGATATTGCTTCGAGTATTACCGGACTTGGTTCAGGGCTAAGCGCCGGTGTGACTGCAGATGCATCTACTTTCGGTGTAGGTTCGAATTCGTTTGGGTTCACCACGGATAATAGTTCGGGTAGCAGTCTCGGTTCTGCTCTAAGCAGCGCCGGAAGCACTATTTCAGGTATCTTCTCAAGCGTGAGTGCAAACCTGACGGGACTACGTGCAAGTCTGTTCTCTCCTATTTATGGCGTATTGTCATCGCTAACTAAATTGGTTAAAAACGCAATGGGCTCAGTCACGTCTATTTTCAACGCACTGACAAGTCCAGTCCGTGATATAATCCGGGCTGTATCAGATATCAGTAATCAGGCCATAGGTATTGTTAATCTTGTTAACGGTACTATTCAAGGCCTTACAGGTCAAGTTACTTCGATTGATAATCAGGTTCGTATTGCGCTTGGAAATCTTAGCAACGCAGCCGGGGTTATCTCTAGCGCACCTAAGACTATCTCTCAGTCATTAGCCGAACTAGTCAATGCTGGAACGTTGCCTATTACGACTGGATACCTACAAAACCGGCCAATGGCAAGCCTTTCTTCATCTGGTACTGCACCATCGAAACTGGCATTGCTTAATTCCGGTGCTAAATACTCAGCTCAATCAGGCGCATCGTTATAATGAGAAGTTATTCAAGTCTTTTAGTTTTCGAAGATATTTTCGATTTCGTTCCTAATCAGAACGCAGATGTAACAAGTCTTGCGTCTATGATTTTCACGCCCAATGTGCCAATCGTAACGAATGATTGTCAGACAACTCTCGGCCTCTTCCAAACTGTTAACTACGAACTGGAAGGGGCTATTGAATTGGCTACTGGACTTGTTATAAGCCGGGACAGAATTGATAATCTTCTATTCCACGGAATTTACGAAATTGCTACACGAAGTCTATCTACTTGTATTGCACCTGGCGGTGTATGTCAGGCATGTTATTCTGCCAGTAATCCTAGAATTACGTCGATTCCCGCAATAGGATCCCGTGTAACTATTCAACCGGAATACATTTCTTCGACTGACGTCATCAAGGCTTCAGCCGGGGATACGACGTGGCCGCTAACTATCGCCGATGGCACGTATCAGTTCACGTATGTCTATGTAGATGGTGTGCTTCAAAATACGTCTGCATATTCAATTTCTAATTCCATATTGACGTTCAATACTCCTCTCGCAGCAGATAATAACGTTGTTGTGCATTACTCAAGTTATAACAGGGCTCCGTACCTTGTCTTCCTAGCCACGACGTACTCGGGGTCTATGCTTGGCATGAAGCCTCTTCCGTCACAGCTGCTTCCTATAAGATCGTTGCTGCTAGGGTCATTGGTCCCTCAGAATAAACTAGAATTAATTGTAGAGTATACAAAAGAGGTCACTCAGATTCCTGAAGACTATCGAACCTATATCGACTCAATTAATGACACGTTCGAAAAGGCATTGTATACTATTGCGATAAATTGTATCTATGCTAACGTGACGTCATAATGGCTTTATTCGACTCAATCCTAAACACAACTGTTAACACCGTAATGTCCCAAAGTAAGGGACTTGCAAAGATCACTAGCACGACGTTCTCTATGACGGGAACGTCTATTGATTCCATTCGTACTCAAACGCTTGGATCTGTGACTTCGTCCCTTGGCAATACGGATTACAACAGCCAACTGTATTCTCCAATTACGCAAATGAGCAGCTTTGCGTTGTCGAATGCTACGAGTCAAAGCCAGCAAGACGCTATCAACACCGCAACTCAAAATGCGTACTCTTCTGTTGATAACAGTTTTACTAACGCTTTTTCTACCGGTACTCCAAATACACTCTTTGACATCCAATCAGCTTCAACGGGAGCCATCGGTACCGGTATTAACAGTTTTGGGTCGTCTCTCTCATCCATTAACGCAGCGCTAGTTTCGCCAGCACTAAGCTTGGGCAATGCCGCATTCGTGCAGACAGGACAGGTTTCGGATAATCTTTGCACGAATGTATTCAACACTGCGACTTCGGCTGTAAACTCAGCTGTATCGACGGTGAACTCATCTGTAGCAAGTATCATTGCTGCAAAGAATTCTGTCACTTCAGCAGTATCGAACCTCGTTAATGGTACGTCAAGTACAGCTACCGCTGCTCAAGCGGCGGCGAATATCTTTTCGTCAGCAGGTATTTCTGCCGTTAATGAAGGTACATCGGATGGAACTACGAATAACACTGATGTCATTTATCAGGATGTGAAGCTTTACATCGAAGGCGTTCAGGTCCCATTCGAGGCTATCTCTATTTCACAAGGTATTGGAACGCTGCCGACGGCAAGTATCCAGATCCCCCCACAGCCAGGTCTTCTGGACATCGCACGTTACTATCAGCCTAAGGTACACATCTTCTATGCGGATAGTGCGTATGGGGGCGATCGTCTGCTATTCTGGGGACATATCGTAGTTGCTAACTACTCGAAATCCCGTAGCACAGGCAGTGCAAGCATTTCTTTCCACTGCGAGCATAAGAACTCACTGCTGAGCACAGTTACGCTTGAGTTTGCAGGTTATGCTTCTAACGCTACTCAAGATCTAACTGACCCGAATCCAAACGCAGCTACTGCGAAGGTTAACAATCTTAACTCTACCCTTGCTGTTATCAGTGCGCTTCAAGGTTTGACAGGTATGCAGCAGAGCGCTGACGATCTGCTTGACACAAGCAACAAGAACGTCGGTAATGCGGACGTTTCGAAACTTGCTCAACGCTTTGTAAATTTTGAGAACAGGCTCATTGGTATGCCTTCGGCTATCATGAACTTCTGGAATCAACTTAAGAAAGAATGCTATACCAACGTAGTGCTTAATACGATCATGGCTGATATGTACATCCCTCTTGTTGAAGATGGACTAGCATTCTTCGATCGCCTTGCAGGCCACTATGTTATCGAAACGCTTATCGATACGACTAAGGAAAGCTACTGTCCAGGGGGAGTAACGCCTGCATCTACGGCTAAGCCTGTGATGGTCCCGCCTGCGTATCGTTTGAATAGCATCTCAGCTATCAAGGCTACTCTTGGGGTAAGCACTATCACTAGTATGCTAGGCTTCTCTGGCGAAATGACTAACTTTCTGCAAATGTTCTCAGACTTCTACACGGCTGTAGAGTATGAGATTTTGACGTTGGCTAGCCCTGCAGAAATCCCTGTTGATCCAACTTCGACAATCAATCTGGATGATGTCGCAGCTATGGCTGCTGCAAACAAGATGGCTATTGAAACAATCGTTAAACCACAGGTTCCGTTCTATTACAGCCCTGTGTGTAACGTGCTGTTTCCAAAAATGTACCACACTATTAACATCTCCCAGGACGAATCGCAAATCCCAAGCCGCCTTACGGCTTTCAGCGATGTCATCCCGGGAAGTCAGGGCGATCTTGGGTCGCACTATCACGCTCCTAACTCAATTCGTGAGGCTATTGCATATGGCGCTACTATGTCCAATAAAGCAGGAATTACTCAGAACCTTCAAGTTAATCTCTTGGGTACGACTGGACAATCCTTTAACGTGCCGGGTAAATACGAAGTCGGTCGAGGAGTCAGACACAAGCGTGTTACTATGCCTAACTGGCTTGCTCAGCTAGTTAAGGGCAAGATGCAGGACCAGGGTAATCCAAATAACGAATCATGGCCTGCAAAGACCGATCCTGACTACCAAGCCCTATGTGATTTGCATGCAGCGTGGATTGATCGTTACGGGTTCGATAGAAACGTCTACGACGATGGCTCTGTTGAGTATGTGCGTAACACCGATAAGGATGTGCTTGATCCGTATTCGCAGAAGTCTGCCATCCAGCCATTTCAACGATTACTCGTAGCTGCAGCTGACTTTGAGTACACGAAAGCCGTTGTTGCATCTAGATCAGGCAACGTTGAAGCTTTGTTCAATCCTTATATTGTGCCAGGCTATCCGATGGAAGTTTTGGATGATTCCCCGAACTCGCCTTGCTTCCATGCAATGTGTTCGTCGGTGACTCATCAGTTCACTTCACGTAGCATTGGAACGTCGATTGGTATGATTGCAGTGTGCTCGTATACGGAAATGGTGAACTACTATATGCAGCCTATTCATCCGTGGCTTCAGACTGCCTTGAACATTATTAATACTGCAGCTGGGCAATCGGGCAAATCATCGACAGATGGAGATGGGTATGGTAATCCGCCTGACGACTTAACGATCAACAGCACTATTCTGTTTAATGATGTAGCAAAGTCTAAGGCGGATGACTTTTATAGTTCTACGCTTGGATCTAAAGCGGTGTCTATCGATGATCTATATGACTTCGATATGGGCCAGGTTGTCCCCGTTGCTCGTACTAATGGTCTCTTGACCGAAAGCTCGGCTACATCGGTGAGAATGGCTAATGGCGGAGAGAAGAATGACTTCTTGACTGCTGTGGGTAATCTACGCCTTGTACGTCGTCCAATCGAAGGTAAGAAGAGTATTCAAGCGAAGTTTGGATTAACATTTATTGATCTGAATACGACGAATTATAACCCTACCGCTGTTCAGTACCAGAACCCGAATCTTGACGATTCAGAAATGCTTGAGCCTGGTGCCAGCATATTTCTGGACTATCAGGAAGTGGCTGATTTTATTGCAAATTCAGATGCTACATCTTCAACCGCAACCACGACAACCTCTGCTACTACTGGCTCTGGAGCACCGATTGGCTTTGGTGGAAGTTAAGGAGTAAAATAGCACTATGACAACGACAAACACAGATGGATTCGCAGCCCTTGGGGAAACTAAGGGCGGTTTGCCAAGAAGCGTTAACATCCCTACGAATATCTCAAGTATGTTATCTGGGACTTCGTGGGCAGATGACGTGTTCGTATACCAGAAATTTGCTGAGAAGTTGCAGGCATATCTTGTTGGTTATGTAAATGCAATCTACTCGGATCATAACGTATATCTATAATGACTGAAGAAACTACAAAACCAGAATTTATCGACTATCGGTCAAAAGACCGGGAGTTGTTTGACAAATGGAAAGAGACCGGCAGTAAACGGGATCTTGGTAATTTGATGCATCAACTCTCAGGGGTTATTTATCAGGAAGTCAATAGACAGTCTGGAAGTCTACCCAATGCTGCGCTTAGTGCAGAGGCTAAAACTTGGGCTATCAAAGCCATCAATACGTATGATCCTAGTAAAGGGACTCAGCTGTCTACGCACGTAACTAATTATCTCCAACGTGTACGTCGCCTAAATTACAAGTATCAGAACGCAGTTAGACTTCCTGAAAATATGCAGCTTATGTATAGGGATTGGAATTCGGCTAATCAGGAATTGTCCGATCAGCTTAACCGTGATCCTACTGAAGAAGAACTCGCTAAGCATTTAGGTTGGACAAAGCCTCAAGTTATTAAATATAGAAACTCTCTGTACTCGGATCTCGTTGAATCAGCTTCGGATAAACCAGCTGAATTTACTCAGTACAATGAAAGCGCAGAACTTATGGCCTATCTCATGAGTCAACTGACGCCTGATGAAAAATTTATTCTTGACAACGTTAAACTGATGCCTGCCCCGCAAATCGCTGCAAAGCTTGGTGTTAACATCAATCGATATAACTATATCAAGACGCAACTTAAGAACAAAATCGAAAAAATTAAGCAGGATATTGGACTCTAATGGCAATCGATACAAACTCAGCCATCGGGCAAGCTCAGACGATTTATAATCAACTCGCCCAGTACTTTTCAGATATGCAATCATATTTGAATAATGGCGGAGCTTGTCCAGATTTCACGACGTATATTACGTCCATTGATTATTCCGAGCTTCATCGTTTCACCGACCAATCTCAATCAGGTAGTGCAAACTATCCTAACGGCTCTGCTATCGAGAGCGTTCACCACATCTCTTCGGTGTTGCGTGAATTTGCCCTCCGTACTAAAAATAAAGCTGCATACTATTCAGATGGCGCGGGAGAAGCTACGGATGAATCCAATTACTATGCAACGCTCAAGACTGCTACTGTCAGTACCTTGAACGGAATCGTTACCCCTGGAGGTGGTATTTAATGGCCGGATTAAACTTTAATTTCAATCAGCGTATTGGTACTACCTCCAACCTTCCAACTGGCGCAACTTATGATATGCTATTTATTTCATTTCCAGGGGGCTTTCCACAAAGCCAACTCGTATTTGAAATAGCAGATACTCCTCGTAAGGTGACCGGGCTTCAGAAAGTAGCTCAGATGTTTTTAAAAATCCTGTTTACTCATAAAGGATCTAACGTCATATTCCCCCAACAGGGAACTTACTTTTCTGATTATGTTGTTAATGCTAATCGTGTAGAAACAACCGATACAACATTGACTTCAGATTTAACTGAACAGATTACCGACGCTCAAACACAATGTCAGTATATTCTTAATACGACTGATTCAGATGTAGCAAGCCAGCTTCAAACTGTGCAATTGCTTGGTATCGACGTTTCTCAGGAAAGCATTGTTATGTATTTGAGAATTCTCACCAACGCAGGGGCAATGGCTAGTATTTCAGTTCCCTTCCCCCAACTCGATCTCCCTCTTACAGATCAAATGCAAACGTGATAGGATGGTACGTTACATGTGGAAGAATTAAACTACTACAAGTAACGTACTGACCTATAACTATGGCAAATTTCTACAGCGTTTTACCTGGGCTACAGCCCTCCCAACAAGACATCCTGCAAGCTGAACTTTTGGCGAAGCAAATCCTCGAAGCCGCATATCCCGACATGGACCTCCGTGAAGGTACTGGACTTCGAGATTTGGTGCTTCGTCCTTCAGCAATGCTTCTTGCCGTCGTTCGTGCTGGCATCGATTATTACTTTGCCCAGAACACTATTCAAGGCGTTGATGATACGACGCCAACAAGCATCGTTGATGATATCCTAAGTAACTGGTTTATTACCCGTAACCTGGGAACCCGTGCTGTTATCAACGCACGTCTGTACTTTGCACGTCAGAAGAACGTATCTCTGACTACAGACATCTTCTTCTCGACAGATAACGTATCGAAGTTTTTCCCACAAACCCCTGTGACCTTCGCATCTGGTTCGCTTACTTACGACGCATTCCAGAATGAATACTACGTCGACGTCGACCTTATCGCTGAAGCAGAAGGAACTCAGTACAATATCGGTTCTGGCTCGCTGCTGTATTTTTCAAACTTTGACCCATACTTCCTCCATGCTGAAATTAATTACCTGAAGGATAGTTCGGTTTCGTCTGAGACAAACGAAGAATTTATTACTCGTGCTCAAACTGCTATTTCTACGCGTAACCTGATCAATGATCCTTCGATTACAGCGAATCTGCAAAACAACTTTAACTATCTGAATCAGATCGTATCTATCGGTATGGGTGATCCAGAAATGATCCGTGACCAAATCCAGGCCGTGTTCACTGGCCAGCTTCCGCAGCTCATTACCCAGCTTACCAGCTCAGGTACGACTGCGACTGCTACCTTGGCTAATCATGGTTATAATTCAGGTCAGACTGTAACAATTGCTGGGGGTGCTCCGACAACCTACAACGGTTCGTATACGATTACTGTAGTTGACACTTCGCATTTTACGTATCAGATGGCTACGGCTGCAACGAACGTAACTGTGCTTCCTACGGTTCAAGCTGTGAACTCCCCGTTGCTTATCCATAACGGCGGTATGGTCGACGTCTACTGTGGCAATACGATTGCTTCGTCAGTTGTTCAGTTGACTACCGATGCTTTCGGCAATGCTGATCTTACCGGTGCAGTGTACTCATTCTCACGTAGCTCCGTGGCTGGTGGTAGCTCCGACGATACGATTCCTGTCAATGCTACGATCTCGGCTACTAGTGCAACGATTGCTGCTAGTTCAGGTCTTGTTCACGTATCTTCTGTTCAGCATGGTCTGTCTACTGGTCAAACTGTGATGGTTAGCGGAATCGCACAAACTCTGCCTATTACCTCGATTTCCTGTTCCGGTATTACTGTGACCGTGGTTTCGGCTGGACATGGCTTGACTAATGGCACATCAGTAACTATCTCTGGCGTGACCCCAACTACGTACAATGGAACTTATACGATAACAGTTATCGACGCTAATACGTTCATTTACTTCGTAGCCTTCAACATCGCAAGTGCAGGTACTGGCGCTCCAATGCTGATCGGTAACCCGAGTATTAGCGGAACGTTCAGCGTCAATGTAACCAGCGCTAATGCATTTGATATTGTTATGCCTGGACTTTGGACAAGTGGATCGGTTACGACTACGAATGCGGCAGTGATTCAATATGCTGTTCCATACACGGTTACTAACAAGTACACACAGAGCCAACTTATCTCTGCGATGACTTGCAGCGGAACTACCGTTACTGTGACTGTTCCTAACCACGGCATTACTTCTAACCGGTACGTAACTATTACTGGCGCAACGACTGCCGCCTTTAATGGAACGTGGCTTATTTCTAACGCCCTGAATAAGGATCAATTTCAGTTCACGGTTCCCGCTACGATCAGTGGATCGGCAGGTAATAATGCAGTTGTTAACTCGGTTATTCCTTGGAACGATTATGGTTTCAGCTCACGTCAAGACTTGGTAATCAGCTTTGGTTCTCTATATGCAAACCAGACAGCCAGCTTCACGATTAACTATTTTGACAACGTGGATAGCGTGCAAAGCTATCTGGAGAACTCAACCAATCGTGTTCTTTGTGGAGATTTGCTTGCCAGGGGCTTTAACTTCTATTTGCTTGACCTTACTGTTACGGCATATAATGGCACAACTCCAGATGCAACGGTAATTACTGATATTGTAAAGACGTTCCTGACTGCGATGAATCCAGGCGATACGCTTATTGTTTCTAACCTGACTTCATCGCTGAATACGGCGGGAATTACCAATATCAAAACACCGATTGGTATTAACTACACGCACTTTACACGTGACCTGATTACTCCTACGACCGGCTCGATTACTGACTTTCTTGATCCGAATGATAGAACTAACATCTTTATACTGAACACAGTAACAACTAATAACCAAACTGTTTAAACATGACTCGTGCTAACTTCACAGAAAATGGTCTGAATATCGGCCAGAACCAGACGAACATGACATACCTCTATGGGTTGTCAGACTTCTTCTCGGTTTTGTTCCAGGATACAGACAGACTTAACCTGATCCTTGAAGCTGGCACAGAGGGCGCTGCAGAGGCTTACAGTAGGTTCCTGCAGCTTACCTCTACTATCAGTCTCGAAACGATCCAAGAGACTACTGGCTCGTCTATAGAGCTTGTTATCCTTTCTGCTTCCTCAGCAGTGCAAGGACAAGTAAACCTATACACTCTACCCAAAACAATCGTCGATAGTCGGTTCATCGCTAACCGCCCGTTCCTCCCAACCAAACTCCTGGAAGAGAATGTTGACTATCGTCTGGAGCTTGCAACTGACGGCACAGTGAATGTTCGCTTTGCTGCTGACATCTCTACGATGGGCTTTTCTACAAACACTGATATTAATGGTGTCAAGCAATACGCTATGTGGTTTGTGGATGCTGCGATTGACGAAAGGCTTATTTCTACGATGTACGGTAATCTCATTGGCGTTGCTCCTGAGAATTCTACCGACACGTTCTACAATTTCGTCTTCGGCCTTTATTACGTCTACGTAAATGGGCCAACACTTGACTTGGTTCGTAAAGGTCTAAACCTTGTTTTAGGTATGCCTCTGGCTCGTGCAGACGAGACAGTTCTCGACGTTCGTAACTATTTGCAGACTGACGAGTATATCGTTATTACTGACCAGAACCAGTACGTGATTCCGTTTGGCATTCAGCCAACTGTGAATCCAGGCGATAGCATCGTAACAGGTCAGGAACTTGCGCAATGGGTCGAGATCCAGGACTATCTGAGCGATGGAGAATGGTGGATTAACCTTCAAATTCCGGCCTCAGTTATCCCCCAACTTCCTGCTGGTCAAAAAGACAGATACGCTACTACTGGTAGTCACTTTGATTACCTGATGCAGAACTATCTGAAGAAACACACGTTCCTGGTTAACGTGAAGGTTGATTCGTTCAAGAACATTCAAACCTTCCAGCAGTTGTCTGACATCATTAACAAAGTCAAGCCTACCTACACGCAGCCAATTTACGTGTGGTCTGTGACCTCGATAGAAGAAGACCTTACGTTGACTGATGATTTGGCTACGTACCGTGTCGATCCAAGTCGTTGCGAAAAAATTCAATGGCCTATTGCCCGTTTCCACAGAGATAATACTACTGACCCTATCATGCGTGGTTGCCCGACATTCTTACGTTCAAACGTTCCGATGTGGGTTACGAAAGTGCTTGGTACAGATCCGCTTATCAATGGTACGCCTTTGACTGCTAACAGTGGAAGCGTGGTTGGATACATCAACCCTCAAGCACAGTTTCGTGCCAATACCGCCATTGAAACAGGTTGGCTTACTGCAATGATGCAGCGTAACCATGATCAGATTCATGTGCGCAGAAACATGGTTGGCTTTAATCGTTCAACAGGCGATGTGTCTCTATCTAACGGCAAAGCTGTGTCGTGGTATGCGCAACCTGCTGGAATGAAAGTAATTCCCCTCTACATCACCAAGCAATACGATGTAGCGAACAAATGTATTAATACCGGTTCGGATGTACCGCCATTAGCGCAATGGGTTTTCAAGCTGTTCGATCCTTCATCAGGGTCTCAGGCTATTAACACCTTCGCGGTTAATGACAGCGGTACATCAAATACTATCAGCCCGTTGGCTACGTATTTCAACCAGCTATTTTTTAGAGACCCCGCAGTGGGATACCTGGGGGCGCTTATTTCAGAATTAGGTATGCAATCAACGTATGCCCCTACTGCTGCTGATATTACCGTAGCAGATTATCTGCTTGGAGTTCGTATTCTAGAAGATACAGTTGGAATCTACTGGGTAACGGCTAATCAGGATGTAGTTGCACCGCAGTACTTCCCAGTTGCGGAAATGGATAGCGCTATTATTACTTATGGAATGCCTTTGACTAGAGGGCATTCCGGTATTGGCACGTCTATCTATACGCTTCGTGGGCGCGGTGACTTGGGCTATAATAATGTAGTCAGTGACATTAATGCGGCTGCTATCGAGAATTCGACAGGCGACGTTATTGTTCCAAATACTTACACTGATAAATATAATTCAAACGTGACCATTACTCGTGGTGGCACGGTTATTACTCACGCACAAGAACTACTATGACAGATTTTTTGAAACGAATTTTTAAAGGCTTGAAGTTCCGTAACACTATGGAACTCGAAGGGGTTCTTAAGGCAGAGCTAGTATACCCAGATGGACGCAGGGAACTCGCTTTTGAAGAAAAAAATCTTATCGTGCTAACGGCCAAGCAAGTTCTTTTGAGTAGTTTGTACGTTGCTAATCAACTTTCAGATCCTATTATCAATTTGAACATTGGCACTGGCGGATGTATTGACCCTCAAGGTCTCTTCCCGAAGCCTATTAGCCAAGCTATGACTTCGCTGTTCACTCCGCTACTGAGTGTTCCTACTTCATTTACGATTAATAGCGCTGCACCCTCAGTTACGTTTATCGCCGATGTGGACCAGGGTACAGCTAATGGACAGCTCATTACTGAAGCAGGGCTTTTCAAGGCAAGTGGGAATATGTTTAACATCAAGACGTTTCCTGGTATTCCAAAAACGTCTGAATTTTCCATACATTTTGAATGGACCATACAAATGTCATGATTTAACGCGAGGTTTGTATTTCCCCCTAGGACCTCTGGCTGCTACAGAAGCGGCCATTTTTTCACTAGGATTATACTTTCCCCGCTTAGCTCTAGGTGGTGCGTCAGCGTGATATTTCTTTGCAGATTCTGACATTTTTGCTCTTTGTTCAGCTGGTATAGTTTTGCCCTTTTGAGCCTTAGACATATTTAGCCTAGCCTGATCGGAAACCACTCTTCCTTTCATAGACTCCGAGTGTCGTTTTCTAAGCCATGCAAAAGACTTGTTATTGTTTCTGTATCCAAAGGGGTTTACTGACATAGCTATTGCTGCTTTAATAAGCCCTGATTCTTCTGGGTAAATTTTTACAAGCAATTGGTGGGCTAGATAGTGTTCTTCTGCAGTAAGTTTTACAAGATTTTCATCGTTGTTTGTACCGCCCAGACACCGAGGTAAGATATGATGAACTTCGAAATAGATGTCTTCTCCTAGATTTCTGGTGGAAGCCTTTAAAATCAAAGTATCGTAGATAAGTTTGTAATTCATGAGCGAGAGTTCGAAGCTTTTTGTCTATTCTAACTCAAATCTAATATATTCACAATGACAACTTCACAGCTACAAATAACAACGACTCTGGATGGAGATCAATACACGATAACTGCACAGATTCTTCCAGGAGGATCGTTGCCTCAAGATATTTTTCTCTTCAGTAATACAGGTACTAGCGAGCTTGGTGATTATTGGGGTGTTGCTAATACTGATGAATTAACGCGGTTTCAAGTTTGGAATGGCGTTGCTATACCTAAGTTTGGCAATTCATTCGTGCGATACTCTTCAGCTAAAATTACACTGAACGTTCAAGAAGATGCTGCATCTGTAATCCAGACCATCACTAATGGCGTAACGAATCTAAGCGCTGCATTAAAACTTGCGGCTAGCTCTACTCAAGTAATAATTATCCCATGACCACTAGCACAAGACTTTATGCTAATAATGCCAAGACAACCCTGGCTTCATCGGTTCAACCAACTGATACGACAATCCAGGTTGCTAATGCATCGCTTTTCCCGAATCCGGCAGCGGGTCAACATTTCTTTGTAACCATTGATACTGGCTCGACTTACGAAATCATCAAGGTCCTTGGTGTTAGCGGAAACAGTTTCATTAACTGTGTTCGTGGTCAAGAAAGTACTGTAGCCGGTACATATCAAGCTTCGACCAGAATTGAGCTTCGTGTAACAGCAGGTAACTATTCCTCGTTTGCACGACTGCAGGATCGTGTGGCTCCTATCGGTAGCCTTGATCTTCTGTCAGCTCCTGGCGCTTCCGATTCTAACAGTTACGTTACAGGCACGACTGATGACGGTGGTAACTCCATTCTTGCATATACGAATGGCACATCGGGAATCTGGAACTTTACGAATTATCCGACGACCCTTACGTCAGGAACACTGGCAGCTACGGGTACGACTACATCGATGTCGATTACCAACGCTTCTACGATTTTGAATCAACCGTTCTCCGGTAAGTACATCGTTCAGTTTATTACTGGTGCTAACGCAGGGCTTGTACGTGCCGTTACTTCAGTATCGGGCAATACGATAAACTGGGCTACAACATTGCCTAACGTCCCGGCTGCATCCGACGGATATCAAATTTATCAAAGCGAAGTATCGAACCTCAACGCTTTGAACATTGCTGCAAACAACGGACTGATTTACGCAATTCTACTTGGTTCATAATTAAATGGCACAGAATTTTAAACACTCAACAAATGGTCTTACCGTAGGCACTTCACGTACTCTGGTTTATGGCCCGGTTCCTAACGGTACAACTGGCATCGTATTCAGCGGCACGTTCCCGAATATCGACGGTACTAACCATAATATGCACTATCTGACTCTTGAAAAGTTCGATGGTACGACTTACAACACTGAACTTAATTCCATCCCTATTCCTTGGGGCGGTGCTTCTAAAGCTCCTAAAATCGTATTGAACGCGGGAGAATCACTCTACGCTACGGCTGACGTAGCAGCAATGATTGGTGTAAGTCTTAGCGTTCTTGAACTTTCATAATAAGGTAAAACATGGCAGTCGATTTGGAATATTACGGCGTACCAGCAGCGGACTATCGGGAACAGGAAAACCGTACTCGTCTAACTGCGTCTGCTGGCCAAACAACTTTTTCAGCTCCCTACTCAGTAGGTTACGTTGATGTATATTTCAACGGGGCTAAACTCGACCCATTTACTGAGTTTACTGGTACTGACGGTGCCAATATCGTCTTGGCTTCAGCAGCGTCTGTTGGGGATATCGTTGAAGTTATTTCTCGTGCTCAAGTCCAGCTTGCTAACGTCTATACGCAGCAACAAGTCAACGCGCTTCTAGTTCCTTACTTCGGTGTTTCAACAGGTACGGGCGATGCTCAGATCGTTGTTACGACTCCGACATTTACATCGTTCGTAGATGGTATGGATATCAAGGTTCGTACGATTGCTGCAAATACAATTACAGCTCCTACAGTTACGTTGAATGGTCTAGCACCTAAAACTATCGTGTCTAATGCTGGTGGCAATGCTTTGCTTGGGGGAGACTGGTTTGTTAATAGCGAAATCACTTTGCGCTATAATCAAACCCTTGATAAAATGGTGCTCGTTGACGGTATGGCTAATGCTCTGCCACAAAACCAGTTTAACAACTCAAATAGATACGCTACAACTGGGTTTGTGCAACGTGCGCTTGGTAATTTTCAAACAGTCTCAGTGATAACCAATCCAACTACACTTACCCAAAGTCAAACTGGATCTTTTCTTGAAATTGGAGGCACATTTACATCGGGTACCATTACGTTACCAGCTCCCACCTCCAATGTAGGGACTACATATACTTTTTATAATGCTGTTGCTGGATCAAACGTTACTTTATCTACTCCGTCAGGGCTAATCTATTGTGCAAATACGGGAACTTCTACTTATTCCCTGATATCAGGAGCATCTATTCAATTGGTATGTGATGGTGCTAGTTGGTTAATTTTATCAGGACAAAGTGCAGCATTAGTAACTGCATCTAATGGATATCAAAGATTCCCTAGCGGATATATCAGACAATGGGGTTTTGGAACTCTTCCCGCGAGTGGTACCAACGTAGCCTCAGTCGCAGTCTCATTTCCGGTATCTTTTCCGGGCGGCATAAAATCAATCGTTTGCACTGCAGTAGGAACTGCTAATAGCAGCGCTGGGTACAGTCCTATTATGAGGGCTTCAAGTGGAACTACTAACGGATTTACAGCTTCTGGGGATTTGAATGGTTCCGCTACAACTTTTAACCAGACGTGTCTTTTCTATTGGCAAGCAGACGGAAATTAAAATGGATAATATCCATATTGAATGTAATAAATTAAGGCAAACAAAATGACAATGTTTTACTCGCAGTCAACCCATGGATTCTACGATAGTGGCATTCACGTTGGTAATCAAATCCCTCACGATGCAGTAGAAATTACTGTAGAAGAGTGGCAAGCTCTGCTTGAAGGTCAAGCTTCTGGCCAAGTTATTAGTGCTGACGCAAACGGTAATCCCGTTCTTGTAACCCCTGCTGGACCTACTCTTTCGCAAGCCCAGGATTCAGGTCTTAAACAAATTGACATTGAAGCCGAAGCTCTGCGCGGTGTTTACATCACAGCTAACTCCGGTCAAGTGGCTACGTATATTCTGAAATACAATGAAGCTACAGCATTTAAGACTGCTGGTTATACCGGCGATGTTCCGGGGTTAGTCCAGGCAGAAGTTGCTGCTATCGGCGGTACAGCCCAAGCTGCTGCTGACTCGATCCTTGCTCAATACGCAGCTTGGACTGCGCTTGCAGCTTCTATCGAGACAGTTCGTCGCACGGCTAAGGTTGCAGTGAATGCAGCTACGACTACCGCAGCAGTAACCGCAGCTGTTACGGCAGCTACGACTGGCTTTACAGCTATTCAAAATGCAGCAGGGGCTGCTTCTTCTAACTAATTGGAGTTTTTCTTGAAGTACGATGATATTCGTAATCAGATTAAAACCGGGGACCTTATCGGAGTGAAACGCCGCTCCGGTATTTTCCCTATTGCAACACGTATCGTAACCAATAGCCCATATACACATACAGGTATTGCTATTTGGTCGGGCGGTCGTCTTCTATTGGCTCAAACCAATGCTGGTGGCTGTAACCTCGCACCGCTTTCACAAGAAGCAGTCTACGACTTTGACGTGTTCGATTGTCCTGTAAACAGGGACACTTGCGAAAGCGTAATCTGGAGTGAACTTGGAACAAGTATTGCGTATGGTTTTATGGACTGTGTACGCATCTTTGGTTACAAAGTGTTTGGCATTCCTCTACCTAAAACAGATGGCTCCGATCTAGTATGCAGCGCATTATCAGCTACAATATATAAGAAAGCCGGTTGGGTTCCCGTAGGATTACCGTCCATTCCGTGGCCTGGCGCTGTTACTGATCAGTTACAAACTGTAAAGAAATTCGAAGTATTGGCTTCGGCATAAACGCTAAATTATTAGGAGAATATAATGGCTGAGCCAGTTACAACATCTGCTGGTGCAATTTTTACTATTGCAAAAGCATGGACCATCTTAGCAGGTGTGTTCGGTTCAGTTGTTCCTATTCTTGCATTAAGCGATCAAAATAAAACCAGCTTCAAAAACGCTCTTTTTATGGCTATCGTTGGATCCTCGTTTGCTATTTTTATGGGTCCGTGGATAGCTGATAATGCTAATGTGCATTCTACAGAAGGTGTCGTAGCTCTTTCCTGGGCTCTCGGAGCCATTGGAGTGTATGTCATCAGGGCTGTCCTTAAATGGCTAGACAAAAGAGGCGAAGAAGCAGTTGATCAGCTTATGCAGAAGGTTACTCGTGGTGCATATGAAGGTTCTGAACGCGGTGCTCGTGTAGAAGTCATCGTTGAAGACCGTCGTTCAGAAGCACACACTTACGAAGGACCGAATTCTTCTGAGGAAAAATAATGATCGACGCTATTTCGGCACTGATCCAAACTACCAACTTACCGCTTCTTCTGAACTTGATGATCTCTTCAGGTCTTGGATTTTGCGGTTTCTTCTTCGCATTCTCAATCAAGAAGCGAGGCATCAAAAGCAAATGGTTCACAACGCTCAGGTATATCCTGACGCTACTGTCTGTCTCAGCTTTGAGCAACGTTTATAGCCTTGCTATACTTGGCTATAAAATCGTACAACCCAGTGAACTACTCCTTAATACTTCCGTCTTTATCCTGATGGTGTGGGCTATCGCTTACTATGTTAAAAACATAGTTGGGTCTGGAACCAGTCTAACTCAAGAGAAAGTATTAAAATTCATTGAGAAAGAACACACGACTACGGGCATTCAACAATGATGGCTCGTAGTTTGTTTTAATAACTAAACTATGAGCTATTTCGGTCTACCTTTATATCCAACCACGCTTCCTAATCAGCAAGCTGTTGTCAACATCGTTGGTACAACAACGCTTGGCGCTGGTGCGGCAACATACGATAAGCAATTCATGATCTCTGGGGCAGGCGGGTACACTATTACGCTCCCAGTGCTTGATGGCGTAAACTTCCCGTCAAAGAGCTACTCGATCTTCAACAACTCCAGCGCTGCCTGCACTATCACGACTAATGGTTCTGATACTGCGCTTCTGCTCGGATCAGCATTCTCTTCAGTCTCGATTCTTCCTGGCGAACGTTTCCTTGTTCAGAACGTGGTTACGAACTGGGTTATCGCACTGGAAAGCGCTTCAAGAACTACGACTGCACCTCAATTCGACAATACGATTCGTGCGGCTACGACTGCGTTTGTTCAAAAACAGGGTGTACAGTATTCTGGAGTTACCCTATTAGGTGCTAATACTACTCTTACCGCCTCTCAGGCAGGTGGAGTGTTTTGGTTGACAGGAACTCCTGCATTTACTATTACTTTACCTACTGCATCGACATGTCCAATAGGTGCAGTTTTTAAGTTTTGGGCTCCGACTACCGCAGGCGCAACTATTGCAAGAGCTAGCACTGACGTTATTCAAATGAATGGTAATAGCGTTAATAGTATAGTTCTATCGGGCGGAGATACCTTAGAATTGGTATATGGAAGTCCAGGTGTTTGGGTAGCAACTAGCGGATCTGTTCAGCTGGGATTTTCAGGTGCATTCCTAGCATCTCAAACAACTTCCGGGTATCAAAGACTCCCGACTGGGATCCTTATCCAATGGGGTCCTATTAGCTGTGCCGCAGGTACTACGAGCACTGGAACTTTTCCATTGGCATTTCCTGCAAATTGTTTTGCAGTTACGCTCACAGGTTTGCAAGCAACTGGTAACCAACAGGCTTACGCCACGCTTAACAATAAGAACTTGACAGGTTTTAACTGGAACGCTTTTAGCGCGGTGGGTGGGAGCGCACCTGTTTTAGCCGCTGGAGCTGCGTCTGTTCAAGGCCACTTCATGGCAGTCGGCAACTAAGGATTAAATAATGGCACGTACAAGAAATTTAGGTAATTTGACAGACCTGTTTACTGCAGGCTCAACTTACGCTTCAACAGCAACTCCTCCGCAGTTTGATAATAGCACTAACGTTGCTACGACTGCGTGGGTTAAATCTTCTGGACTTCAGTTAGCTACCAATGTCGGTATTTCGACAAATTCTACGCTTACAGTAGCTCAGGCCGCAGGTGCTATTTGTAATATTCAAGGCACTGGTTTGACAGTAACTATGCCTTTAACTTCAACAGCAGTAATAGGAACCCGTATTGAATTTACAAGTGGTGGAGCTGGAAATGTTGTCCAACGTCAAGGCTCAGATACTTTTTCTGCTAACTATTCTAATAGTCTAAATTCTATTACTTTAAATTCTGGCGACAACGCAGTATTCGTATATATGGGTAGTAGTCAGTGGTATCTGACGGGGGGTACCGTTCAGCTAGGAAGTTCTGCTGGATTTGGAGCTTCGCTATTAAGTGCCGGATACCAGAAATTTCCGAGTGGACTTATTATACAATGGGGAACTTTCTCAGGTTCTTCTTCTGCTGACACGGCAGTTACTTTCCCTCTTGCATTTCCGACTGCTGCTCAAAATGTGGTTGTTAATGCATATACCTCTGCTGGGGCTGGAAACTTTGCTACAACTACTGGAGTTCTTACCCCTACGGGGTTTTCCGGCTCTGTTTGGAGTACAGCTTCTACTCGTATTAACAGCGTAGGAACATGGATAGCGACTGGAAGGTAACAAGTTTAGTGCGCTTCATCTAAAATCCCAGTATAATCTGATTATCTGGGATTTTTTATTTTTACAATTTGGAGTTGTTATGAGAGAAGGTCTACCCCTTGTCAAAGAATTTGAAGGTTGCAAGCTCGTTGCGTATCAGGACATCGTTGGCGTCTGGACGATTGGCTACGGTGAAACGTTGTGGCTGAACAGTTCTGGTCAACGTGTAAAAGTTTGGCCAGGCTTGACTATTACCCAAGCTCAAGCCGATGCAGATGTTGCAGGACGCTACGATGAGTTCGAAGCTAAAATCAAGGCTCTAATTAAAGTCCCAGTCACGTCTAATCAACTTGGAGCATTGGTAAGCTTTGCATATAACTTGGGCGAAGCTAGTCTAGCTGGATCCACACTATTAAAATTACTTAATGCAGGTGCTTCTCCTGCTACTGTCGCAGTTCAGTTTCCACGTTGGAACAAGGCTGGCGGCAAAGTTGTCGACGGACTTACACGTCGTAGAAATGCAGAAGCTGGACTATTTTTAACAAAGTAAAATGACTATCAAATCTTTAATTTTCAGTCTTATTTCAGAAAATGACGGTAAGTCACTCTGTCCAATTAGACTCTTCGCAGCCGCTATAAGTGTACCGGCTATTCTATTTTTCGTTATAGGATATAGTATACTTATGTATCACGGCCATTTTGATCTTCAAAGCATGGCGAATACATTTGCTGTCCTGACAGGTGGATACGCAGCTCTAGGCGTGTCTGTTGGGTTGAAAATGCGTAACGAAACTCAGTAACTTATAAGAGAAAACAAATGTTATCTTTAACAGGAATTAAGGCTTTCTTCAGCGGAGCTATCAACATCGTATTCATTTCGATTATTGTCGCTCTTTGTACTATTATCGGCGTTAGCTATCTCAGCAATCAGTCGAAGCAGAAAGAGATCGAGACTCTAAACGGCAAACTAGGCGTGGCACAGACTGAAGCCGCGCAGTTCCAAGGCGCAGCTAGCGATTGCACAGCTGGCGTGAGCGCTGTACAGGCTTCCGAAGCTGTTGCTGACCAAGCCGTAAGCGAAGCTGTAAGCGTTGCTACAGTAAAGGCTCAAATGTATGACAATCACGCTTCAACTGTGCTCAATGCGAAGCCTGCTGGCACTGACGACTATGCCAACAGCAAGGCCCTGATGGAATCTCTAATCGATAATCGTCAATCACAACTGGTCACACCGAAATGAAAAAACTAATACTAGTCCTCGCCGTAGCTCTTGCAGCCTGTGCGACTAAGCCTGAAATACGCTATGTCCCGCAGGAAGTCAAGGTTCCAGTCCCCGTCAAGTGCAAGGCTCCGAACATTGCCAAGCCGACGTACGACTTTAACAACGCAAAGAAAACAAATACGCTTTACACCAGTATTGGCTTGCTTGCAGCAGAGAACGATCATCTTTCAGCGTATACGATTAAACTAGAAGCTGCTTTGGCCGCTTGCACTAAATGACACATAGACACTTCTTTAACATTGAACTAACAGAGGGCTCCGATTATTCGGAGTCTTTTGTTTATGCAGACCCTTCCACGACACTGCCTATTTCTCTGACTGGCTACTCAGCAGACATGAAGGTACGTATCGCCATGAATGGGAATTACAACGCCTATGCTAATCCCGACTTCGTTCTGGAACTCAGCACGACAACAGGAGAAATTGTACTTGGCGGAGACACTGGAACTGTAACTGTGAATATCTCTGGCGACAAGACTTCGGGTTTGAATTGGAATAGAGGTGCTTATACATTGTTCCTTATTTCACCTTCTGGTGGGCGAGCCAAGTTCATTGAAGGGTTCATAACTATCAACGGGAGCACGTTGTAATCATGGGTCAAGGCGTTGCACGGGTAAATGATATTGTGAGTGGAACATGCAGAGCATCTGCTCCAAATCATCCACGTCAATTCACGGGAGTCTGGATTTCTGGCTCTGATGTTTGTCAGGCTGATAACCTGGGCATAGTCCGGGTTGGTGATGTAGGCGTGACTGATTGTAATCATCACTTTACAGCAGTTGCAGGCTCTGATATATCTACAGCGGATAACCTGGCAATTCACCGCGTAGGTGATCCAGTCACCGTGCAGGAAGGTGGCGAAGGTACAACAATTACCGGTTCCGATACGGTAACAACAGAATAATTATGAGCGTAAATCTAACAACAGCTATCGCAGCCTTTGCTGCAGGAACCGCAATCGTGGACTTGGTCACTCCGGGCTTGGCTTCGATAACAAGTCACGGTAGCCCTCTGGCTAGTCTTTCCGCTATTCCAGGTATGTCTACGGCATCAACTACTATCAATTCGATGGTATCGTCTGCGACTACCCAGTGGAATTCTATACTTTCCCAGCTTAGCGTTGCCCTTCCCGCTATGAAGGCCGTGCATGTGCTTGAAAGTAAAATGGCTATGGCATCGACGCCAGGTATTGCTCCGACTACGGCTGGATCTACGTCTTTCCAAGCTTACTTCGGAGCTATCGATACGGTTAAGACACAAGTTACGAACCTTCAGACTTCTGTAACTAACTCCATCAATACACTAGGTACTAGCGCTCTGTCAGTCTCTGGTGTGACTGGCACAGGAACTGCTGCTCTTACTTCTCTTGCTAGCAAGATCCCTCCCGCAACGATTCCTGATGGCAGTGGCGGGACTATGACTAACCCTGCTTACACTTCGTTTATGTCAACGAATAGTAGTACGTTCAGTTCGATGACAACTGCAGCGAACAGTCTAAATTCAACCGTAGCTACGGCCAATACCGCAGTCACAGCTCAATTCTCTGCTGCAAGCTCAGCTTTTACAAATGGCGTCAACTCGCTTAAGGCTTGCGCTTTTGCAACTTTCTGTGCCCAGCCTCAACCAGCAGCTGTATCAGCGGTTATTGCAAAGACTGTCGATACAACGAAAGTACCTTCTACGGCACAACTGGCAGTAGCTTCTCAGTCTACGCAGACGTGGATGAGTGCTCAGAATACTACTTCGACTCCAGTATCTGGTCCGGATCCAGTAGCTACGACAACTACTACGGTTCCGACTATTAATACTCCACCGTCTGATCCTAACAACTTCACTGCGTCAGGCTGTACTGCAGGACAACTGTCCGCTATTGATTCCCAAGTCGAATCTCAGTTGGCTGTCGCTACTTCTACTCAGTCAGCATTCGCTACTGCAAAGCAGAACCTTGATGCGTTGATGAAGTCGCTTAACTGGGCGAACATAGACAAGAGCACTAATCCTACTGGGTACCAAACTACCCTTAATACGATTCTGGCTTCTCCCCAAAGAGCAGCTTACGATGCAGCACAAGGTCCGTATAAAACTGCGCGTCAGCTATACTTCAGGCTTCAAGATATCCAGATGTATATGCATAAGCAAGGACCTTTGCCAGGGAATCCAAATGGACCTTGGACTATGAATGACTTTTTGCCGGGTTCGTCAAGCTAATCAAGTAAAATAAGAGCACAACTTTAGAGAAATACCATGTCCTACTCCCCCGCCTCCACACGAATATTCGTTGAGTTAGTATTCGACTCAACTGGTTCCAACCTTATTAGCCCAGGTTCTATGTCTCATACCTACGGTTACGACGGATCTAGTAACCTTACTACCGATACCGTAACAGATAATTCTGGTACCTGGATCAAAACTTATACCTATTCCGGCACGACGTTGACCGGTGAAAGCGCGTGGGTGAAGCAATGAGCGTAAGTTTTGGTGATTTCAAAAAGCTAGCCAAGTTAGCGAATTTGGGCAGTAGTGGCGGTTCTTCTACTCCGAGTGGTCAAACTGTGCGTAATATTGCCACACGTTGCCGTAACAATTATCAGACATTTGCTACTGCTGCTAGAGGTATTAGAAGCCGTACGTACCATATTAATATGGGCGATGATATTCAGTCATCAGATGGAATTCAGGTTGTAGTTGCAAACTGGCTTGCAAACAACATCGGTGAAACTGCTACAAGTGTAACTAGCACCGAATATATTTCTATTGAATACCCTATTGGTATTTTTACGATTGCAACCTGGAGCAATGTAACAGGCGTTGCATCGTCTCAGTCTGCACCATGTCCTGGTGGCCAGGAAATAAAGACAGATTTTATTAAAGTGGCTATCCCAAAAGGGGCTGGGTTTTTCGTAAACCATATTGCTACGTACCCTTCCGCTATTAACCCGCCTGTGTCTTCGACGGGAACTACGTCCCTGGCAGAACCGGCAGTATCGTATTACTGGACAGATGCACAGCTTACAGCGTTGACTACTGACATTCGTGCATTCTTGACGGGTACTACCTTATCAGGTGGTCAAACAACAGGCGGTGCGTTTGCACAATTCCCGGTAGCTATTCTCGGTAAGTCATCTGTACCGAGCGTTATAATCTATGGAGATAGCCGAGCTTCGGGACGTTCAGACGGTACAGCAGCTACTGCTGCATGTGATTTCGGATACTGGGGTATTGGAGAAATTGCCCGTTCTATCGGGCACGCACTTCCCTATACTAATTTTGGTTGTGAAACAGATACGATTCAAAATTTTAACGCTCAACATACGTTCCGTGCAAGAATTGCGCAGTATCACCAATACGTTCACTTTGAATATGGTATTAACGACTTGACAGCTGGTCGTACTGCTGCAGTAATCTCAGCAGCTTTGGCTAGTGCATATGCCCTCTTTCCATCACAGAAAGTTTCACAGTCGACTATTCCGCCTGTTACGACTTCTACAGATGTATGGGTCACAACTGCTAACCAAACTGTAGTAGCGTCGAATCCTCAACGCACTGCTTTGAATGACATCATTAGAACAAAACCGGCTCCTTTGTGGAATTACTTTGAAATAGCAGATGTGTTTGAAACCTCTCGTAATAGTGGTATCTGGAACATTCTAAACGGTCAGGCGTTGACAGGTGATGGTACGCATGAAACTCCTATTGGATATCAATTAATCCAAACATCGGGTGCTATTAACACGGCACTTTTTACTTAACAACAGAACCATGAGCCTAGTAACCTTAAACACTGTCAGATATCTTACCGCTGACGACGTATACCATTACACAGTGGACAATCGTCCCCTCCAGGATTTGGCATCGAATGATGTTCTGCTCCAAGCTGGGCTTGACATTCTTGCAGCTTCTATTTCTGCAGGCGGTGTTACCTCGCAAGACTTCATTGCAGGAACAGACTTTACAGTCAATGTAACGACTTCGCTTACACTTAGTAGCGCCCCGGCAACCATCAACTCCTTGTGGATCTTTTTCGACGGTGTCTACCAAAACGTTACAACCTACACGTTGAACGGTAACGTCGTTACTTTTGGCTCAGTTATTCCAACAGGGGTTAGTTCCGTTGAAATCAAGTGGTCAAATGCAGGATCCGTAAACGCATTCTCTACTACTTCAGTACTTACAGTGGGTGATGCTAATTCTACCCTTCCAGTAGCTCGGGATACTGTTGTCGTGTTCAACGCCCCAATCACTGCAAATCGTACTGCAACGTTGTCGACAAGTTCGACTCAGGGATTTAAGGTCAGAGTAGTTCGTAGCGCATCCGCAACCGGAGCATTTTCAATTACCGTTTCTAACGGCACGGGTCTAAAGATCCTCAATTCGATAAGCACCTGGGCTGATTTCATCTATACAGGCACTGCCTGGATCGAAACGGCCAGCGGAAGCCTGTAGTCTAAAATATAGCGGGGCCTAAAGCCCTTTCTCTTTTTAGGAAATACAAATGACTTTCAATTATGTACAAAGCTTCCCGAACGACGAACTTGGAACAGTAGTTTTCACAGGCAGTTCTGCAGGGGCTTACACCCTTGGAGACGCTCATGCTACTCCTGGTATCAAAGTTGTTCTGAAGAATCAAGGAACTGGCGTTGTTACGGTTTCAACGTCGAATAGCCAAACGATTGACGGAGCTTCAACGTATCAACTGGTTAACCAATACCAGGAAGTAACGTTTCAAAGTGACGGCACTAACTGGATGGTTATCGCTCATGTAGCTTCGGTAGCGTCTACAGTTGCTATCGCTCCGGTTAACCTCACTGCACAAGCTGCAGCTATCAATGCTACTACGCTTTACGCTGCGCCCGCTGCTGGTATGTATCGTGTTTCTGTTGACGGTATCGTCACTACGGTCGGTACTGCTGGTACGCTAGGCATCACCATCGCAAGTAACAACGGCGTTGCAGCACTAAGCCAAACGTCTGGTACCGCAAACCTTACGGTTCTAGGTGCAGAGATTTCGACTGAATTCACGCTTTACTCGGCTGCTGGCCAGAACATTACCTACGCAACGGCTCTAGCTGGCGCAACGGGTACTCCTGCTTATGCACTGCGTATTCGTGTTTCGTACCTTGGTTAAGATTTAACTGTTTAAATAAGGCCGGGCTTAGTCCCGGCTTTTTCGTTTCTGACTCCATTAAAATAGGAGTCTAACCTTACAATAACATGGCTACTTTTCCTGGTTCAAAACTCATTAAATTCACAGCGTCCCTACTTGGTATAGGCGGCGTTGATAGATCCCTGCATGAAAAACTTTCAGATCACATCAGTGTTGGAGATTTTGGAGCGAAGGGGAATGGCACCGCTGATGATACAAATGCTTTCAAAGCAGCAGTTGCTTATGTACAAAACATAGTCACTACACAAAACTCTGGATATCCTACTCCTTCAATCATGATCCCGTCGGGTATTTACAAGCTCACGGACACGATCAACATCTTTCCTTGGACACGTTTCATGTCAGAAGGAAGCGTGACCTTGGACTTCTCAGGTCTTGTTGATACTTCAAAGAACGGTATCGTTTGCAGAAATGAACAGACTACGATTCCTCTTGGTAACATGAAGTTTGGTACGAAGAGTTCGTTCCTGAATGGAACACGTGGAACTATCTGTATTCAAGGTCCGGGCAAAGCTACATCGACGGGTTGGGGCATCGTAGTAGGCAACACTACAACCTCGTCTAGTCCTATCCGTGACACTGGCGGAGAAGGCGTTATCGTTACTGGCTGGAGAGGTGCGTTAAAGTATGATCCGATCAATACCTACCTGATCACATGGAAGGATTGCCGCTTCGAACAGAATCAAAATGAAAGCGTTTACGTAAGCTTGGCTTCCGGCTCGGTTATGAACAGTGGTGAGCGTATGACGTTCATCAACTGTACATTCGCAGCGGCTTCTAATGCTCTGTACCACAACTGCGACGGCTTTAACTACGAATTCATCGGGTGCTCGTTTGACTATCACACAGTCCCGTTCCTGTTCGGTCCTCAAGGTCGCTACACAAGCCTTAAAGTTACTAACGCTCACATCGAAGCCTTTGACGGTGCAGTTGTCGACGCTTCCGGTTCAGGCCAATATGTGGAAGTAATCTTTAGCGCTGTGGAAATCTTGCCTACGGCATACGTTAACACGTCAACCGTAGTATGCTCACCAAGCCGTACGTTGTTCAAAGGTAATTCTGCCAATACAATGCGTCTCGCTATTAATGGCATGAATCTTCTTTACACGATTCGTCCTTACTTGGCTGATACGCCTATCATTGATGACAACGTTCAACTCGTAGGGCTTAATGGCGTTATGTTCCGTTCATGGTACGGGGTTCTTTCACGCTCGAAGTCACTTGGTCGAGACTACGGCTTCACAGCGAATACCTTAGGTACAAGCGCTGACGCACTTACATATTGGGTTAGAGATACTGGGACTGGCGTTATCGTAAGCGTTGATGTGCGTGACATTCAGACCTCTACACTAGGTCAATCATTACACTTACATGGCACAGATGCAAGCCTGTCAACCATTACGTTCCACACGGTTGATACGTTTGTGTGTACTCCGGGACAGATCTTCTATCCTAACTGCGACGTGTACGCTGATGGAACTACAGGTAACCTTGGCGTTCGTGTGTTTGTACGTTTCTATGACTACTCAGGCGCTCTCGTTACACCTACGTCAGACTTTGGAACTACATATCTACTTTCTGACTTATACGCTGACGCATCGGTTCCTACCTTCTCTTCAGGCAGAACAAGAGCTGTGGCTATCAATGGCGGTATTGTGATTGCCCCGCCTTTCGCAGCTACATGCAGAGTCTACTTGACGGTTTCTCAATTCTTGGGCGACGTTTATATCAAGAACGTACGAGCTACCTAACTTCAACAAGCTAAAAAAAGCCAGGCGATAAACCTGGCTTTTTCATTACTACCCTTTGTCTCTGATACGATCAATCTTCGGCTTTAACTCGGAGCCAAGCCTCACAATTTCAGCAATGTCTGAAGCTATACTGAAGAAGGGATTTGCTTGCTTTTGTAATTCAACAAGCTGCGCCTGAGCAGTGCTTTGGACGTCGACCTCGACCGGCTTTGTAACCTGCTGCACCGATGTAGAGTTTTGGACAACTCTAGGTTGAGGCTGTACCGTCTGTCTAGATGGCTCAATTCGGTAGGATACAGGCGGCACTGCTTTAGGAGACTCAGCTTTAACCGGTGCTTTATCCTCATTCTCTCCTTGTTCAAGGTCATCCAGAATCTGTCTTGCCTTGTTGGCAGTTGTCGTTTCAAAAGTAAGCTCCCCATCAAACTCAGGATTGCTGAGAGTAACCTTCACCCTATCTTCGTAATACTGAAACAGAACATCAAACTCGATTTTCAGAGTTGTAGTCTCTGCGTCCTCATCCAGCACTTCATCTTTCTTCCTGTACTTATCAGGATCATCAACATTATCATGCCAATGACGATTGTTGTACAACATCTTCAAAACTCCAAAAAGCCCGACTAAGCGGGCTCATTACTAATTACTCAAGAATTACACAACATCGTCGAAATCTCGGATTTCCCAGGCAGTTCGATATACTTCAGCGTAACGTGCTTCCAGGCCAGCTGTGAGTTCTTGCCTAAAAGTTTCAGACTTCGGATTAAGCGTGGCTGCATATTGAGCCAGCCACACGTTATCTTCGACACCCTCCCAGGTCTTGATATAGAACTCAGGCGTGCTAACATCCTGTGCTCCATAGATACCTTTCTTATACCCGTTTTTCCACCGAAGTTGATTCAGGCAAACTTTGCCGATGAACAGGGTATAAAACTGGGGAATGGTCAAACCAAGTTTCCAGATGTTTGCAATGAAGATATCAAGCACATCCGCAAAGTAAACAGGGTCACGTCCTTCCAGATCATACTTAAGAACAGCTTGAGTGAATGCTTTCAAGCCACGCTTGACCCGATCCACATTCATCGCTCCTTCTACAAAGTCATACTCCTTTTCATCCTGGATTGCATAGTTAATCTGCTTGATGAAGTCTTCTTCGTAGCCATTAGCCATGATTTCACTAAACATGAAGTGGCCTACATCAACCCATTCAAGCTTGACCTGATCCCAGTCAATCACACGATCAGTAGCACGCCACCATTCCCAGTTCAAATGGTTGAAAGCCTCAGTAGCTTCGGTGAACATTGCATCACAATAGTTCCAGCCTTTCTCTTTCCATTCAGGACTGAGTTTGAGGTTGAGTTCGTTTTGTACTTCGAGGAATTTAGCTGCGATAGTCATTGTTTATTTACCGTCTTCAGAAATGTATTGAATTGATTCTTGGGGCATGCCTTCATCCCACACTACTTTTTTTACGTTGGTAAGAGTTGTTTCTGACAAGCTCTGGTTTTGCGGCAATCCGGCAGTAGGATAAGTTACGCAAGTTTTACCAACACAGGTTGTAGTAAAGCTAAGGTCAGGCTGTTTTATACCACCGATCAGAGGTCCAGTCGTATCGTAGACTACGCCTGGCTGATACGGAGGATAAGACGGTTGCGGATAAACCGGATACTGCGGTTGTACAGAGATTTTGCCGATTTCCGTCTGGATTTGACTTAGCTCTGAATCGATGTTACTGAGGAGCTGAAGCACGAAATTCTTTGTAGTAGCGTCGGTTACGATGCTGAGCAACGTTTTATACTCTGCAATCTTTTTCTTTAGCTCAGTAAGGCGTTGTTGAGCAGTAAGAGAAGGCGCAGAAGGAAACAACGTAGAAGCTACGTTTACGTTTTGAAGAACATCGTTTATAGCGTTGGCGTTAGCTCCGATGCTCATTTTCGTTTTGTCTGCTTGACTCGTTATTACTCCGGGGAATTTCCCTTTCACAGTGCCGTCTTCTCCGATGCTTAGTCTTCGTTCATTCATTGTATTATCCATATTTCTTTTTCAGTTCTTCGTATTTCAAACGCTCTTGGTTTTCTCGAAACGCAGTTTGAGCCTGTTCGGAAGAAAGTCGAAACTGATATTCTTGATCCGTTTCTTCTCGTGTTTGATACAACCTGACATCGGCATAATAATCCCCGATGCTGATATCTATTACCAGATTAGATCCGTATTTGGATCCAAGCTCTGAAAGATTTTTAATAACATCTTCCAGCTTGCCTTCCAAATCATAGATACTAAGTTCTTCAAGTTTCGCTTGTACAATTTTCTTAGTCATCGCGTCACACTCTCACATTCACCGAGCAAACCTGCATAAGCTGCGAGGTCCACAAAGTCATCACGGTTATACTTACCATTTCGACTACGCACAATCTTCAATACAATCAAGAACATCCACGCATCAGCTTCGCTAAGATCATGCCCAGTAATAGCATTGAACACCTTGGCAATCTGTGCTGCAGTCCGCTCACCGTCCTCCGCATCACGCAAAGCTGCACGTTGCTTCATAGCAGTAGATGCTTCTTCGAGGAAACCATGTGCTGATTCACGCTTAGGCTTGGGCTCACGATTCAATTCCCTTAAAAACGCCTGAGTTGCAATGTCAGGAACTTCAGAAGCAGGATATCCAAGCGGAGCATTGACGCCAGGAATAGGCGAAGGTATACCCTCGAACTTGAAAGAATCACTGCGAGGCTCACAGTCATTCACATTAATTTGATCATTACGAATATTCAACTTCGTTTCCATTCTAGTCACTGCCTCTTCAATCTGTTTTTGTTGTTCTGGAGTAAGTACTGCTTCTGCATGGTCGATCTTATTCATACCCGGCAATCCGTTAGGGAACAGAAGCTTTGCCAATTGTTCTGCTGATAAGCTACTCATTTAAGTCCGCTACTAAAAAGATAAAAAGAGATTGTACTACATAGTCAATCTCTTGCAAACAACGATCACTCGCCTTCGAGAATCGCTTTGATACCACTTATCGTTGTACGACAACCGGCTGAGTTAGGATGGCCACCACCACCGTACTTCTTGGCAATTGCACTGACATCAACGCCTGAGCCCTGTTTTGAGCGTAGTGACAGAATCACTGTGTTGTCATTGAGTACAAACCAACATACACCGACGTCAACGTTCAGCGTTTCATCAGAGTACATCGCATGGCCCATCTCTGACACAAGCTGACCCGTGTTCAGAAAACCACACTTGTAACCTTCCCAGTTTACAACCTTGACATTACGTGGCACTTGAGCTTCGACCGCTGCCTGATCACGTTCAAGAAGGATTTCACCAGTATCCACAAGGTCTTGTAGAACATTCTCATTAGACGCGTATTTGTTCCAAAGAGGCATGTTGCCTTTTAATGTTCCAAGGCCAGCATGAATAAGTTTGCTGTCATTCCCGAACTTGAACTTCCAAAGATCTCGATCTTGAACATATTGCAATAGCATCGGAACCGAATCATCGGGATGAAAGTAGTTCCATGCAATTACAGCCCCGCTCCGTTCCATGTCAAACACGACTTCGACCTTGGGATGATTACAGCCCTCCAGAGCCTCTCGTGCGGTCTGATGATGGTCGAGTACCACAACCTTGCCACAAGCCTCTCCAAGGGCCTCTAATTCAGTCCTAGAGGTACTGTAGTCCAGAAAGAATACTTCAGTTTCTGATCCACGTTCAAAATCAGGCAAAGGCTTACCGTACTGACAGGCTAAATAAATAGCCTTATCCCCGAACTTTTTCCATGCTGCATATTTGCTGCCGGTACCATCCATGCAGTCTTTGTGATAGAGAATTACTGTGTTTGTCATATCGAAACATGGTCCGAGTCTGAGGCGATAACTTCGCCGTTATAGGAAACTTCAATTTCTACTTCAACTTCGCCGTCACTGTGATCGATAGAAATGCGAATGTCGAGATTTCGCAAGGCTTCAGCCAGGATGTTTTTAACCATGTCAGCAGTTACCGGAGGGTTATGCTGATCCATTTGAATCGTTGTTTGATTCGGGCTTACTTGCCAGGTACCTCCAAGCCCCGGCGTCATCGTGACGTAAGGTGTATTGTTTATTGACATATGATCCGTTACCCATTGAGTAGCCGAAGTCTGGTTTAGGACATACTCATTTTGAAGTCGCTCTGCCTCTTGTCTTAGGGCTGGAACATCTCCCGGATCCCAGTTGAACTGGTAAGTACCGGTGTTAGCCATTCCTGAGTTAAATGTAATTGGAGGATCTTCTCTGCCTTGAGCCCTTCGTCTTTGTGCTTCCTGCTCTCTTAGGCGATCTGCCTGTCTTTGGTTCCACTGTGCCATATCTCTTTCTAACTCTCTTATGTATTCTCTAGCTATTCCTGAGATAGCCCCTTGATTCAAGTAGAACGTATCAAGAGACACCTGAACTACTCTATGGGACCTTTCCCCATAAGGAGGCTGAACTACGATTTCTATCTCTTCCGCAAACACTGAGGCATGAGAAGGCCTGCGGATTACCGAGCTGAGAGTCCAGCCGTATTGAACACACAGTTCATAAGATCTAGCCTGTACCTCTGCTAGTAGTTGATCAATTGCAATATTTGGGTTTGATATAGCCATAAACGGCCTCTGTCTGTACGTCAGCCTTATACCAACAATGCCAGAAAAACTGGACAAACACAAAAACCCGCAAAGCCTTACCCAGCTTGGCTTTCAGAGCTTCGTGTCCAATTTGTCCAAAAAATAAAATGAAACTGGACAACCGCAAACCTATGTCCAGCTTGGGTTTCAGAGGATTTGTCCAATTGTCCAGAAAAAATTTTCAACCATACCTCACTTTCTAATTGAGTCACACATCTTTTTACAAAACCCACAATACCTCTCTTATATATAAATATATTTTTTAAAAAGTTCAAATATTATATATATATAAGACCCCCGGATTCCTAGACACTGAGGGTAAACCCTATGTTTTTATTTTCTAGTAAATTTATTGTGAAAAAGGAAGTGAGGTATGGTTGAGAAAAAAAACTGGACAATTGGACAAATCGTCTAGAACTCAAGCCCGATAAGGCTTTGCGGCTGTCCAATAGTGCAAAGTGAAATTGGACAAATTGGACACGTAGCCAGCAAACCCAATACCAGTAAGGCTTTCAGAGATTTGGGATTTGTCCAGTTTTTTCAAAGCTAAAAAAAGCCGAGTCGAAACCCGGCCTTTTGACTAGCGAACCATGACCTTCATGAGCAACGCTTCCATTTCCTTCCTGGAAGAGTCTTGAAGTTCAAGTTGCTTTGAGAAGTTCTTTTGCAAACTTTCGGATGCTGCCTCGACAGACTTCTCAAGGTCTTTCATGCCAAGCTCAAGCAGCTCTAACTGCTGAGTCACCGTAAGAGCCTTCAGATACTCTTGAAACTCTTCTCTGCTCAATTTCTTGAGCGATTCGTAATCTTCTTCTCTCACGTTGACTCCTTGTTAGATACGTCCAGCTATAAATTCAGACATGAAACGCGGCGTCTGCGTATCGAAGCCCACAACATCAAGCATGTTCGGATCCTTGGGATCTGCGATGCTGAAGTCATTGACTGCCATACCGACTACGATCAGCTTTGCATCAGGCTTGTTCATGCCTTGGCGATACTTTTGCATGGCTTGGAACGGATGCTGTCTACCAGCATACGTCTCGTTGTCCGTATAGATACAGAACGCATCCACGTTCCAACGGTGTGCAAGCGCATGTTCAGCAGGCAAAGCACAGTTCGTAGAACCGAAGTTCCAGTCATGCGCCTTGGTGGTAGCCGATTCAAGCGTATCGTGCTTCGTGATGTTCAGCGGCTTGAACGTCTTAGCGAAGCCCAACACTTCAGTCCAAGGTTCCGTACGAGCCGAAACCATAGCCATCAGTGCAGCACCTTCACAACACGTCAACTGCGGAACACCCGGAATAGCCGAACCCATTGAACCTGACACGTCAAGCGCCAGAACAATATTCTTACCAGACGGTTCCACCGCGTCGAACGAAAGGTAGAACGCCGCTTCAAGCGTATCCTTGACGGTATTATCCGGGGTCCAAACCAGCGAACCCTTATCGCCCTTGCCTTGAGAGTAGATCTTCTTAGCAACGATAATCGACATCGGATGCAGACGTTCCTTACGAAGCTGTTCCACATCCAGAAGCTTGGTCGTGACCAGCTTACTCGTTTCCGAGAAAGGCTTGATCAGTCCAACAGCCGTCAGCTTGTTCAGGTTACGAACCAATGCATTCAGGCCCATATGCGGAACGAGTGCTTCCCAAATCTTCGGGTCATTCTTTTGCTCATTAGGGATCATTTCATGCGTCAGCTTGTGATCCTGAATCAGGTTGACAAGTGCGCTGCCGCTAGCAGTCTTGGCTTCTTCAACTGCAATCAGAAGCTCAGGAACCTGGTCACCCAGAGCAAGTGCTTCCGGACCCTTCACGATGTACTTGTAAAGGTTTTGACGAACCGTGTCTTCACCAGGCTTCACATGCGACAGACGCATAACGTCCTTGTGCGACCAACCATCACGTTGCTTGTACTTCACAACCTGATAGGCGAGATTCGTCACAGTCTTGTCCGCATACCACTTCTGTGCAACGTTCTTAAGCGAACGACCCCAACCTCTAAGTCCATTCGCAAATGCAACGAAGTGCAGGAAGTGCGTGCCAGTACGAGCCACGAGGTTCACTTTGTCCTTGGCATACAGTTTCGTAGCCACGTCACCGTGAGTGAAGACCAACGCCATAGCAAGCAACGCGTAGTCATTGTTCTTGGCACGACCAGCCTGGCTGATCTCAACGATACGGTCGACCACAACCTTACCATTCGTTTGGATCAACTTGACGATATCGTCGACCTTGGCCTTGGTGATATCTTTCTCGGACTGATAGAACGTACCACCGCTCGTACCGATGATCAGGAAACGATCGAGCTTCTGCAGAGGCGTTACCTCAAACACAAAGCCGCCAGCGTTGTTCTTTACTTGAGCGACAGAAGCATTACCAGCCGGTTTGGTCTGAACCGTAGTCTTTGCTTGAGTGCGGGTGTTGGTATTGTTAGAGAGGGAATTGAAAGACATGTTAAGGCTCCTTGAGGAACAAAGTTTAACTGACTAAAAAAAGAAGGTCTGAAAGCCGAAGCTAACAGACCTTTGGACTTACCTCATGTGGTGTTAAGAAGAACCATGCTGCAGCTCTTCCCCGGGGTACGACGGGTACCCCCAGCTCGTGCTCCTGGAGCACATCCCAGTCAGCGAAGCTGAACCGATATCTGACAGAGTTACTCTATCATCGTTTCATTGAAACAAAATACGTAAGTCTTGGTGTTGCGGGGTTATGACCTAACCTCATTGCCCGTTCTGGGGCAGATCTCCTCATCGCCTCCGGGTAGTGCAGCGTAGGTCGTGTAGTGCGAAGCACGTAACGAACGTAGCGGAACGGACCGGTGGCAGATTTAACCAGGAAGTTGCTCCCTGACTACCAACATACTACTTGGTTACATACGAAAGGTCATTTTTTACTGCGTCTGTATCTTTTTACACAATCTTTACATTGACTGTCTATCCCACTATGTCGGGTTCTGTTTTTCCAAAATTCAGAAATTGGTTTAAACGTTTTACACGAGAAACATTCTTGTTTACCATCTACTATATTTTTTCGAGTACTCTCGTAGAATTCTTTTCTAGGTTTATTACATTTGAGATGTGAAAATGCAATGTTGTCTATATCCCAGAATAATTCAGAACCTACATCTAACCAATCTTTTTTATGCTCAATGCTAAGTTCATTTTCTGTTTCAATATCTTTTGAGCATTTAAAACATATATTTTCTCGGTGTCTGACTAATAGAGAAAACATTACTTTTTTTTTGAGCTTATTTGTGGCGGTACCAAACGGCATACCTAACTGTTGTGATTTTTTAGAATTTGAATTAGTTGACATGCTAAATACTAGCAATGTATAAAACTGAAGTGAGCAAATGAAATTGATCTGGAGGAAATCTTAAAAGGATAATCCAAATCTGAACGGCTCACAAACTTGAAGCTGAACAAAGAGTGTACTGCGCGTTTTACGCGTTATACCAGTTTAACTACAGCACAACCAAGAACACAGAATGCTCTTAATTGTGCCGTCAGGATTCGAACCTGAAATACGTCCTGATAATGGAGATAACACAATACTAGCGGTTCAGCATAAACGGAAGACGAACAAGAGGTGCAAGGGAGATGGTCTTTCGACCTAACAGTTTTCACCAATTGAAGTTTGTAGATAACCCTACGCTTTCGGTTCGTCGTGAAACTTGATACGAGCAAGGATTGTCAAGGAGATGCAGGCTTCACCCGCGATAGCTTTAGCTCAAGCAGAGTACAACGGTGTTAGACCTAGGTACTATTCCGTTTCCGGAAACTGCGTAGTACGCTTTATTCTAACTTTGGCTTAGTAGATAACCTTGAACATTCGGCTCGTGAAACTGATATGGGCAAAGGGTTGAAATGGAATTGGAGGCGGCTGTCTTTACCAATTTGACTAAACCCAACTTAATGGGTTACAGGACTCGAACCTGTATATCGCTGCTTGGGGTTAACCCATTTCTACGGCCCATGAACTTTAATTCCAAAACAGTCAATACGACTGCTTCAGGATTAAAGCGGGAAGTGAACAAAAAGCATAACTAGGAGGTTCTTAGCAATAGATAACCTAGTTAAATACGGCTCACTAAATCTATTATACCACTAAAACGAAATTTATTGAAAGAGCAAGTTTATGAACTTGGATAAAATGCGAAGTGTTAGTCCGCGAGGCGGTAACCCAAATTCGTCGGCTCTATTAGTTTGAACTCATTCTGCTACGAAGACGAAGCTTAAGTACATCCGGATACCCATCTGGGGAGGTGAACCTGGTCTCATCGACGACTCAGAATTTGCCTTTACCCAGCCACAAGCTGGGTAATGGTTTTGCTTTTCGCTGTGTGTGCGAGAAGCGTAGAGCACTGTTACAGATACTCTCTGTCCCGTTGTTTTCAACCAATAGATGGCCTTCCACAATGACAGTTTAATACTTCAAACTTCTGCTTTGGCAGAGCTACGAAAACTCTGCTTTACTGCTAGTGTACCATGACGTACTCATGTTTACTACTATTCACATCTCTGGTACCTGGACGGGGGGCCGCCACCGGTGACATCCTCATCTCGGCGAAGACATCTCGTGTCTCCGCTCCAGCTGTAAGCTGGGCGGGAGACAACTTGAAGCTTGTTGCAAACTTCTAGTAACGTTGTCGTTACAAAATACTAAGTCATGTAAGCAATTCTGCAAGGTAACCCTGGTTGCTCATTCAGGGCAGGAGAACGGACCTTACTTCCGCATGCAACTTGTTCTTGTGTTACGTCAGAAGGGCTTGACGATCACGATCTGTGAGGTAACACCGAGGAAACTGTATTTCAGTGATCTCAGGGCTGTCCTTTGTAACCATGTACTTGCCTTGAGAATCTTCGATCAAGGCAAAACCTTCTTCGTACTCTGCAACGCTAATAACTTCGTTCATCATGATCGCCTCTGTTGTTCCGAGATTTAACAGAAGGGACACAGCGTTCAGAGGCTATGCCCCAAGTATACTACACAGCGATTATTTACTCAACTTCGAGTTCACGTTGCAGAAGATCATCCGGCGTGACATTTGCCACATTAGCAATCTTCACGATTGTAGCAATGTTCGGACGATAGTTACCAGCGAGAGCACCGAGACGTGCATATTGTTCAATACGCTTGAGCGTCGACACCGACAGCTTGGTTGCTGCGGCCATGTCAGCAAAACTGATGTTGCTTTCTTGACGAAGAGTGGTTGCGTTGCGAACGAAAGTACGGGCTGCTGCTTGAAGAGAAATAGTAGACATCTTTGTAGAACCTAAACAAAAGCCGCTAATAGTAGAATGAGAGAGAAGTCAACGCGGCTATGACTTCCCTCACAATTTGCTTATACCACAAACTACGTAAAAATTGAAACTAGGTCCAGACTGGATCCTTCTGGTCGAACACATGAAAGACTAATTCTCCATTTTCCATCTGGAAAGTAGATACATAGCTTCCAACTTCGCTGAAGTCAATTTTATGCCCTGTACCGAAAATGAAAATCTTTCGTTTTACCGAAGGGTTATTTACGTTACAGAGCGCCCACAAACAAAGTTGTCCATTCTGCATTTGCGCATCCAGAAGTTGGGCATGCGCAGGGATATCAATTTCCTGTTCGTCAGTTATTTCCAATGGAAATTTCCAAACAGTGTAACCGTATTGCTTTTTAATTTCTTCACTCATTCCGGCCTTCTATTCCATTTTTCGTATTTAATTGCTACTGTATTCATTCCACAATTTTTGTCCAGGCATTTTACAAATCCATATCTAAATACCGTATTGTTTTGAACATACATATTAATAAGGTGGCCTTTACCGCCGCAGAAGGGACAATCCTTTACAGGCTTCTGACTTTCTTTCTTAAGCCACTCTTCAGGAGATCTATTCTTGAAACGTTCAACGGCTTCATTGAAAATCTCCTTCATATCCCTCAGTCTTTCACCGCTCTCAGTGGCACTTTCCAAAGGCTTAAGTTCAGTCATAACAATGTAATCCTTCCCGTTACTGTTTTAGGGAACATCACTGCGCTTGACACAGGTAGAGGTACAGTGTCTCTTGATCGAATAACTTGACCATTGACACGTAATGCGCCTTGGTCAAGCAATCGTCTGAGTTCACTGTTTGAACATGGCCCCGGTTTACGCTCAGTGCTACGAAACTGACAAACCTCATTGAGATTCATAATGTATTCAAGGCCAGTCATGTTAACTCTTTTTAAAGAACTTATCTGCGTAACTATCTGGAAGAGGCCGCGCTATACCTAGAGATTCATAGGTAGCATCATCCGGGACAGATAGCGTGGTGTAATGAAAACCATCTCCATCGCAACCAATACCGTTTTCACTATCCATCAAATGCTTGCTATAGGCTTTTGCAAGTTTAGCAATAAGGAGGTAATTGAAAGTAAACTTAGGATAGTAACTTCCATCGCCCCCATCATCAACAAGAACGTACAGGCTTTTAGACATGTTGTGCAAGATACTCGTCTGCAAGTCTCTTCAACGTTTTACCGTCGTACTTACCTGCAAAGTTAAGTTTGAATACGGCCATAATGGCACCGAGCTTATCAATTCCCATATTCTCAATGAGAGTCTTGATTTCCAGCTCAGACAACTGCGTCGGCATAAACTTCTGCAGCATGTCACGTTCAAGAACCAGCGCGGCTTTCTTGAAGTCGTCCGTTTCCAGCTTGAGCATTTCTGCAAGACCTTCAAGGCCTTTCTTGATCACGGACAGGACTTCTTCGTCAGTCGGATCACGATTCTCTTTCTTCGTAGCGAGCTGCTTCGCTTCGCCGAGAATGGTGCCAAGCTTAGTCGAAGTGAAGGTGTCTTTAGCCTTCATTGCTTCGATACGTACTTCTTGCAGATGTTTATACAATGTAGTCATTTCAAAACCCGTAGCCCTTGAACTCTTTCTTCAGACGAAAAAATACAACGAAGATACCTTTGACGTCAACGCCGGTTTCTCCTTTGTTCCAGAGTTCATTTTTAATTACATGGAACGTTTGACCTTCGTACTCAGCAGTCATAAACGGAACGACATAGGGGTGTACCCCCATAGAGAGTTTCACCACGTCCACATCAGGACGGAAGATGTAGTACTCATATTGGTCGTCACTACCCAGATTCAGAGTAGGTTCAATTTTTTCGAAGCTATCACCATCATGCATTTTTAGATTCCTTTTTAAATGCGTTGTTTTGAAAGGCTTTCATTCTATCTTTGTGAGCCTGTTTTTTCAAGCGTTTACTTACGCCACCCATACGTTCGAAGTCACTGCGGACTTGGGAAATGGTTTTAGCTATTGCTTCACTTACGTTGTTTCTTTCTATTTTGTTCATCTACCCGTTCTCTAATTGATGCACCTATCCAAATTGGAAATTGCAACGTAAACCCAAGTATAAAGTATGCTATGACTAAAGGCCAGACTACTGAAGCTAATGCGCATACTCCAATGTCTGTTTCGTCCACATATCCTTCATAATCGTATCCGAAAAATCCCAATATAAGCACGAAGAATACAAATCCTATTACAGAGTACGTAATCCAGAAGACCATTTTTATCACCTAAAGAAAAAGGGCCTATGAAAGCGCCCTTTGAACTACGTTAAAGTCCTAGCAAAGCTAGAAGTGCTGTGCCTGGAATTACCAACGGCCAGAAGACAGTAGCAGTTAGACACTGACCTATTTCCGTCAACTCAATTTCTCTCCAGGTTATTTCCCTATGGAATGACTCAGAGATTCCAGACCCAACCATAACGCCGCTTACGAATATGAAACCAACGACGTATATGATTAGAAGGATATGGCCCCAGCTCATTTCAGATCGTACCAAGCCCACTTGCCCTGATCCTTGGCATCAACCGATTGCCATGCTGGGCTCGTATTTGTGGTCTCTTGCAAGTCGTCGATGTTCTTCAGGAAGCATGCACGCAGCGCAGTCAAAGCCGACACGAAGCGTGCAGACTTGTATTCACGAGTCACGAACAACGACCGGATCGAAACCGTCGGCACACCCGCCGCGTTCAGGTTACGATACGACAGACGCGCAGGTTGATATACCGCCTTCAGCTTGTCCTGGATCGCAGGTTGAATAGGCAAGAGCCTGTATGTGCTAGGCAACGCTGCAACTTCTGCCATCGGTTCACCGCCAACGATAACCACACCGTCGACCTGACCCGCGCTCAAAGCTTCGAGCGCAGCCTTGTTCGAAGGAAACTCCGTCACATTGTAACCAATACCCGACTGGGCTTTGATCACTTTCGCAGTGAGAACCGAACCACCGGCAGCGCCGACGCTACGACCATTCAGATCCGAAATCGTGTTGAAGTGAATGGTCTTGGCACCGAAGCCTAGAACACCACCTTCCTTCACGCCTTCAGCACGTGCGATCAGGTGAACCTGTTCCGAGTGAAGCGAGAACAGAGTCTTGACCTTGCTGAGATCTTCGGTCTTGCTACGCAGGATCAGCACGTCGGTCTGAACGAATGCGCCATTGACCTGATTGGCCACCATCTTGTCGACGTTTTCGTTCGACCCCGACGACGGTACTTCCTTGATGTCAATACCGCTTCCGGTATCGACACCGCAACGCGCATTCAACTCCCTGAACATCGCGTGATACGTACCTGCAGGCCCGCCAGTTGCTACGGCGAGAGATTGAGCGTGAGCAGCGTGACACACGAGAAATGTGAGCAACGCTGTGAGAATGATCAAAGGGATACGGGGAACGCGGGACCAAATCATGACTTCTCCTGGGTATTGGAAAGAAAGAGGATGCAGAAAACTTCGGTGTAGCCGAACACACAAACTACGGCAAGCAGAATTGCCGCTGCGTCAAGCAGCAGATTTGTAATGTCCACTTAGTTCACCTTCAGGTCTTTGAGATTGTTATCGTCCGAGGACGGGGCCGCAGCCGGAGCCGAGGGCTGGGATACGCCTGTGGAGTCATCAGAGCCCACAGAAGCGGTCGACGTGGTGTGGTCAAAGGCGAAGTAGCCACCCACGCACACCAGGACCACCAAGAGGCTGGCAATCAGTCTATACACAGTTAGTGTACTCCGAAGAAAGTTCAAGTTTAATTACAGGCTCGTGAAGCCGAGAGCCGTGCATCGGATCAATCCAGCAGTACTGCGGAGCAATATCGTGTTCACCATGCCAGATACGCCCTGACTGATGTTCCAATCTTTGACCACAATGACTACAGTAAACATCGATAACAGGCACGTTTACCCTCGGTTGAGATGAGACAGTAGAATATCCGCTGAGGTTTCATCCTGAATCGTAACGAGGTAATCACCGTCAGGATCCAGAATATCCCAAGTACCAGTGCCGTCAGGTTGTTTCGTGTACATTAAAAACTCCAGGTATGGATTTCTTTACCGCACTGACCGCAGTTGAACCCATCGTAGCCTTCACTACAGCCACTCATATCTTTTCCACGATACAGCTCCCGGACTTCGTCGGGCAGATACTCGTTGATGGCTCCGCAGTGAGAGCACGTAACGCGCTTAGCTACGGAAGTGTCTTGGCCAACTACTTTAGGCATGTCAACCTACCTTTGCGACGACCGGACTATGTGCGTCGACAGTATCGAAGTTTGCGACCGGAGTAGGGTTATTGGAAATTGCCGTTCCCGGCGTAACCGAGAAGTTGACTTCTTCCAGCAGTGACGTTTCCAGTTGAGCCATTGCACTATTCATGCGGCGGCTTACTTCATCGATGGCAGTCTTCGACTTCAACTCTTCCATCAACTTGTCGGAGTCCATCTGCGCCATCTTGTTAAGAGCTGCCATTTCCACGGCCATCTCATTCACAGCACGACACTTCTCGATTTCCAACAGATAAGCTTCCAACGCCCCCTTGGCGACTTTGTAGTCACTGGTCCACTTGGCCAACACTTTTTGAGCGTTGGTAACGGCCTGGTCGAACATTGCCGCATCGTTGGGCCATTGCTTCTTGAAGCCAACGACCTTGTCTGCGAAGTTTTTGACACTCGCAGAGAGATCGCCGATTCGCTGAAGGGCTTCCTTCAATCGGTCAGCCCGGTCATTTGCAACATTGACCATCGTCTCGATGGGGTTCGTCTTGGCTTCCTGGACGATCTCTTTGACCTTCCAGTTCGCAAGTTTCATCGAAATGACGGGCGCACCGTTAACAATCGCCAGACTCACGAGTCCAGCAATAGCGATGCCAATTAGTCCTTTGACTAAAAGCATGATAGCAGGTGCGAGGAATGCAATCGCTATAGCTCCGATTGCGATCTTAATGATCCCAGCGAACTTCTTGCGTTTCAAATCAGTGTCATTCATGGTCTCTCCTTGTGTAGGCATAAAAGTATTGTTACTACCAATACTCTTATACCAAAACAGCTTTCGTTACTTGAACTTCGATACAGCGCCAAGGGTGCAAAGAAGACTCGTAAAAGCTTCTGCAATCGCAAGTCCGGTATATTCGCTGTGAACTGCAATAACAAACAGGATTATGTTAATCACAGCCAATACTACAAATAGGCGGTTAGCGAAACTCATTCCTGTTCTCCATAAACAACTACGCGGATAGCCTCACGCAGTTTAGGCCATTCATTCCACGTAAAACCCAATTCCGGGTTTTGCTTCTTTAATTGCCCACCCTTGTTATAGGGCTGTGCGTAATGCAGGTGATCCCATACCGGTTTACGTGAACCTTTGATCGCTGGTTTATCATCGATCAGAAGGTCGCCGATAACCATCGTCTTGTCCTTCGTGATGATCGTGTTCTTGACCCAGAAAGGTCCGAAGTGAAGATTGGTCCACTGGACCTTTTCTGAATGGCACATCAAGTCTTCGTACTCGACTTCTGGCGAAGTACAGAAGAAAGGATTGATGAAGTCCAGGCAGTTTTCCTCAATGTCTTTCAGGGCTTCTTTCGCCCCCTCCATCACCGGCAGGAACGTGTAGAAACCTTTCTGACGGGCAATTGCCACAACGTCATCACGGTGTTCTTCCGGATACAGTTCTTCGACGTAGAACTTGGTCACATCTTCAGGTTTGACATATGGACGATCTGGATACTGCGCCTGATATAATGTCAGAAGACCCGGATACCACTTTGCTACAACCCCATCCATGTCGATGAGTAGGTCAAATTTTTCAATGAGAGCGTCAGCCATTACGAATTCCAGTTTTTGGTGTGGTCAGCGAAAATGAAAGCATCGGATGTAAGGAAAATACAATCGATAATAAACCAGGTCCAGTTATGTGTCGAAAGGTCGTAGCCGACAAGCATCGCAAAAATAAGCATCGTTGCCAGGAAGATAAAGCGATTGCTGAAGAAGGCTTTTAGTTTTTGTTTCATTTCTTAATCCATCTATAGTAAATAATCAGCCAGGCCCACAGAATGTTGGCAGCGGCCATAAAAAGTCCACCTCGGAAGCTCCAGTACAATCCATGACTTGGAAAGAAGTAAACGTTCCAGAGTCCCCAGGTAAAGAAAAACAGTGTAGCAAGAAGGCTTACTGCACGAGAGTCCTTGGCATTATACATCGCCTTGCAGTGCCCGAGGATAAAGAAAGAGCCTGCGAATTCCAGCAAGCCATTGATCATATCGCTATTCAAATTTTCTCCAAACTAAAAGAGAAGCCGAAGCTTCTCTCTTTTTACTTCCTATCCTGCCAAGCTTTGAAAGGGGCTTGACAGTGACAGTGCCTGCATTTGACAAAGTCTTTAATAGGGTTGTTAGTGTCCATGCAGACTTGCACTTGATCTGACTTACAGAGAGGACACGGTAAGGGTGAAATTTTTGGGCGTACTTTCAAATCTATTGCAACATTGATTTTGTCCCAATTTACTTCAGACATTCAAGCCTCGACGATAATGCCGCCCCACGAATGATGATGATACAGTTCGTCAGGCATAATCCGTTTGTTGAAATGATGCGGCATCCAACCCGATTCGTCTGCCTTACGCCAGAAGAGACGCAAAGCAACGGCCCTCGGAATACCCGCCATACCAGTTTTGTACATCAAACTCCATGTGGAGAATGTACCGTCGACTATCTGAAATGCAATACGATAATCAACGTTGAACTGTTCGTAAAGTTCAGTTGCTACTTCGTCTTTCCACACGAAGACCCGGTCCTTTTCCTTCGAGATAGAAAACAAAGCGGCGATTACAACGCCAACTGCTACCCAGAGAATTACCCACAAAGCGATGGTCAACATGATTCTTATAAGTCCTTGACGTTAGTATAGAAAAAGTAAACTACTCTACTCCAAAACTCTTATACCAAAAATACTTCAGAAAAGTAAAAAAAGCCGAGTCGTAAAACCCGGCTTCTAATTACCACACTAGAAAAACGTCCACCGTATTCGTACAAAGCGCATCAGGTTCGAATAGACCATAGTTGGTCTTTTCCGCTTTTCTAATCTCCATCTCTGCAATCAGGTACTGATGGTCACTGCCACCTATCACGATTTCGGCGTCATCACTTACCGTTTCCAGCATCTTTTTCAGATCCTTGACTTTCACCTTTAATCCCCATCTGGTTTTTCACAGCATCCACAACGCGTTTCTCAACATCCAACTGAGCCTTGGCTACAGCTTCCTTACCGAGAATGGTGTCGAGACTACCCTCAAGCACGGCTACAGACTTTGAAGCAATCCGTTGACCGGCATCGCTCTGTGCTGCGGCTACCACCGCTCCACCGGCTACGATAAACGCAGCTTCTTCCTTGGTTGGGGTGAAGGTGTAAAGCAAACTTGCAATCAACCAAGGAATGCCGAAGGTTAGGTACGTACGTTTAAGCCATTTATAAACATGCGCACTTTTCTCACCATCCCTCACGTCAATACAAGTGACGATAGAGAGGAAAGTACCTATACCTAAAGCACCCATAAGGACACCCCAAACGGTACCAGCACCATCATGGATATTGATGAAGCGGGTCAACCAATATAGTTCCCACATAGCGTGATTCATTATGCCGTCTCCAGTTTCTTGCCAAGTTGGTAAAGGGTATTACGAGTCTGAAGCGAGGTTTCGTCATCAGCCAGGTTCTTCACAGCGGACGTGTAAATATGCGTACCATCCGGCCAACGCTTGTCGTTGTAGATGTCACCCTCTGCAACTAACACTTCAGATTGTGAGCCTGGAAAATACGGATAAACTTCCCAGTTCTCAAGGCGGGGGAACGTACCATCACGTGCAGTAGTCAATTCTTTTTTCTCCAATTAAAACGGGGCCGTAGCCCCGTTGTTCAAACTTCGTCAAGATCCACCTGAGTACGGGCCAATTCACGTAGCCAATGAATTCGTCTATTCGAAACGCAGTAGTTACAACCGCCGTGATTGCGGCAGGATCTGTCAAACCCTTTGGAACCTACCCAATCTGGATAAGGTCGACGATTGTCTTTGCGGTTCGGATAAAACTTGTTATCGAAACTCATGAGAAACTCCATAAATAGAATTACTTCATAGTGTTTCTCCTTTGAGGTCAGATTGCTGCGTTGCGACGTACATCGCTAAAAGACTGGTCACGAATCAAAACACCATTCGCATATACAGGTTCCAACAGATCTACACGACCCATAGCATTTTCACGACGAATCGTGGTCAACACTCCGTCATTATCTTCGACTAGTGCAAGATGTCCGCGCTTGCTGGTCTTGCCACCAGCGATCGGATCCTTGTACACGTCCAGCCATTTACCATCGACACAGACAGACGATGCCTTCATTGCAAACGAAAGCGTGTCACGGTCAAGCTTTTGATGCAACGCTCCGCCCATGCCGAATGCAACGTTCTCGGCGCTGAATCCAGCCAACTTAAGAGCAGCAAGAATTTTCTCGATGCTTTCAGGGTTTACACCATCACCTTGAATGACGCGGACCTTGTTCAGGACCTTAAAGCCTTTCGAGTTAACACTGTAACCGAACGCATCGGCCAGTAGCCCGACCACCGTAGAAACGACAGATACAGGTTCACCAGAATCTGGACGAACCACAAGAGTACCAGGTTGGGCCAGGACAAAGTCACGAAGCTCTCCGCCCCAGATATTTTTAACAGCGTTAAAGATATCGTAGCTATCACTGACAACAGCGAATAGGCCTTGGCCGAATTTTTCGCACATATTTCTATAAGCGTCAGCTTCGTGCGTACGCCCCCAACTAGTAATAGTGGAATGCTCAGCAGCGGGAATAGAATAACCCAATCCATTGTAGTCAGCTCCGTAAAATTGATGTGCATATTCCAGGCCCAACATAGTGTCGGTACCCATGAAATTAATCAGGTGAGCTGCTCCCGCGATTGCCGACGTTTCGGTCGAGCTTGCCCCACGTGCGCCAAAGTCATGAAGCTTGAAGGGCATTTCGTCGAGCGGCTTATCGCACGTATCGACAAGGTACTTGAAGATGATCTCTTTACAGTGCCTCGAAATTGAAGCCACCGTAGTACCGAACCACGCTGCACGAAGGATCTGGGTTTCGAAGAACGAACCGATCCAAGGCATTTCTTCGTCAGTAGACATGACATCCACTAATATATTCGACATCGGTACTTGCAAGCCTTCCGGGACTGCGCGGATCACCATCGGAGCATGACCACCATGCACTTTTACCAGGCGATCAAATTCTTTCTTAGCGAAGGGCTCCCCGTGAATAGAATTGACCTTCATTGCGTACTCGACATGCTCAGCGGTGATTGCGTTGAGCAAGTAATCCTTGATGTAACCTTGCAGACCAAAGAACGTGGAGTTCTTGATTCCGAACCCGCTGTTGTCCTTGCGTGCTTCTACGTAAGAGTAAAGACCGGTAGTGCCTTTCGGGTATTGGAGAAAATGTGAATGCTTGTAAGAGTCAGCATTCAGGAGGGGATTGATTTTAAAGTTTGACATGATTTTTTAACGCCTCGTTAAATTAAAGTTGCCTACTCTTTGTAGGACTTGGTTAAATACCGACCAGCTTGCGAATAATGGAAAGATGATCTTCGTAGATCTTATCTGCCATCTTCAGGATTTCGTCGTACGTGAAGAACTTGGCATCTGCTGCGTCGTCTCCAGCTTTGATCTTGGGGATTCCAGCTTTCTTATCCGCCCGGTCAAGATCAAAGAGAAAAGCATGGGTAAAAGTACGCCCACGCAGACTGCGATTAGGATGGTCAAAAACAACGCCTTCGCCCATAGAACCAAGCAACAGATTAGGAGGAAGATCAAGGCTAGTTTCTTCTTTGAGTTCACGAAGCGCCGCATCTTTAAGTCTCTCATTCTGTTCTACGAATCCGCCTGGCAATGCCCATAATCCTTCACCCGGCGCGGCTTTGCGCTTCACAAGGAGAATGTGTCCAGCCTTCTTCACTACTGCATCTACAGTAACAAACGTAGGTGCATACGGAGCTGCCTTCCAAGCTTCCTTATACTTCTTGACCATCTGATACTCACGAGACAGACGGTAGTATTCCGGAGACTTGATGAAGTCTTTCAGAAAGTCGAAAGTGTACGTAGGAACAAGGCTTTTCAACAGATCGATGAATCCTGGCTTTTCGAAAATGATTTCCCGAATCGACGTAGCGTCAAATCCGAGTTTCACTTCATCTACCGGAACATAGTCATATTGCGGGAACAGATCGAGATAATACGAACTCTCGTCTTTCTTATTGCCGACAATCGCAACCTTGATAGGTTTACGTTTTTCAACAGGAGTTGAAGCATCGTGCAAAGGGGTGTAGTATGCGATTTTTTCCTGAACTTGCTTTGCCCAGTCATCGTCGGAATACATATTATCAACCAAAGCTTCGGTATTAAACCGACCTTCGTTGATAGTGCCGATCTCTTCCTGCGTAAGAGACATAGCAATCATCGTCGCACGTTCATCGTACGTGAAAGGATTCTTGATGGTGCGGGGGGCGTTTGCAGACCCAATCAATACAAGAACACGATCAGCGATCAGCATTCCTTTATTGACGAGAATCTGGTGACCAACATGGTAGGGTTCAAAGCGACCCATTACTACTGCAAGATCATATTCTTTGGGTTTACGTTCCGTAGAAATGATTTCATACTGCTGCACGATTTCGTGCTTAAGGGACATAATTGACATTCGAGCCTCTCGAAGTTAAAGAAAAGCGGCAACTCTCTGTTACCGCACAAACCTATGTTACTCTTTCTTTCCGAATCCGTCAAACAGATTTTTGACATCATCCAAACTGACATGTTTGACTTCAGCAGTCCCTGTCGAATCCTCAAGACTCTTCAGCGTTACGTCGTTTTCAAGCATGATATCCGTAAGTTCATACAGTGCCTGTTCCAGAGCGGCAATTGCACTGGTCTTTTTGGATTCGTACTTTTGCAGTTCGAAGCCTTTCCACATCACTTCGTTAAGTTCCAGTTCACGAGCTTCCATGAACGGTTTGGTTGCCTGGAAACGATTCCACTGCTTGAGGACCATCTCTCTGGTTCTCTTAACGTCGACAAGCGTTTCGTTGATACCAGCACGGATATCATTGAGACTCTCTTCGAGGGAAAGATGCGCGGGAGCACCGAGATGAACCAGTTTGCCATCTTCCGTACGTTCCAGGACCAATGCCAAAGCTTCGATCTGGATGAGGGTGTAACGACCGTTATCTGCTTGATACATTTAAGTCTCCTAGACTAAAAAGAAAGTGTCAAGGAAGTAATTTCCCCGACACTTTGCTTATACCATAATACCTAAATTTGTTTAACTCTTCTTGGTGATGTCTTGCTCACCACGACGTACAGTCCAGTTATCTTCATCCCTGTCGTAGTACATAGGAATACCAAAGTCTTCCAACACTCTTGCCATTTTCTGGGCAACCGGGCGAAGCGTAGCATGTACCGTTTTGCTGGAACGCAGCTCAGCCACGTATACAGACTGCCTGATGTCATACTTCAACACGACCGGAACCACGTTACCCATAGGAAGAATGTACTGAGCTTGAGCCCGGGCATTAACGTCAGTGCCATCTGGAACAAGCAGAGCGTAGGTTTCTTCGATTGCATTCAGAAGGATATACGCTTCCTTGCGTAGATCTTCCGTGAGGTTGTCGTAGTAGTACCAGGGATGCACGCCGAATTCATCTGTCACCATAGGCATGCTGCAATAGCCATTACGATGACGTTGAATATCTCTGAACGATCCGAAGTCCAGAGTCGCCGAAACATAGACATCCTGCTTACTGAACAAAGAATGCTTATGCAGCTTGCTACGTTTTGTTCGATTGACAAAACCGTCCGACAACCGCGCCAGGCCATGAGTCTCTTCATCCAGTTCGACCTCGATCAAAAGATCCTCTGAGCGGCACAACTTGCGACCTTTTTCCGGAACCCAGATTTGGGTGTAGAAATTATCCATCTCGCTTTCGAAGGCGTACTTCTCAGCCCCTTCGATTTCCGGCAAAGCGCCGTCGACGTTAATGCTGTCGATAAACCCAGCGTGATCGAATCTGAACGAGTTGGGGTACTTGGTCCACAACATCCGATACGCTTCCACCGCAAGCTCTTTTACTTCTTTCAGCGGATGATGCATCATCCAGGTGAGGTGCTCACCAGCGTTGCTAAATCGGAATGTCCAAGCCACATTGGTAGTAGCACCTGTAGGCAGAAAGCCACGGAGAATATCAAAAGCACGAGCAGCAATAGCTTTCTCGTAGACAGCCTCTTTGTCTCCTTCCTGGATGGGGAATCGTTCACGCAGGGCAACCTTCAAAGGTTCCATTGAAGACGTATAGAATGCCCGATAATGAGCGTAGAGATCCTCAATGGCCTTGAGTTCCGCTAACGTACGTCCGTTATTATAGAAATGAGCAGTACTGAAATCGATGTATCGAGAACTGCACTCCTGTCCGACGAAAAGAGGGTTGTCCTCGATTGCCTTTGCAGCCAGCATCGAGATACCCTCGAAGTAAAGGGTATCACCTCCGCAGTCCCCAATGGACGCGTGGCCATAGCCCAGGTAATACTGAGACATAAACTTCCCCGACCCAGTCTCCTTGATTTTCTCAAGGTGGGTCGTGACACTCTCTGCGCTGCGGGAGTACAACGCCTGTAGCATTGCGTTGTCTTCCGCATTATCGCAGGTATGAAGGATTATTTTGGTCATTATGGTATGGCTGGTATTAAGGCACTGGTATGCTTGTGCCGGGGTTTGGATTGGGCTATTGGACTACTCGTTACATGCCAAGCATCGCACTCTTCGCAATAATACGCTTTGAACTGGCTCTTTTCTGTCCCGTCTTTAGGCTTACTGTTTCTTAGTGAACGTGACATTCTAACAGCATTGTTCTTTGCGTCGATCGATGTCTCTTTCTTCAGTTTGCAGCTCATGGTTACCTCTTTGACTTGTAAGTAGGAGTGAGAGTCGCCTCTGTTATAGGTATAGTGTCCAACTTATTTCCATTATTCTTATACCAAATAACATCTTGGACAATCAAAAAAAAGGTGCTCAGAAATCGAGCACCAAAAGGAGGGAACCACGAACAGCTACAACTCCAGCAAAATCAGTTCAACGTGACCGAACTTCCGAAGGGGCATTCTCCCTTAGGGCACGCCCGATATTCTGTGCTACGAACTTCGTGTCCGCATTGACCGCACACAGCGATAATCGGATTGGGATCCCGGAACGGAACACGTTCTTTCTTGGGAATCAGAGGAACGCCGAGACGATTGGCCTTCTGTGCGAACGTTTCTTCTTTACCCGCAATGCCGAGATCGGCGAACTTCAGCTCTTTAACTTGCTTGTTCATTCCAACTCTTCCTTTAACTCGTTGTCAAGCTTACGCTTATACGTTCGTTTGTCTTTACGGTTCTTATGTTCTCCACCGCCCTTAGCTTTGGAGACAAGAACCTCGTTCAAACCTTCTCGTCGGGGAGGTCTAATTCGTTGTCGCTGAGACGCCATGCAAGAAAGAATCCTTTGCGTAATACGCGGGGCTCGGCTGTGTTGCACACGAGGCCATCGTCATCATTGTTACTACGAACAGGAAGATCGCTCTGAGTTTCATGATTGGTTTCCAAAAGAATACTCCTAGAAAAGACTTAGGTCCCGCCTGAGGAACTCGAATCCCCAACAGACGGAGTAGAAATCCGTTATTCTATCCAATTGAATTAAGGCGGGCCTAAAACTTCTCTGGTGGACCTGACGAGATTCTCACTCGCAGATACGACTCCGCGTATGCCAGATTACGTGAGTTCGGCTCACTATGGCTCAGGCCCATTGGGATATTGTTGGAGCGGGTTGCGAGCAATGATCTCGCCTCGTCGGTTTGGAAAACCGCTGCACATCCATCTATACCAAACCCGCATTGTAAAACTTGTTAGCGCATTGCGCCTGCGGCGAACGACTTGTACGTCGTAGCCATTACGTCGAACTGACCGGTCCAGGTCCATTCGTTCTGAACGTATTGCTTGAACAGCGTGTTGTCCAGAGTGATCTTGTCGTCTTCCGACCATTCCAGCATCTGGATCGCTTCTTCGTATTCCTTCTCGTAGCTGCGAGGAGGAACGTTCTGAACCGAAATCTTCGTAAGCTCATTGTGCGACGAGCCGTCGAAATTTGCGAGGGCGTTTTCCAGATCCTGCTTCAGCTTGATGCGATAGCCGGTCTTGGCTTCCGCATAATCCTTCAGGTGAATTTCGAGATTTTCTTTAAGCTTTGCAATCAGCTTAACTCGGTCGACGCTAACCGAACGTTCACGGGAGGTCATCATATCGTTGTAATCCATCAATCTACTGCGTTGTTGTTCCAGGTCCGTGCTTTGCCGGTGTTGATAATCTTTGGCGCTGCTTTCACGACCTCGGGCTCGGGTTTGACGTAAATCTTGAACTGCGCACCGGCAGGAATATCTTCCGCCGAATTGAAAGTCACCACTTCATTACCGATTACGACTTGCAGCGGAAACTCGTGTTTCACTACTGGCAGAACGTGTTCGTCCATGATTACTCCTGTTGTTAATATTGGCAAGTCAGTACGGATTCGAACCGCAATCCCGAGAATTTGGAGTTCTGGATTTTACCGTTAAACTACTGACTTATTATGTGGTAGGGCTACAGGGTACTGACCCCTATTCTACGGATTAAAAGTCCGTTGCTTCACCTTAAAGCTTTAACCCCACAAATGAAAGCTAGTATACATTGCTTTGAGAAGACCCACAAGGAGTCTTTCCAAAACAAGCTAGGCTCCTTGTGAGAGCCCAGCCGTTTACTTACGCTTAACGCGTTTGACGCAGCGACGGAACTGCCGGTGCAACCGACTTTACCTGACCCGGCTCGTCGTCGAGACCACCCATCATCATGATCATCGGCAGCATGCCTGCCAGGCCACCCGCTTGACCTTGAGCACCACCCAGACCGCCCGTCATCATCAGCAGCGGAAGCATGTCCTTCATGTTGCCGCCCTTCAGGCCACCCGACATCATCATCATTGGCAGGATGCCTTGCAGATTCAGGCCCGTACCACCTTGACCCGTCTGGCCTTGCATCAGCATCAGCGGCAGAATCTTGTCGAGATTCACGCCGGAATCGTCGCCCATCATCAGCAGCGGAAGCAGATTGCTTTGCAGACCCGAAGCGCCGTCTTGGCCGAGCAGGCCCGTCAGGCTCTTGACGACCATGTAGCCGTTCGTGCCGAAGATTTGCGTCTTGACCGCCGAGTAGTTCGTGATCTGACCATCCTTCTTCAGAATCTGCAACGAAGCCGCGTTCTTCTTCACGACCCAGCCGAGAATGTCGTTCGCACCGACGATGATGTCGCCGAGTTCGATTTCCGCGTTGGGCGTATTCACAGCGTATGCCGGAATGCTGAAGCCGAACACGTCGAGCGGATTGAGCGAAACGTTGTGAACCAGACTCGTACCTTCGCCCGACGATTCCAGCGTGTAGATACCGTCCAGGCCCTGGATACCGAGCTTACCGCTGGACAGGTCCCACACGAGGGTTTCGACTTTGCGGATCAGCTTCTTGATACCTTGACCGTTGAACAGGTTTTGCATTTTGTTATTCCTTGAAACAGGTTGGTTGATTCTTCGAAAAGGGAAAAGTTAACAACAGTACTACGGGTGCAGGAGCCTCTTGGATCAAGTCCGTACAATTAGGCCCCTGCCTCAAACCATGTCATCTAGTGATCTAAGTCTGAGTTCCACACTTTTAGTCAAGTCGAGCTTACCCCAAGTGTAGTGATGGGTGAACCGGCAACGCTACGGCAGTGAACGCCTAATAGATGATTCCTAGTAGTTACAGGCTTACCGTGTAATCAGACTCCCGCCCGAATACACACGACCGCACCTGTAAGACAGCCATAAGCGTAGCGGAGCCGGCAAACCTTGCAGTTCACAGACCCCGACCCTGAGTTGCGCAGGGTTCTACCTAGCGGCTTACTTCGATTCCGGCTTCTTGTCCCAGCCTTCCGGCAGCTTGGACTCGTCGATTTTCAGCAGATCCTTGTTTTCGACACTGCGTTCGTACACCATGCCGACAAGAATACCGAGCGGAACGAAGTTGTTCGTTGCCAGGCCGTACGCTTTGGCTTTATTGATTTCAGAAATACGACTTTTGGAAGATGCTTCCTGACGACGAGCCGCCTGAATCATTTTGACGCGATCTTCGATGGCACAATTGGCCTCGTTCAGAAGCTTCATCACTTCCTGTGCAGCCGATTGTGCAGCTTCCTTCTTCTGCTTCGTTTGCAGCTCTTCGAGAGCGTCTTTCAGGTCGATGCTCAGACCGCCGAAGTCTTCGACTTCCTTGCTGAATTGCGAATCCGCCAAACGAATGATAGCGTTGCTCATGTTGCTGGTTTCCTTTTTTTGACTACTTGGTTGTGTTTAACTGCTCATGCACTTCTCGATGACAATTTGAACAAAGCAAATCACATTTATCTAATTCTCTCTTCAAAATATCATCTAATTTTCTATACCATTGTTTGGCAATTCCAAAATCTTTCTCTTTAGGATCTCTGTGGTGAAACTCTAAGGCAGCATGAGATTTATTGTATCCACACAGTTGGCATTTACCGCCTTTATATTCAACTGCCGAACTTTTAGTATTTACTCTTATTTCCTTTAAGTGATTTGAAATACAACTTTTACACGAAGTTCTATATCGTTCTGTATTTTTTATTTTTTGAAATTCCGTAATAGGAAATTCAAGTTTGCAAGTAGAGCATCTTCTCCAATCAGGTTTCCCTTCAACTTTTAAATATGAAAAAGTCGATGTTTTAAGATCGTGTTTATAAAGATGGTATCTGATACTAGATTGGCTAACTCCAAAATGGGCCGCGATTTTTCTAGTTGACCATCCTTCTTTAGTCATCTGTTCAAGTTCTTGTTTTGTCATTATTAACTCATTAAGCTTTTTAATTATTTTAGCTTACTGAGTTAGACATTTCAAGCGTTGAGTTCCTCTAAATGCTTCGCTAGTGTTAATTCACCTGTCTCTCGACCTTTCGATCAAGTACTCACATTTCATTCCGTTATCCAGAATGGAAGGTCCACAGTAGCCCTTCAATAGGAAACCCGTACTGGACTACGGGGGTTCTGCGTTTTATTTTCGGTGGTCCAAACACCTAGTCGGGTAACGTTCCGACGCGTTTATCCTAAACCCCGGCACGACGTGCAGGATTAGGGGATGCCTTCGTATCAGAGTAGGCTACTGTAAAACACACCTTCTCGCAAAGTGTGAACTCAACGCAGACGGTTGAGGTGTTACTTACCCTTCACGGCAGAAGCGCCGCTAGCAGGCTTTGCTGCAGAAACATGACCGACCGGCACGATAACCGGGGTCTTGGCTACGGGAGCCTTTGCGACGGGTGCCTCGTGAGCAACCGGAGCAGTGTGGGCTTCAACAACTGCGGTGTGAACCGAAGGTGCCGAGTGAGCTGAAACGGAAACATGACCAGCAGAAGCGTGGCCACCGGAAACGCCATAAGCCATAGCGGACGTTGCGATAACCATTGCAGCAGCAGCGAGCATCAGTTTTTTCATTCTTACTTCTTCTTGTTAAATTTGAAAAGGGAAAAAAGGAAGAACCATAATAAACTATAGTGCTTCCTAATTAACTTATACCAAGTCGTACGTACGTAATTGAATTACAGGCTTACAAACAGCGGTCAATGACTCGGGCGATCTTCTTGAAGCTGAGTTGGTCAGTGTCGTTCAACGTAGAAAGCTTAGTTTCTTTCCCACGATACGTGACTTTGACATCGGTCGGTACATCAGCCGAGTCCAAAACAGAAGGATTGAGTCCAGCCCATTCAGCTACCGCCAGGGGAAGCAAGCCACTAGCGCCCATATATTCGTCTGGCCAGGGTTCTTTCGCCGCAACTTCAGGATGTTCCTGAGCATGGATGTTGCATAGAACGCCGAGGCAACAGAAACCTTCGTCGTCACGCAACGCACCCGTAGTCTGTTTGTAATCACCGCCGCGCAGTGCCTTGATCCATTTGTTCTTGATACGCTTTTTCATAGTTGTGCTTCGATGAGATCAGCTAGTTGGTTGAAAGAAAATTGCTTGATGTCGTTAAGAACAGAAATATGAGTTCTCCATTCTTTTGGATAAGCCAGCGAAGCTGGTTGACGCATGTACGGGTTGTTTTCTTCCAAACCCGCCCACTCTTTTACATGATCAGGTAATTCTCCCGCGATGCTTTCAAACGATTGCTCGCAGTTTAGTTCCTTGTCATGCAAATCACAGAGAACACCAAGACAGCAAAACTTGGGATCTATACCTTCATAAACAGTTTTGAGTCTGGTTAAACCCTGTTTGTATTCACCGCTCCGAAGAGCGGCTACCCATTTGGCTTTGACTTCGTTGTTCACAGTGCGTATTGAATGATGTCAGCGATTTGAGAAAATGGCAGACCCGAGTCGTTTAGATCTACAAGCGAAACAGAGTCAGTAGTCGGAGTCTCTACGCCAGTGTATCCGAGGTCACTTCCAAGCTCAGACCATTCTCTAACTTCAATAGGAGGAACGGAATAACCATTGAGCATATGCTTTTCCGGACCTCTTTCTTCTCTGTCAACCCATTCAACTCCGGTTTCTTTGCCATACAGGTCACAAAGAACGCCTAGGCAACAGAACCCACTAGGACCATTCAGAAATGCATGGCCTTGTTTATACTCTCCGCTGCGAAGCGCAGCTACCCACTTGGCTTTGATTTCTTGGTTCATAGTGCGAATTGAATCACGTCAGCGATTTGGTTAAAAGTGAATCCGGAATCGTTAAGAACTGTGAGTTCCTCAGTTATTCCATCGCGGTTTTTAATATCATTGAGGTATCCGGTTCTGGAGGGAAAACCGGACCAGTCCTGGACTTGGGTAGGAGGAGTACCGATTCTGTCCAGAAAGATAAACTCTGGCTTGTTATCCTTTTCAGGAACCCATTCAGTTTCAGTATCCTTGGCGTAAATATCGCAGAGGACTCCGAGACAGCAGAATCCCTCGTCATTACGCAAGCAATTTTTGGTTTGAGCATACTCACCGCTGCGAAGCGCAGCTACCCACTTGGCTTTGATTTCTTGGTTCATTAGAAGAAGTACTCGATAACGTCAGCGATTTGAGAAAAGGTGAATTCACCGGAGTCGTTCAGGCTTACCAAGCCTTCCCCATCCCCTTCTCTGGTAAGCAAACCAGGAACGAGAGAAGTTTCTGCGAATTCAGCCCAATTAAGAGTTACTTGAGGGGGATACCCCCCACAGCGTTCAACCTCTTGAATCCCAGAGCCAGCATGTTCCCATTGCGGACCTCCTTCCTTTGCGTGAACATCGGAAAGGACTCCGAGGCAACAGAACCCATCGTCTCTTTTCAAGTAGCCGACGCTCTGTTTGTACTCACCGCTGCGAAGCGCAGCTACCCACTTTGCTTTGATTTCTTGGTTCATAGCGTGAATTGAATAACGTCAGCAATCTGGTTGAAGGTAAGCCCACCGTCGTTGAGTTCGGCCAAAGAATACCCCAAGTAGCCAGGGGTATCTTCAAAGGACTTTGTAAATCCCTGGTAAATTCCAGTATTGGGATTTTCCTTGTCGAGATCGGCCCATTTCATAACACTAGCAGGAGGTACAACTTCTGACCCTTCAAATGTACCAATGGAAGTATACTTTTGCAAAACCCTGCTATCTTCCTCCTTAGCGGTTCTCGGCACCCATTCACCTTCTCCAGTTTTCTTCATGTAAAGATCACAGAGAACGCCAAGACAACACATGCCGCCGTCACCGTTCAAGACATGTTTGGCTTGTTTGTATTCGCCGCTACGCAGAGCAGAGATCCATTCCTGTTTGATTTCGTTGTTCATTTCGTTACTCCGAGTTTTGCTGTTAGTAGAACGCAGGTGAATCCAACTACGACACACATGACGTAGCCTGCGAATTTAAGGGTATTACGGCGACGCATTTTGACCAACCAAAAAAGAGAGATGCAGAATTAAAGGCTACTTCTTATACAACTCTCTTATACCAAAAATGAAGGTTTAAATTAGCCTCCAGAAGACCAGCCTTCCCGTTCCATCATGGCCATAGCTTCGCCTTCAAAGGCGTCTTTTAGCAATGCCGGGTCGGCTTCTCTTAGCGCCAGCATCATTGCCAGATTTGCAATGTCTACGGGATCCCCTTTGGGGACATGGCTGACAAGAAGATTCGCTAATCGTTTTGTACTGCATTGTTCTGGATCATCCCAACCGCTTCTACCCTTCTCACGAGACTTTGCAAGCTTCGCTTTCATCATGGCTGCGAACTTGTCTACTGCGAAATCGTCAGGATGAGGCTCCGATACTTTGGAACCTTCCCACACATAGACTAGCTCTTCGAGTTCTTTCAAGGCCGCGTTTCTGTTCTTGTGTTGACTGCGTTCTGTAATGCATTCGGTCACAATACCGCTAGGGATGTGCGTGATTCTCACACCATTAGCCATTCCTACTCTTTGACCACCTACGGCACCGCCATAACAGTCGATGCGTAGGTCTTTAGGGTTAATCGAAACCAAAGGTGTCTGACGCTCTTCTTTCATTCTCTTCTTCTCTTAGCCGTTTAACTTCATCAGCCAAAGCAATGGCTGCCTTAGCTGACGTGCTGATGTTACCGTTCTTCTTGCATTCTTCTGCAAATTTCAAGGCTTCGCTCAAATCCATTTTGAAACTCCTCGTTAAAAGCTTCTGTATAACGATACGCATCGCAACCGAATGTGCTGTTGTAGTCGTCACCTTTGTGAAGTTCTCCTCCTAAGGCTGTTTTCTTAAGGGGGATCTTTGCCCTGCAACCATCACATTGATTCATGCTCATACAAAAAGAAAGGTTTAGAGTTAAGGAACTGGAACCAGCCTAAGCCAGTTCCAGTACGTTTACTTCAGTTGTTACAGACGGGGATGATCCGGACCCTTCCTGATCTTGAAGGGCATCAGTGCCGTTGCTTTGCCGATGTTTCCATCGTTATCGGCGATTGCCTTGTTCAGATCGAAGCCTGCTTCCTTGTTCAACTGATCACGAACCTTCTTCAGTTCTTCTTTGACTTCATGCGAGTGTTCGCCGTTCGTGCCACGGATGATCCAAACTTTCTTCATTTACAACTCCGGTTTGATATTTGTTTAACGATGAGCCACGAAGCGCCTTCGCCCAGACTCCATCCAAGCACGGTACCGCCGATGGCGAATGCCAGGATTAGAGCAATACCGTGCATGGGTTTCATGTTACTTACCCCGACCGCCAGCCATCTTGTACGTCAGGGTAATACGTTCGTTGCCCTTGCCGGTGACGACAGTGCGGTTACGCTTGCCGTTGCACGAATTGTACGGGAAGTTTGCCGCCGTACGCTTGCTGTCGTTCATCCAGCTTGCACGGCTTTGCTTGTTCTCGTAGTTACGGCGAGCCGCGCCGTTAGCTGCGTCACGAGCAGTCTTGCCGACACGGGGACGGCTGTGCGTTTCCGGAGTGACGAGCATTTCCTTCCAGAAAATCTTCGTTTCGCCGGTCTTCGGGTTAACTTCGGTGCGCTTGTGACCATCGATGAACGTCTGGATCTCAGCTTTGTTCGCACCGGCCTTGTTGAAAGGCTTCTTGCCTTGGGTGTTGGTCTTGGTTTGGCGATTGTCTGCCATTTGAATACTCTCCATTTATATGCGAAAACTTCAGCGAGTTTGGGAAGGGAAAAACAAAGTACTACAATTGCTGCGACACTACTCGACGTTGCTTTCGGTAGTGTACCAGTACTGGTGCTGCTGACTGATTGTCCAGAATCACTCTGCTGCGATGTTCTGCACAGGTTTTCGGAATTTGTTCCTCATCGATCGAAACGACTGGATTCGTATCAATGCGGAAAAGGTCACGGATGACTTTAGGAAGAAACACGGTTTCACCTGAAGAAGAACGGAACAACTAAATTATAGGTGTTCCGTAATGTACTTATACCAAGTCGTTAAGAGAAACTTGAAACTACTTACTGCGAGGAAACGGCCACGGTTCAGGATCAGGCTTCTTACTTTCGTCAGAACCCACGACCATATCCTTGAGTTCCTTAAGACCTTCATTTACGTCTTCTCTGCCCGCATCATCGAGACCAATGTATCGTTCAACACATTTTGCAGCTACGAAAGCAAGTAAGCCTAACATGATCAGTTACCCATTTTCGGAAGCTGGATAAGAGCCGAACTGCCACTGCCGAGTTGATACGTCGGAAGTTGACCGTTCCACTTTTCGATCCACATTTGTTGCAGAATCTCCGGGTTCTTGGCCAGTGCCTGACCACGAATAGCCGTAGCTTGTGCTTCGTTTGCAGCGATCTTCAGGTCGGCATCCGAATTGGCAATACGCTTTGCAGCATCTGCCTGGGTTTTCTGCAGCTGGTTCTGCGACGTGATAGCGTCCATCTTTGCCTGTTGCTGAGCATTGATGGAATCCTGAATCGCAGGAGGCCAACGGAATGCGCCTACGTTCGAGAGCAGTTCAACCGACAACCCGCTAGGTGCTGCACGCTTGGCGAGTTCAGCGTTAACAGCAACCATGAAGGCCGGAATGTCATTGCTGATCTGCTCGAAGGTAAGCTTACCCGCGATTTCGTTAAGACTGTCACGGATAAGGTTACGCAAAGGACCGTCGGTAATACCGTTCAGATCCTTGTGGTACTTCTGGAACACAAGCGGAGCACTGTCTGCAGCGATGTGATACGCAACACCGAAGTCAGCATTGATGGCAACGCCACCCTTTGCCTGGAACGTGATCGACTCGTCGGCCGGATGACCTTCTTCCGGAGCCTTGCTGTACACGTAGTTTTCCGTGAACGTCGGATACTCGTACACAGTCGTGTTCCAGCCGGTGAAGTACGAACCCGGGCCGAGAACCTTGTTCTGGACGCCACGGTCACTGCCGTAGTTATCCACCTGAACACCGACGAAGCCTGCGCCAACCTTGGTACAGGCACCGAGCATGAATACAACGACGATAAGAAGAAGTTTCTTCATTGTGTTTTTTGTTTCTTTGGTTTGAGGAAGAAATACCAACCGCCAAAGGCGATTAGCGGGATGGTCAACCACAGCAGCGGCACGAAGTAAATCAGGTCGCCTCCATTATTAACCAACTGCTGTGTTACGGGCAACAGCAGGAACAACAGATAGAGCGTTGCCAAAATCCCGTAGGCAACTGCTGCGATTTTCTTCATGGTTTGTTATTTGAAAAATGCCAGCGTCTTTGCTGCTGCAATGACACGCGTTTCGCCAACTGCAGCGACTGCTGCCTTTGCAGCTTCGACTGTCTTGAAACGAGCGTAGATAGTCGACGGAATTGCGTCCGTACATTTGCTGGACTGGTACTTGATTGTACCATTGCGCTGCGGAATTACAACCACCGAAGTTTCATGAGGTTCCGGAACCATCATGCCAGGCTGTATACGCATTTCCAGAATGGTCTGGATTGCATTCGCAAAGTCCATTGCCTGGGTTTTGTTACCAAACAGAGGACGACGCGAAAACGCAGGAGCGCCAGTGTTTGCGGAGGTTTTGAACGAACCGTCGAAGTCTTGATAGATCCGATGATACGTATCCCCCGCCGCTGCCTTCTTAAAGCCAGGAGCCCGAGCTTCAGCGGCGATCTGCAGTTTCACAGCAGCGAGTTCAGCTTCCAGTTGCTTTAGTCTTTCAATCGGATCCATTATTTGTACGCCTCGATCAGGTTATCGATACGTTGAAGGAAGAGCTTTTTGTGAGAGAGATACCCTCCCCACGCTTCATTGTGGAAAACCGGGCCGAACAGATCACCAGCTTCGTTTTCTGAAACACCCAGAAATTCAGCCAGGGCTTCGAAGTTGTCTTTGGACCTATAGGTAATTTTCCACAGTCCGTGCTCGTCTTCGACGAGATACAGGCCTTTACCAACGAACACGTCGGTTGTGATCCAGGCCGCAGGGCACATCACAGAGTCTGTGTATGTAGCCCCATTCGTCGTAACAAACTTGTCCAAGTCGATGTTCTTGCCCGGAATGTTCTTGACCAGACGGCGAATAGCCTTCAACTTTTTCAGTACTTTACTCATTGTATTCTCCCGAGAGAAAGCCGGGACTAAGCCCGGCCTTCGTTACAGATTACTTAACGTCTTTGAACTCGACGTCAGCAACGACGTGAGCATCCTTGTGCATGCCCAGCAACGTCATGTCGTTTTTGCCACCACGTTCGAACACCGCCTTCTGGAATTCCAGACCCTTGTTGAGGATCAGTTGGAAGTCCTTGATGTCCGTCGGACGCTTGCCTTTCAGTGCCAGAGCCGAAGCGTTGCGAGTAGCCGTCTTGATCTGACGACCATTGATCTCGTAGGTTTCGGCAAGGTAAAGAATTTCCGTCGCGGTGAGTTGCACCGAATTCATATTGAGGTTGTTCTCCCAAATTTGAACACGGTCACCAGTAGTCAGCGCAGGGAAGTTAATCGCCATGCTGATACGGGAGTAGAACGCCTTGTCGATGTTGCTTGCACGGTTCGACGTCAGGAACAGAACGCCTTGATAGTATTCCAGCAGACGCAGGAAAACACCGACCATAGCATTCCGTTGGATATTGCTATCCGTACGGGCTTCCATGAAGATGTCGCATTCGTCAAGCAGGAGCACTGCATTCCACGTCGCGGCGATATCCAGAACCTGACGCAGATTGTCTTCCAGCTCGCTGGCACTCGTCCCGAGTTCGCCAACGCCAACCATGTACAGCGGACGCTTCAGATGCTCTGCCGTAACTTCAGCAGTAAGCGTCTTGCCAGTACCCGGTTCACCGGCCAGCAGGAAAATCGTGCCACCACCCTTGCCATCGATGATGTCGACCTTCTTGCCTTCCAGCTGGGTTTCCACCAGCGACACGATCATTTCCTTCTGATCTTCGTCCATCACCAGCTTGCCGTAAGCATCCGTACGGAACTGAATCGGAGTGATGTTGTCGACCAGCATTTCACCCCAGACCTTCGACAGGAACGAGAAGCCATAAACATACGGCGAGAACGTCAGATACACGTCATCGCTCAGCTTCACCGTTTCAGCCTTGGCCGTGTAGCCGTACGAGTCACGATCCTGAGTTCCGCCAAAGAACTTGCGGTAGTTCGGATCCATGATACGCATTGCCTGGAAGTCGATCATGACACGACCCGTCGAACGGAAAGCCGTGTTGCTCCAGTAGCCGCGACGAACCAGATCGCCCTTGTACTGCATGTACGACGACGAAGCCGTAACTTCGACACCGCGCTTGCCACGAGCGAGGAGACGGGCTTTGAGTTCAGCATCCGATTCCAACGGCGTGATGCCCAGTTCCTTCAGGCTCTTCTTGCCGTCGTAACCACCGAAGTAGTACTGATGCGTGAATTGCTGAATTTCCTGACCGTTACGTGCGTACATATGCCCAGCTGCAGCGATGTACGGGCCGCTCATGCTCATCTGCTGACTTGCAGCGTGAGTCGTAACACAAACCAGGGCGAAGTCGTCTTCGACAACCAGCTTGATGCCAGGCTGAGCCAGGAGAACGGCGAGTTCGTCATACGTGAACTCGTTGTTGACCGACAGATTGCTGATATTGCCGAGAGTGTTTGCGTAGAACGCATTCACTTCTTCGAGGATACGGGTCATCTGCGAACGAACACGTTCGATGAAGTCCTGATCGTCGTTGTAGTCGTCCAGGTTGTTCAGGTACGATTCGATGTTCGAACGGTTCTTGAAGATTTCCAGACCGCCAACCATACCCGCGCCACGAGCAACGTTGAACTGTGCCGGGTTGTTGATGTAGTTGAACTCGTTCGTGGACGTGTTCATACGGCTGCCGATGACACGACCATAGTTGTTCATGTCCGCACGAATGTCATACGGAACATAAACCTTGATCTGTCCAGTACGGCCCGGAATCACTTCTGCAATCGGACGGGAAGCGACAGGCATTTCGTCGCTGCTGATCGAGATCGCCGCGATTTCTGCGATCGGATCCGTCTTGCCAAGACCGGCGTTTTCGAGAGCAGCCTTGACCACTTCTGCGATCATTGCAGCTTGTGCAGCCGCCGCAGCGACTTCCGGAGCGACAGCGGGTACATCAGCCTTGGCAACTTCGCCAATAGCAGCGCCTGCATTCGATTCCGCGATTTGTTCTTGAATGTCACTCACGTTGATTTCCTTCGTTTCCATATCGATTAGGCTACAAAAAGTGCTGCAAAGAAAAACCCCTCTAGACTTCAGAGGGGTGGTTATAAAGCTTCTCAATAAACTTCTTGGGCGCGGTGGGATTCCAACCCACGATGGGATTTCTCCGACGGCTTATGAGGCCGTTACCTGCCAGCGCACGGTGTCACGCCCAAGAAGTTTACTAAGCTAACAAAAGGGGGATACGAGCCCCCAGCCTCACAAGAGTATGTGCGCTCTACCAATTGAGCTATTTTGTTTATAAAAGAAATGTTCTTTCACAATTCTCTTATACCAAACTCAATCTAGTTTAATGAGTCCTGCATGAACCTCACGGTGACAATTGGAACACAGTAAAGCACATTTATCTAATTCTGTAAATAAATCTTTGTCATTTAAAGTAGCGTCTCGTCCGTATCTAGAAATAAGAAAGTCTTTTTCTTTAGGATCTAAATGATGAAATTCTAAAGCGCCTTCATATTTGTCGTATCCGCAACACTGGCATTTATTACCTTTATAATCTAAGGCCTGTTTTTTAATACTATTTTTAGCTGCATAGTTTTGTTGCTTTACACACGCTTTGCAATAAGAGCCGGGTTTTTCTTTACCAGATATAACAACTTTTCTAAATTCAAAAACAGATTTTTCTAATTTGCAAGAGCGGCAAATTTTAGTTTTTAATTGTTCATACGAAACGTATGAATCGTACTTTTGGGCAAGCTGGGTTTTAATACCCAGTTTTTTCATGTAGTACTTTACTTTATGAATTGAACAGCCAAGATGTTCACTCATTTCTTTGGCTGTCAATCCCATATCTATCAAGGGTTGAAGTATGTCAGAGTTCATATTTCTATTTTACTCTAAACATACATCTAAAGAAAAGTTGTAAAGATTAATTTATCAACGCCTCACCATCCTTGATCGTCAACGTACCTTTAACAACGAGACACGCCTTGGTACTAGAGTGGTCGGGCCTCTCCTTGGTCGAGAAGCCAATGCCACTTCCGATTGTAATATGATTAACATTGTATGTCTGACCTTTAGATTGGCAGACCCACGGCGGTATCGAGGTATCAGTGTTATGCGCCTTATTGTAGAAGATAAGAATCCTATCGTTCATTTAGGGTCTCCACAAAGGCAAATTACTAAAGAGCTTACGATCTTCCTGATTAATAGACACGGTCGTGATCGACGTCCAACCCATGTCATCGTCAGGCTCGTGGAACGTGCTGTGAACGATGCCTGCAGCCTTAAGTTTTTTGTGAAGCTCAAGCAAGGCTTCTTCGTTTGGCACCTGCAAGAGGACCAGCGAAGGGATTTCACAATCTAATGCCGCACCGTTTTTCGGATCGGCTTGGCCAGCGTGAAATGCGGAATGCGCAGTCTGAACGATCTGATCTGCGAGGGGAATATCTTTGCGAATGATTGAATAAATGTAAGACATGATTAATTTCCTTAAGTAAAAGTGTAGGTACTACGGTGCTTTTAGGTAAGGTTGTCTTACGGAGGCTTCGTAACCTAGAGCTTATCGAGCTTCATGGTAATTCCTTTAAATGTTTGGTAGGAACATCGGGGCTCGAACCCGAGACCTTCAGATTTAGAATCCGCTGCTCTGCCAACTGAGCTATATTCCCAATACTGCTAGTTTAATAAAACACAGTTAGCGTGTCAAGATCCAGATAAACGCTACGAACGCAAATGCGCATCCTACTGTTGCGAAAGCTTCAGGCCAGCTCATCGATCGTATGCTCCAAAACCAGTTGGGTGCTTCGCCTTTTCACAAGTAACAGTAGCTTCACCTCTGTCCCCGAATTGTATTTCTTTAACAGAGAGGCTCATTCCTTGTGTATTCACGTAATTCTTAATAGCCTGTTTTACTTCTTCTGTTGTAAGTTGAACTTTGACTTCCATTACTCAACTCCGTCATGAAGGGGGTCAATCTGATCTACTGCCTGTTTATATGAAGCACGATCGGCATATCTCCAAACTGGATGCAGGGCTTCAGTGCCTCGGGGAACCAGTTCATATACATCGTACCCAACTGGATTAACCGAGCCCCGTGCAAGGGCTATAGCCACGTCCAAAGAGGTAACCGGTAGGTGTGGTTCTCGGACTGGACCACCGTAGTATACTCGTGAGGTTTTAACCAGGACGTATTCTTTTGGAAATTGGATTTCCGGCTCGACAATTTTACGCTGAAATACAAGGGAGCCTACAAGCGCATGCACTGCGCCTTTGCCATCAAATTCATAGCCCCAAAATTCACCTCTGTTGTCGCCTTCAAGCGAAGCGAAACAGATCCTGCCTTCAACCTTGTTCTTCGTCAGTACTTCCAGTAACTTTTCGTCTGTTAAAAAGTCCATGTGTTCGGAGTGATCGGGGTTGAAGTAAAGCTTACCCTTGTAAGTTACTTCAAATCCGTTGCTCCAGAATTCTCCCTTATAGCTTTGGGCCTTAACTAACTCTTCCGCAATCTTTGCAGAAACTTCGACAGTATTCTCAAGCAGGGCGATGCTCCAGCTCATGATTTCTCCAAATAAAAAGCCCAGCCTAAGCTGGGCGTTGTTCAGTCCCACGGCAAGAGATTCTTGCGGGGAATTTGTACTTCGTAATCAGGGTTCTTGCGGTACTTGTCGAGTTCCAACTTGGCATCCATACGGTACTGGACCTGGGTGTGCCCTCGGACAAATTTGCAAGTGTCCTTTCCGTAGAGACGACGCCAGGCGTAGCCGTGATCCCCGAACCAGAAAGCCATTTGCTGACCGAAAGCTTTGTTAGTTCCGTAGCGGAACCACTGCCCGTTAACCTTTGCGTAACCCTTGTACCAACCGGGGATTTTTCCACGGTAGAAGTTCTTGGGATCGGTCAGACGTTCAGCGTCTTCTGCATCCGGGCCTTTGAGAGGCTCAGTCGCATCGATAACGTATTTAGGAACGTAACCCTTTTGACGGCGATAAGTGCGTGACATAGTAGTTTCCTCTATATGGTCTACTATGCCAATTGTGAAAGTATGCGTCGTTAAACATTAAACCAATGCTCCGTAAAGAATTTCAGGAATATCCGCCAGCGGAGTATCGGCCTGAAACTTCTCAAGTTTGTAATCGTCGAATTGAACGTTGAGTTGATCTTCTACAGCCATTACGATTTCTACGACGTCAAGACTATCGATGAAACCACTATTGGCTTTGTATTCAGGATAAACACGATCCACAACAAGCTTGATTTGATATAGGGTTGTCATAGTGAAAAGAGTGGTCCGAGTGGCAGGATTCAAACCTGCGATTTTCTGCTCCCAAAGCAGACGACTTAATCTGGCTAGCCTACACTCGGGCTGTTGAGGTTACCCTTCAAACTCGTAAGTTTTAAGAGCTTCTAATTGTGAACGTTCCTGAAGAGTTAAACACTCGCTCTTAAACCACTTGTGTCTACGAGGATTTCCACACCCGGAGCAGGAACACATCTGCGGATGTTGTACTACTGCACCGAGTTGCCTGGGTGTCAACGGTTCTTTACGCCAACCGTATGCTTTGCGTGTTTCTTTTAACCTTTCGACGTGGTGTCTGCGTTCTGATCGATCAAACATTCTCTGTTCCTTCTTTCACATTCGTCTGTATGTAAAATCCAGCAACTACACTTGTACAACCTGTCTCCAACCATTTCTTTAAGCTGCGCTCTACACCAGGCTGCTTCTTCTTCTAGGTGGTTCATATTGCTTTGTTTGGTCCCTGCTCCTGGCGACGATCCAGGCACCTCTCGATTATCGGTCGAGTGCTCTACCAGACATGAGCTAAGCAGGGTATTACTAAGATTTAGGCAATTCTTCAATTGCTGCTGTAAACTTTTCAATAAACTGCGGATTGTGTTTGCTAACTTCTAGCAAAAGCATGTGTACACACTCTTTCCAACTCGCATTGTCTTTCTCTAACTTCTCGATAAGGTCAGCGGCTTCGTGAGCCATCGGCCAACCGTTCTCTTTTTTATAACTACGAAATACTCGGACAATTTCTTTACTATCTGTTGCCATGATTACCTCGTTTTGTTTGGTAGGAACTGACGGGATCGAACCGCCGACATTCTGAATGTAAATCAGACGCTCTACCATCTGAGCTAAGTTCCCGTTGTTGGTTGCGGAGGGGGGATTTGAACCCACCGACCTTCAGGTTATGAGCCTGCTGAGCTACCGGGCTGCTCTACTCCGCTACTGTTAACCTGGTCCCCGAGAAAGGACTCGAACCTCTGACGCACAAGTCTTCAGCCTGCCGCTCTACCAACTGAGCTACTCGGGGGAATTACTGGTGCCCGCACCAAGAATCGAACTCGGAATCTTCGCATTACAAGTGCGCTGCAGTACCATTATGCTATACGGGCGTGTGGACAAAAGTTTAGCGACATTGTCCAGGTCGTAACGGCCATACCCCCCCGCAGATCTAATCCCTGAACGGAATGTCTGTTTAACTTCTGGCAGTGAGCTTTAACGCTCAGCGTCTAGAATTGGGATGCCGAGAATTTACGTCACTCGGGCCTGACGTTTCCCATGTACGAGGGAGCGATCCGTATGGGGTACTGCGCAACCTAACGGAGGAGGTTCTTTGTAGTAGCCCTGGTGCGCTAAACACTGGTCTCGGCTTTACGCTGTTCCAAGCGTGGCTACCTAATTCTGGCTGCTTTCTTTATCAGGTAGCAGCAGACCTGTAGTAACTGGAGTCGAGGAATGGATTTTAACCACTCTGGGGAAGGTTGCAGCTTCCAGCCTAGTCACTCGGCCACCCCGACACTGAAACTTTAAGCCTTCTTAACTTCTGCTTCTACGGCTTGAACAACCGGTGCAGCTGCTGTCTCAACCGCCTGGACAATCGGTGCTGCAGTGGTTTCTGTTGCCTTGATGTCTGCTTCGACAGTCGGAGCTACTGCAGCTTCTACTACCTTTGCCTTACCGAAGAATTCTTCCACTTTTTCTACTGCGGCTTTAATTTCGGTTTCAATTGTTTGTACGATGCTCATTTTAAATCCTTAAAGTAGCGGTAACCCACCGGTCACCGTATCTATCTTATCTTCAAAATCCGGACCTACTGCGATGCAAGTATTAGTAGGTATTCCGTGAAATTCTGTAAGACCAGAATCTGTAATCAATGAAGTTATGATACCAGCTTCTTTTGCCTTTGCATAGAGTGCGAGTAGTTCTTCTTCGGAATTTACATATACACACACTTTTTTGAAGTTGCCCAGGAGCCAGTCATGCATACGGTTGTCGACTTTCAGTCGAAACTCTGCAGTGACTTCTCCGTTGATCCGGTCGTTTTCTTTAATGTAATGACCTTGATTCAAAATCGCTGCTAGACTTGCATGGGCACCTTGTGCCACAGCTTTTCCGGTGCGCATTTTGAGGTCTTTTCTAATTACAATAATTTGCTTGTGACTCATCTTGAGTCCTTTAAATGGTGAGGTTGGTAGAATTCGAATCTACTCACCCGAGGGAACGATTTTACAGACCGCTGCAACTCTCCAACTTTGCCGCAACCCCATTTGTTTACATAGAGGTTCAAATCAATTATAATACTATAAAAGGATTTGAACTATGTCTAATAAAAATCTCAAAGAACAAATTATAACACTTAAACAACGAGGACTATCTTATAAAGATATCCAAAAACAACTCAACTGTTCCAAGGGAACGATATCGTATCACTTGGGAGAAGGTCAGAAAGAAAAAACGTATAACAGAACAATTGAACTTCGTAAGCAAAATACTCTTCTTCAAAAGAAAGATCATTTTCTAGGAGCTAGAACTAAGAAAAATTTCCAAGAAAGAACAAGAGCGTTTCAGTGCATCGACAATGGTTCTAAAACCTCTGATAAAATCCAATCTAATTTTACCTGGCAAGAACTTTTAGAAAAGTTTAATGGTACTTGTTACTTAACAGGAAGACCTGTAGACATTACTAAATCTGCAGAATATCAATTAGATCATATCGTTCCTAGATCTAAAGGAGGCCCCAACACCTTAGACAATTGCGAATTTGCGTGTAAGGATGCAAATTTTGCAAAGAGTAACCTATCCCTGGATGAATTTAAACAACTCTGTCTAGACGTTGTAAATCACTTCGGCCTTAAATAATGGCGGTAACTGTAGAATTCGAATCTACGGACCCCGTGAAGGGTCGGTCGGTTAGCAACCGACTGCCTTAAGCCACTCAGCCAAGTTACCTATGTCAATGGAGTCGCATGCGGTACTCGAAACCGCGTTAACAGGATGAAAACCTGTGGTCCTAACCTCTAGACGAATGCGACAAAATATCAGTGCGGAAGATTACGGGGTCGAACCGTAAAGGCTATTTCTAGCTCGCTTGTTTTCAAGACAAGTTCCGTCGCCAGCTATCGGATTGATCTTCCGCAATGATATCTAATTGGTAGGGCCATCAAGGCTCAAACCTGAAATAACGGAATCAAAATCCGTGGTGTTATCAATTACACTATAGCCCAACTAAATTTGGTCCCTTCGGTCAGACTCGAACTGACAAGCCCTAAGGCGCTGCGTTCTAAGCGCAGTGCGTTTACCGATTTCACCACGAAGGGGTGGTGGAAGATACCGGGGTCCAACCGGTCACCTCTGCATTGCAAGTGCAGCGCTCTCGCTACCATGAGCTAATCCCCCGAATCCTATCGATGCTATGCTCCGAAACCTGGACTTGAACCAGGGACCCACGCATTAACAGTGCGTTGCTCTACCAACTGAGCTATTCCGGAACAAAGCACCGACAGGTAAAAATGATTTTAATACGGAAACACTATATGTGTCAACAATTTTATCACATAGGCTTACACGGCCTATGCAACGCTCCCATAATGACCTCCAGATCTTCAGGCCGGGCATCTAGGTTAAAGCCCTCGGAGCGGCCATACACATAGAGTTTCCCGTGTTCGTCAGCACCGAGATACCCTGCTCCAGTAACATGTCTACTTCCAAGCTCCCCGCCTACCATATCAGCTGCATCGCTATGGTAGATACTCGCGGGAAATACTACAGCAGAGTGTTCATTGATGATAATGTATTTCATGGTATCTGGCATTTTAACCCCGAATCATTTGAAAGTCACATAGGGTGGACTATACGAAGCGTACTTCCCATTATGTGTAAGTCCATTTTTAGTGATCTTGTGATCGAACCTGTCTTTGAGCGTTTCACTATACCGTTCTCTAGCCTCTTTAAGAGTAGCCGGTTTGCGTCCACCAATACTAATTTTCCTGTCTGAACGATAGTGCCAAAGAGCGAGGATACCCCACTCTTTGACGTTCGTTCTTTTAGGAGCTTTAAATCTCTGCCCTACATTGACTGTAGCTTTTCTGCAATGCGGACAGAAATGAGTACCGGCAAAACAAACCCTACAATCGAAGCAAGCGTATTTTTGCCCGTTGGCGTAACTTGATCTTCGTTTGTAGAGGAACATCAATGCACCGTCTTGCCAAACGAAGTGTCAACCTCGAAGGTTTGACCTTCACCTTCGACCTTCTGGTTATCAATGTTATTTAGAAGCTTCTCATAAGCCTCCGGATCTTCTGCTGCAAGTTGGTCCAGATCAACAGGTTCTGCTTCACTAAAGAAAGAGCCGTCAGCAATCGCAGCTTTAATCTCTGCAATAATCTCTTCTTTCTCTTCTTCCGTAATGCCGTCAAAGGCACCTTCTGCAATTACGACTTTCATACTGCATCCTTGTTAAAAAGTACGTCGGTATTGAGGAGACTCAGTTTTGCAAAGTAAATCAGCTCATGATACCACTCATCTACTGGGGTATTATCGTGGATCATTTGAAGACTGTCCAAGAAAAACACTTCATCGTCGATTACATTTTCCTCAAACAATTCCTGTAGCCGTGCGTCACATGCAATTACACTGCTTGAGGTTTGTTCTTCGATTGACGGATCGTACAACTCGTCAGGGATCAAACAGCCAACTGCGCACATAAGGCCGTTATTACCACGATACATGCACTTCGTCATCTGCTTACCCGTATGCGGATTTTCTCCGTCAGGGGCAACGCTTTTCTCATACTGCTTCAACAGATGCAACGAAACCTTGTTAAACACGTCTTGTTTGCTAAGTGCCATTTTGCAACCTAAAGAAGAAATGGAAATGGTCCGACTGACCAGACTCGAACTGGTACGCCAAAAGGCGACGGATTTTAAGTCCGTTGCGGCTACCGATTACGCCACAGTCGGGTATGGGTTAAAGAGCAAGGAGAAATTTTTCTCCGTACTTCTCTTATACCAAAGAATCAGCTTTTTACGATTCCGATATTTCGAACGCCGTCAAACACCAGAATATGTTTAAACAACATTTCGATCGTTACCCCAGCCATCAGGGGATAGGGGCGTCCAAGCTCAAGAATGGCTGCGAGTCTCTCTGGACTCATTACGATCAAATCCCTGCCCGGATTGAACTTTGTAGTCATCAGTTCGTAATCCAGTTCAGCCTGAGTCTTTTTGGGTTTCTCTTCCTCGATCTTACCAAGACTACCCTCGTTGATAATCTGCTCAAGAGGACGATTGAATCGGTCCATCTCATGATCAACGATGATCTGTTGCATAGCCCAAAGTGCTTCGGTGTCTTTATTTGAAGCCTGGGACGAACGGAAGAGCTGCGATACAAATCGCATCAGATTCGTGATTAGTTTCATGCTTTGCGTTATCAGTTAAGCAGTTAGCAGCGGCCACGCTGAATTTCTTGTCTAGCTTGTCACTTGGATTCGTAAATTTCTTCCACTTGAACAAAGCTTTAACAAGGCCTGTTTTCCACTCAATAGCACGGACCATTTTAGTCCCGGCACTATTGTAGTAGTTCAATCCAACCATCAAGGCCCCGATCATCATAAGGATGTTCTCAGCCTCAGCGGTGTTCACATTCTGGTACGAAACGTAACGTTCCATTCCCGTATAAATCGTTGCCTTTTCATGATCGGGGATATGCTTCTCTATAATCCTGCACGTTTCTTTAAGAGCCGGAATTATACCTCCAAGCTCTGCAGGATTCAAGACGCAGGAATGAACGAGACTTACTTTCTCAGAGCCTACTTCTCTACTGACAATGGCAAGACCCATATTTTTCCAGCCTGGGTCAATGCCGATTCCATATTCGGTCATACTTTAAACGGAAACTGTCCAGCAATCTGAATACGATTTACGTGCTTCTTTGCTTCTTGCTCCATCGCATAGCTGATGAAGTTCACAATAGCATTCGGACCATAAAGAGCATGCATCGTTTCAATAGCCAGATTCTGGTAGAGATCGTTAGCCTCTTTCATCCTGCCTGCCGCAGTTTCTTCAGCGGCTTGTGCGGCAATACCCTTTACCAAACTCCAATCGGGATCTGCCAGCTGAACTAGCATCGGACCTTCTACTTCAACGTTTGTATTCTCAGCCTTCATCTTTCATAATCTCATTCATTACCCGGATAGCATCCGAGGCGATTCTCTCAATAATACCCTTACCATACAAAGCTTCAATCGCATAGCACACTAAAGCTGACTGCATGTTCTCCAGATCCTTTGCAGTCGTTTTCGTAAACGCTGCTTCTCCGGAAACAAGGCTCATGTACTCACGAGCCACTTCCCGAAGTTCTGTAAGATCCGGATTTTCAATCTGTTCCGGAGTTTTCATTTATAGTTCGATATCGTCGAACGAATTCTCATTCAACGTGTTAACAATGCCTTTGACGTAAGAAGTCTTTTCGGTCTCTTGCGGTGCAGGTTGCATTTCACCTTCATTCAGCCATTTGCTCATCCACGGAAGCGGACGGGTTTTCGGTGCAGGATTAGGGTACTGCATATGAACAGCACGCATACGCTTATCGGCCAGGTGATCGATTTCAAGATCCAACATGTGTTGGTTCAATCCGATCAGCGAACCTTCCTGGAAAAGGAACTTGTTAAAAGTCTTTTCTTCAGATACTACTTCCATAAAGATGTGCATGGACTCTTCCAGGCATTCTTTACGAATTACAAAGAACTCTTCGTCGTCTTCTGGCAACGTTCTAAGTAAAGCCGTAGTGAACGCTACATGCAATAGTTCATCGTTTGCAATCAACTTTATAAGACTGGAGTTACCAATCATACGACCAGTTTGACCAAACGAGAAACTACACGCAAATGAAACAAAGAATCGAATGCCTTCCAAAGCATTGATCGACTGTAGTGCCAACCAGAGCTTCTTCTTCAACTGGTGAAGCGTCGTCATATTAAGACGATACTTTGCAGTTTCCATAAGTAGATCATCGTAGTAACGACTGATGCTTTCGCCAGCCTTTACGATAAGATCCATATGCTTAATGCTTTCCGTTACTTCCGTCGGATCATTATACACGTTCTTAAGAATATGTTCATACGTCATATTATGAACTTCTTCGAAATACGTGATGATATTGATACAACGCTTAATCATAGGATCCGAAGCCAGAGGCAGCAAAGCTTCTGCAAGGCCTAGACTTTGAATCGTGTCCAGCATCATCTGACGTTTAAGATTAGACGTAAAGATGAATTGATCGTTAGTGCTGAGAACATCATAAAAATCGATCTTGTCTCGGGTCAGAATAACTTCTGTTCGTTCCCATTTAGACTCGTCCATCTTCTGAGCCTGTTTTTCAAAGATCGGATACTTCACAATGTCAGAACGGGAAATATCCACCGTCCCCGATTCATCGAGAAATAGCTTGGTGTCAAGCGGAGATTTATCTCGAATCTTAAATACGTGTAGCGGTGTTGCTTGGGTCATTGCTCAACTTCTAGTGGTAAAAAAAGCCGGGGTTCCCCCCGGCTCTCGTTAATCTTCTACTCGGTCTTCGTCTGTGACTTTAACTTCGTCAGTTCCGAAGAGATCAAAGAACGCCAACGTATACGCCGACGCCTTCTCATATCCCTTGTCGCGGTAATAGTCTCCGAATTCATGAAGAACTTCACCATCCATTTCGACAGTCACTTTCGTGTACATGTCGCTGCACTCCTTATCGAAGTGTCTAACCAGAACTAGATTGTACATCTTTCACCTCAAATGTGGCAAGCGCCACCTTCACAACCTGCTGCGCTTGTATCTTCTACGAAGCCCAGAATGTCCGATTCGCCTGGCTTTTTAGTATTTTGGTAATAACCGTTTTTATGGCCCAGACTGTAAGCGTACATAATGTCTTTACCAAGAGTTTCTGTATCAAGCTTTTCATCTTTAAAGAACTTCGGGTTATACGAAAAATTAATGGACATACCTTGGTCCATGTGCTTTTGAAGTACTGCTGTCACTTCCAGATAACCACGGGGGCTTTTCGATTCCCACAGCCAATCGTAAGCATACATCAATTCATCAACTTCGGGTACTGCAATCGGAGGTGCTGCATCTTTCGACGGCTTGACAATCACCGGACCCATAGCTTTTTCAAAGCCATTGGTTTCGTTTGACAGCTGCGAACTCGTTTCGCTAGGCATCCCTGCCATCAGCGTGCTGTTACGAATACCATACTTCAACAGGTCTGCTCTAAGCTCGTCCCACGGCATCCTGGTCTTGTGCGGCAGGATTTTATCCAGCCCAGCTGCACGAGTCATATGTGGGAACCAACCATCCGAATACTTCGTTTCTTTCCACAGCGGACAAGGGCCTTTTTCCTTTGCCAAATCAACAGAAGCTTTGATCAGGTAATACGACCAGGCTTCAGCAAACTCATCGATAAGACCAAGCGAGATACGGTCATACGGCAGACCCTTCTTCGCCAGGAAGTGAGCGAAGCCGATGATACCGATGCCTATAGGTCTACGAGCCATTGTAGACTGCCTTGCTGCCTCTACTGGATAGTCCTGGTAGTCGAGTACTGCATCTGCAATTCGGACGGCCATACGGCACGGTTCTTCAAAATCCGAAGGCTTGTTAATCTTGCCCCAGTTAATAGCACCAAGGGTACAGATACTAATTTCTGACGGGAATCCTGCTTTAATATCGTCAAGCGGAGTCGTAGGCAGAGTGATCTCTACGCACAAATTCGTCATGTAGATAGGTACCTTGAACGATGAACGTTCATTGACCGTATCTACGTTACTGAAATACATACGACCTGTGTTACTACGTTGTGTAACAAAGTCGTTGAATAGCTTTTGTGCTGACATCGTACGACGACGGATGCTAAGGTCAGCCTCATACTTCTCATACAGATATTCAAACTTCGCCTGATCGCTGAAGAAAGCTTCATAGAGGCCAGGTGTTTCATAAGGACTGAACAGCGAGATATCCTTATTGTCTTTAACACGTTTATAAATAAACCTGTTGAACTGAACACAATAATCTGCTTGACGATTCGTCTGCTCTACCGGAAGGGTCGAGTCTTTAAGCAAAATCAGTTCTGGAGCTTCGTAGTGCCAGATCGGAAAGTTGAACGTTACTGCACCATCTCGCATACCGCCTTGCGAACAGCTTTTCGTGCCCGCAGTCAGATCCTTGATAAATCCAATCACTCCGGTGTGAATCGCTTCTCCCCCTTTAATCGGCGCGCCAAGTCCACGATTACGACCGACGTTTACACCAAGACCTGCCTTGTTCGAAACATACTTCAGAATTGCATGATGTGAAGCACCGATACTATCAATCGTGTCATCGACGTCAATCAGAACGCACGACGAGAACTGCTTCAGAATCGTACGAACGCCCGACATAATTGGGCTTGGTTGACTGATATCAAACAAGCTCAGATTGTCATACGCTTTCTTGATTTCCTGCATACGGTTCTTTTCATTGCGGAACAGAACTGCAGGGACAAGAATAAACGGAATCTGAAAACTTTCGTAAATCTGTTTCGTTACACGGTTCTTGCTCAGATATTTGATACGCATCTGCTCTGCACCAGCCAAACGGAAAAGTTCGTCACGACTGTGATTAATCATCGCATCAAGCTGTTCCCATTCTTCTGCCGTATACATTGCAGGAATGTCGGGATCATAGCGCCCAATGGCTACGTTCTTGCTCACGATGTCAAACAGTTTCGGGGATTTGAATTCTCCGTATGCTTCCTTCCGTACGATGTAAGAAAGAGCTTTACCGCCAACCTTGTCATAGTGATACTTGCCTGCTGACATAAGGCTTTTACAGGCTGAAACAAATTGTTCGTTAATCTCTTTGGTAGGAATTCCATCATATAGATGCTGAGAAATTTCCATTTCCAACTCTGAGGGAGATACGCCCTCTACGCCTTCACATGCAAATTCTGCAAACTTGTGCAGCTTGTCTAGGTTCTGGGCTTCTTTACTACCATCATTCTTGGTTACAAACTTCATATGCTTTACTTCAATTTCGGTGTTATCTAGGTTCATTATTGTATCATTGCTGAAGTGGGCCGTAATTTCAGACCCTGAATTCTTGGAGGGAATTCTTAGTATAACGGTTTCTGGGAAACTGTTAGCAATGATATCGTCGGTATTTTTTACGTTAGCAGAAAGCGTCGCTGCTATATATGCTTTCTTTATCCGACTAAAAAAAGAAGGTGCGCTTGGCACCCTCTTCTCTTACTGTACGGCCTTAATCAGCTCATTTGACAGGCGATCCGCGAGTGCCTTGTCTTGTGCTTCAGTCGGATCATCCTGATTGACAGGTTCACCGGTTGTGATGTACAGCCAACGACCATTCTTGAGGGTTCCGATCTGCGAAGCCTCTGTAATTTCCGGACATACTTCCCAACCGGGTTCGAGTCTGGAATGAAACCGACAGTCAGTCTCTCCATAACTCGAACATGCACAATACTTCGTGCGAATTGCTACCGGATAAACGATAGCTTCACCAGCAGCATTAGCCGCAGTGAGTTGTTCAATGAGATCCAGTTCAGTTTGACGGATCTCTCCCAAATTACGTTCAGACACTAATTTCTCCTTGATTTGTTACGTTGGTCACTTCGCAACACGTAGGGGTATTCCGGGCGAGCTTTTAGTTCAAGAGCCCGAATTATACACCAGGGAGTTGCTCCCTGGCTTTCGGTTTAACAATCTAAAACGAACAGATACTTGCGAAGCTAGCCGAAAACATCTCGGCCTGGTTACGGAATAACCTCGTTGGGCGTGGCCCGGAACCCAGCGTAAAGTTCTGTTTCAGAACTTGGAGCTGGGAGAGTATATGGGTAAAGTTACTCTACCCTCTCACTTACGACGTAAATGAAGCATACGTTATTCCAATTCACTTATACCACTAAAGCCTTGTTTCTTTAATTACAAACGCGGATCCAGCGTCTTTTCTTCATTCAGTTGCGAGATCATTTTCACAACCAGTTCAGTCAGAGCAGGGCCATTGTCTGCTGTCAGCATTGCCAGTGCAAGATCGTGTTCCTTGATAGAAACCTTCAGCTTACCGCCGACACGTTTTTGACGACACAGGGCTTCATAACGGTTCTTGTAATCATAGCCATACACAAGAGTCAGGTAATTTTCATTCCGAACCTTCATATACGGTGCAACATCTGCCGTACCGTCAAGAGGCTTGATTACAAGGCCTTCCATCTTTTCATCAACGGTTTTACAGTTGAAGAAAGTCTTTGCATTTTCCAAAACCTCTTTATCGTTTTCAAGGTCGATGATTACGATGTCGTCCTGGTTAACCAAGTCAAAGGAATCTGCAATCTGGAATTTGTCACCAAACACCTTACCGTCAACCTTCAGAATAGAGAACGCACTGTATTCCGGACGGCTTTCCTGAGCATAAATATCAAGGGTTTCGCCGAATATCTTCAGATCAACCTGACGAGCTTCGACGTCGATTTTTGCCTTGAATCCCAACTTGGCAAATTCCTCATCGTTAGCCAATGCATCCAGTTCGTAATGTACCAAACCTTCATACGCACGGAACTGTTCGTCAACCAGACTTTTACCAAGGGTCGTCCACGGCAGAAGTTCACCGTCAAGAATCAGTTCTTCTTGCCAGAAGTCAATACTTTCCCCTTCGTACTTAGCAAGCAATTCCTGAATCATAACGGTGAGGTCTTCTGTCATGCGAATCTTAAAGCCATTACGAGAAACCAGGAAACACTCTTCCGGTTTACCGCGATACAGATATGCCTGACAACGTGAACCCATGTACTTCGGTTGAAGCATGACCCGCTTCGTTCCACGACTTTTGAAATACTCAAGTCCAGCTTCAAGACTTTCGATTTCAGTGTTAGTCGACGGAGCAGGGGCCATCGTTCCTGAAATGTACTGAACTCGGTTTGCGATAGTACGCTTCAGAAATCTCATATCTTCCGGCGACAGTTTGTAGTCGTAGATATTGAACGACTTCTGCGGAGGTGCTATCGGAGTCGTCAAGAAGTTCTGAAGACCCTTGTGAACTGTTACCTTTTCAGCTGCCTGAACCGAATCAAACCAGTAACGATTTCCTTTATAACAGAAAGCAGTAAGCTTGCCGCCATAAACAGCCCCAGTATCGAGAAACACCTTGTTACGATGTTCCAGTTTGGCTGCATTGTGAGCAACGTGCCCAAACACATGCAAAGGAAAATTCCCAACAGCTTCCTTGAAAATAAACTCATAAGCCTTCCGGTAGTCTTCTTTTCGATCACCGTACAGATTGCGCTGAGCCTTAAGTGCTGCAGAATTCATCTTACCCAAATACTTCTGCTCGCACGGAGCATGGGTTACGTAAACTGTACGGACTTGGTTGCCGTGAATCTTCAAGAACGGAACAGAACAGCGATCGAACAAGTCCACAAGCTCTGCTGCCAACGTTTCGTCTTTCAACAGAACGTCAAGCGAACTCATGTACTTCGATTCCATCTCCAGATCAGGATTTTTGATTTCACCCTTGATACGCTTCACCGCATACGACTCGTGATTGCCGTGGAGAATAATGCCACCGTCGGTGTGAAACTTCCTGGCGAAGGCAATTGCTTTGGCAGTATCATTGCCTTTGTCAATGTAATCACCGACAAGAACATTGATGCTATTTGCACCGACCTTAGCTACAAGCTGTTCAGCAGCTTCCGTGTGTTCATGTACATCTCCGATGATATTCACCTGCATGTCTCGACCAAGATAGAGCTGAGTAGCTGCGTATTTGCCCAAATCTTCGATTTCAACTTCCAGATCTATCCACTTTTTGGCGTCTCGTTCACGGATACGAATACAATCATCGTGATCTTTACGACCGAGATTCGGAAGGACGCTTTGTTTGAATCGCTTGGCGCTCGATTCTACAACCCGTTTTTCTTCCTCATTCGATTCCGACCAGTACTGATAGTTCGGATATTCAAACGTAATCAATTCAGTACGATATTCGTTTTCTTCAGCGAGTTTACGAATTTCCTTTCGAAACGTATCATTCATACCAGTAGTATCAACGATTACGAATTCACTGTTGATCGGGAACGCAATCGCCGCTTTAAACTTCGCCATCATCACGTTGAAAGCTGCTTCCGAAGCTTCCATCATGACCGGGGCGTAACGATGGAGACTCAAATCATCCAAGACGTTCATTCGTTCAGCATCAGAATTCAAGTTTACAACCTTCGAACCTGCAGCAAGTCCTGCTTTCATCAACTGAAAGTTCAACGCAAGTTCGAACTGTTTCGAGAATGTGGTTTTACCGCACATCGAAGGGCCAACCAAAATGAAGACTGTGTGGAGTTTAGTTTGAATTTTCATTGTTGATCCTTACTTGTTTTTCGTTACGACAAGCATCGTCGAAGTATGAACGCCATTTACTGCATCGCCGATACCTTGGCCGATGGTCGAAATTGCATGGGACTTAGAGATTTTCCAGAGCCAATCGTAGAAGTCCTGTTCATTCATTTCCCACTTGTGATCATCGTGACGGAACTGATCTTCTGTCATCAGATAATTCACATTGAAAGCCTTGTTCGGAACCGTGATAACCAACTTGTTAAAGTCAGTCTTCAGAACGGCATCAACAAGCTGTTTTGCATCTTTAAGAGGAATGTGCTCCAGAACTTCTGTGATGAGCACGTCTGCTCCGCTAAAGAGCAAGGAACACTCATCAATCGATTCGGGAGTTGCAGCATCTCGGAGAATAACGTTTTCGACTTCTCGTCCCTTGAGTTTTTCAAGCATGTTCTCGCGGAGTTCGTCATCCGCTTCAAACGCAAGGACTTGTTCATATTTCGAACTGAGCGGGAGCGTGTAATTGAGTTCACCGCACCCAATGTCAATGAGTGTCGCTCCTCCTCCCAGATGGGGGAAGATAGCTTCTTTACGCTGAGCAAGGGTGTCACCGTGCCAGAGGTCGATCGTGTCCGTATCAAGCAGCGATTTGTTCTTAAGAAATGTGTCACGATTTGAGAATACATTCCGTTTGAAGAGGTAACGAATGAAGTACGGTGCATTGATACGATTTATCGCAGCAATATACTTCTCGACGATATCGCCCTTGAGATTGACGTAAATGCTTTTTGTCGAAACGCAGAACATCAGGAAAATTACCATTGCCGCATTGAGCATTTCGTGAACTGTAGGCCCCGAGATAGTGACCTTGTACGCACAGCCTGCGATATGTTCGGCTACAAAGCTGTACCCATTGTCCAACCCGAAGGAACCATTGAAGTGTTGATTCAGATGATTCAACATGCTGGCGCTGCGAATTTCGACCGTAGTTTCCAGGTACGCACTCCAAGATTCCGAAGTGTCTTCTTCCTGATGTGTTTTAAACGCTGTTGCCAAACAGTTCGTAATCAGCGAAATCGGCAAGTAGGGAGACGCATAGCGGGTACGGTCAAGATATTCAAACTCTTGGCCAATGCCCTCCGCAAAAGAACAGTTCTGAGGACTGTCTTTAAACCAAAGCCGAAAGCTTTGATCATCGGCTCCGAACCATCCATACGCCATACCTTGACGGATCGATTTCTTGTAGGGCTCTGCACTTTCACGAATCGTTGCAGGGTTCTTGGAAATGATCCAGGAAAACTTGGGGTTCGAAGACCCGATAGTAAGTACGGCCATTATTTCACCTTTTGGTTGAGGAGCTAAAAGAGATAAAGATAGGATAGCGTTCCTACCACAATACTTTTCTTATACCAAGATTCAGAGATATTGATTAAGCGGACCAGCTGGGTCACGCATACGGGTAAACGTTGCCGAAGGTCCTTTGAACGAATCTTCAACATAGCCACAAGTTTTGCATTCAAACCAGATAGGCGTGTTTACAATCTTGGACTTTTTGTCCTCGCCGCATTCAGGGCAGTGTTCAAGAGCTTCAGTCATTTAAATCCCGTTATGTAAGGTGAAGGAATGCCTTTTTCATAGTAGTCACGTGCTGCACCGGAGTAGTACTCGATCTTACCACACAGAGAACATTTCAGACGATGCAGGTCAAGATCATTCAGGGCACTTTCCGTACGGTTGTATTCCCACTCTCCGCACTCTTCTCCGGTCCAGCTATCTTCCCAGGTTACATACCGATCCGGTAGTCTGATTATGTGATCGCAAGTCATTTCAAAACTCCTGCAATAATCCACGAAATCATGGACAGAATAGAAGCAGGTACGAATGCGAACAGATTAGTAAGTCCAGAAAGAAAACCATGACCGTCATCGAAAGGCCAGAATAAAGCCCAGCTGAAACTAAGAATAGTTATCAACGTAGGAATCATCCACCATTGAAAATGAATAGTGATAGTCATAACTGCTTTTCCCATTCTTCAAATACACGTTTAACATGAGCTTCGACTTGTTCTGAAGTCATCGACTCAATTCTCTTCAGAAACGCTTCCCGGTCGTTGCCTCGGTAGTCCGCCATAAATCCGCCAAGCTCTTTACCTTGTAACCCTGTCCAGAGGCCGACGAATTCACCGTTGAACTTCTTCTTGACTTTTTCGACTCTGAAGTAATCAAACGTGGCGTGGATAAATTCCATTGCGACGTCTGGACGTTCTTTTGCGGCGATAAGAAATCCATGATCCCTCGGCATACGTTCGGACGGAAGATTCTTGTCTTTCATCCATTCCAGAAAATCCATATACGTCTTGCGTTTCTTATCCCGTACACGGCCAACAGCGTTTCGATTCTCTAGTTGGTAATTCCACGTAGTGAAGAATTTGCTTTTACAGGTGAAAACAAAAATGTCTTCGAGGTTACGAAAACCAGCGTTGTACTCAAACATGCTGTAGCCCAGAAGATGAAGAGCCACAGCGAAGTCTTTCGTAATGCAAATTTCTTTGACAAGTTGAGTATCTACAATGTATTTATACCACAGACCATCGTGGCCGAACTTAAGTCCAACGCCATGAGCAGTCTGGCCGATAAGATTGCCTAAATCGTTATAGGCAAAGTACTTCAAAGCGAAGTCGAAATCTTCGTCAGGCACGGTGATGAAGTCGATTTGAAAAATAGCCCGTTTCATCAACAGGGCTGTGATTTCCAAACCGAACGATAAGACGTTACCGTTCTGATGATATTCAGGAGAAACTAAAGCCTTCTCCACAAACTCCCGAAGCTTATCCATCGGGATGCCTGAAATCAGAATGTCCAAATCTCCAAAGCTTTCCTTTTCTTCATATGCAGGAATAACTGCAACCTTAGCATCGGGAAAAGCCTGTTTCAAAACATCAGAAGTCCCAGCAGCTACGTGTTCATAGTACTTTTTTTCTAATCTGACTGTTTGAAGTTTGAGTGCATTACCGCCCATGACTACCTCACTTGATAACTTTTAAAAGTAACAATACGATTCCGTACATAACGGCGATACCTGCGATAATAGGCAAAGCCACCACCCATGCTACTGAAATTATCAATGCAATTGCGATTGGGAAAATCAGAGCTTCTCTATCTTCAAACATAGGCCATTTCAACTTGTGAATCTTTACAATTCCGGCAGTCAATCCTAGCCAAATGAAAAAAGCTATGGTGAAATATAGGGGTTCATTCACTTTAATTCTCCGCTAGAGTTTTCTTCGCTTTCTCAAGCACGTCAATTACTTTGTCAATGTCAAACTTATCTTCAGTCCGAACTCCAGATTCCATGTCGATCCAGAAGAACCCTTCTGTTTCGTCACGATGCATCTGAAGCAAATTGAACAAAGTCTGTTCTACGTTTTCCGGATTGATTCCGCCTGCGTAGCCAACCGCCAACCTACTCGCAAACGGTTCAGGTGCGTCTGGCCAACCGCCAGTTTCAAGATAAGAAGTACCGCGTCCACCAGAAGCATCAAGCAGGATTTTGATATCGTTAGGAACTTCATCTTCGAACATCCCATTTAGTAACACGTCTGTCGACGAGTTGTATTGTAGAATAACGTCACAGCTCTCACCTCGCTCTTTAGCGAATGTGAAAATTTGGCTCTTGTTTTCTTCAGTAAGCTTATTGAACTGAATTGCATTAAAGCCCATCGTTACTTCGTTTTCAAAGTAATCGTATGAGGCTAAAAATGTGTCTACTGATTTGCCGCACAGGTGTGCAGAAATCGAATAGAAATTACCACGGTGATACGTTGCTCCATAAAACTGCTCTCTCCATTGAGCAGTCGGATAACGCGGTTGGCCTTCTCGTGATTTTGAAAACAGAATACCCCATTCTACAGATAGGACATCAGAATACTCTCGACCGATTTCATCGAGAATTTCTGGATTAACTTCATCGTCTGCACCGGTAATTGTTACGCCAACCTCAATCATTTCTTATTCCTTTTCTGGGATTGATGATACTGCTAGTTGATCTACCGCTTCGTTCCAGGTATTGCCTGAATGACCCTTTACCCACTTCCACTTCAAATTACTAAACTGATTAACTGTGGAGTCAAGTCGTTCCCACAAGTCTCTATTTTTAACTGGCTTTTTATTTGAACCAATCCAGCCTTTTGCTTTCCAACCTTTGATCCACTCAGTAATGCCTTGTAAAACGTATTTCGAATCAGTTACTACTGTGATGTCTAAATCCGGTTTATGATTTAGATTGTATAGACCGCTTATTACTGCCATAAGCTCCATACGATTATTAGTAGTATCTTCTTCTCCCCCACTACCCCGTGCTGTTTCTGAATACAACTTAAGAGTCTTTGAAGGATTTAACGGATCCATAATAGCAGGTGCAATACCTTCAACTACTCTGATCCAACCCCACCCGCCAGGTCCAGGATTACCTGAACAAGCCCCATCCGTATAAATAGTTACTTGTTCAGTCATATTACGCTCTCATCTTCATCAACATATCATTCACAGCTTGCTGCGTAATGCCAGGCTTCACTTCTTTTACCTGACCCCAGTTAAAACCAATTTCACCTTCCACGCCAATCGGAAGGTCCAGCCAATCGAAATGCTCTACGGGCCATTCGTTCATGTAATAGAACGCTGTCTCGATCACTTCTGCTGCACGTTCAATCGGTACTTCGAATTCTACCGAATCATACACGGTACAGATACTCTTACAACGTGGATCGATCTTTTGAATCGCCTGGTCCAAATGTGCAAACGTTACAAGACCAAGCGTAGACGTTGCACTTTGAATACGAACGTTTTGTGCATTGCGCAGCGATGCGTTATATGCTGCGGTACGCTTGAACGCAGGCTGAGCAACATACTCGTGCTTGTACTGACCAAACGGAGTCCATACTTTCTGGTTCAACAGTGCCATCTGATGCGATTCTTCAATGTAGTCTTTAACGCCGGGATAAGCGTTGAAGTACATATTGACCAGTCGCTCTGCCTCACTCTTTTCTAACTGCAACTGCATTGCAATACCATTCACTGACGAGCCATATAAAATTGAAAAAGTTAAAACTTTTGCAACTTGTCGCATACGCTTGTACTCTTTCTTCAGAGGATGCGAATCATCTTCCAGGATATGGATATAGTCTTCGTACGGCACACCCATCATCGCACTTGCCGAAAATGAATGGAAATCCAAACCTTCAGCAATTGCACGAAGCATATTCTTGTCTTTACAGATAGCTCCTAAGATTTTTACTTCTGCTGACGAGAAATCAAAAGCGATGAACACATTACCGTTAGCAACAGTGTAGCACTCTCGGACATTATAACCATGCTTTGGACGGGGAAGCTGAGTTAAATTGGGTGAATCTGCGGTTATTCTAAAACTGCTAGTGCCAAACATGTTGTAACTAGGATGAATACGTCCATCCGTACGAACGAAATCTTCTACATACGTTTTAATAAAAGTATTATGGACGCTATTGATATCTTTTCGTTTAGCCATATCAGCTAAAAACTGTTTTTCAGGATCCGGGGCTGTATATTGATTAGCTAACGGATTCAATCCAGCCAACGTCAAAAGCGCAGCACCATCAGTTGCGTCATCGCCAGACTTAGTCTTGAACGGTGCTTCAAGTCCTAGTTCACCATAAAGATACTGAGACACTTCAACGCCAGAGTCTAGATTGATTCGCTTACCAATTGCACTGAAAATCTTCTCATCAAACTCTGCTACTTCCTGGACCATCTGCTGCGAGATTGCCCGGTTCCTAGCTATATCATAAAGCATCCCATTAATTTCGAGATTAATAATGAACTCATGACAAAGCATTTCCGTCTCTAGAACGGACTTGATAATACCAGGTGCTGTTATTTTCTTAGGTTGCCCATTTTTCTGAGGCATCAATAACTCTTGTGGCTTTACTAAAGCAGGCCACAATGCAGTAAGAACTTCTGAAGTTACTATATTATCAATTCCTGCATACAACATCAAATCAGAATAGTTAAAGTCTTCATATGTACGGTAGATTTTCTTCTCTTCAGAAATCTCAACTACCGTCGGTTCTTTCTTCTTTCGAGCCTTTTTACTAGCCGGGGCTTCTACAGCTTTTTCGACAACCTTGTCTCCTAGTACTTCTGCGATAGGTTTTTTGGATTTAGGTACAATACGTTTAATCATATTTCTTACGATAATTAATTGTGGATAAGGCTTTTTCTAAAGGCCAGTTATTTTTCAAACGAGTATGTAGAGTTGTAACTGAAATGCCTAATTTTTCAGCCCACTGTAATTGTGTCATGGTTTCGTTTTTGAAAGTGATAATTTTCGTAGAACGTCTGTTATTACTTTGTTCTTTATTATCGGACCATTTACAATTAGCTTTACAATAATTACCATTTACATCTATACGATCTATGGAAAGTCCCTCTGGCCTTTCTCCCATATCTTTTAGAAATGCTTCAAATGATTTCCACCGTTCATCTACGGATATACCCCTTCCACCGTAGTTTGGATAATTATCTTGAGCCTCATCCGTACAGCGAGCCCACATACTTATCCAAGTTTTATACGTCTTGGTTTTACTTAGTCCATGCGTCTGACTTCTGATAACAGTTAATTCTTTAGCCAAACAGCCACAAGAGTTACTATCTCCACCTCTAAGTGAAGCTCCTGATATAGATTTAATATTTCCACAACTGCATTTACAAATCCAAAAAGGCCGTTTAGAAACTCGTTCGACGTCTATACCTGTAACGGTTAACCTACCAAAGACTTTACTTGTTAAGTCGATGTATCTACTTTTCATCTTCAACCTCGACTTCTCCTAATTCTTCCAAATCTTTTGTTTTGGTAAGTTTCGGAAGTAAGTCTTCATAGCCACCAAGCCCAGTCCAAGGCACAATATCCCATACAGCAGTCTTGAGCGAGTAAGTGTTTTGCGCTCCCGAATCTAGGCTATGTAGAAGAAGAAGAGTATCAAACGCAACATTCTTAACTCGGACTTTCGTTGTAAACCAAATATATAGTATGTCGAACTTCGCATTGTGCAAAACTTTAGGTCTGTCACCTTCTAAAAATGGCTTCACCAATTCCCACGCTTCATCTCCGCTATAGAATGTATTTTCTCTATGCCACAGCGGTACAACTAAAGCTTTAACCAACTTATCAGCCGGATCTCTATATCCGAACTGAATACACAACAACTTTGCGTCAGGCGCTAGTCCATCGAACCCCGTAGTCTCAGTATCTACACTGACAATCGAATTCTCAGGAAGAGCCCAGAGGATGTCCATGTACTCTTTTACGTCCTCAATAGACTCTGCAACACGAATTCTGTTCTGCTTGTAAAACTCAATTGCTTCCAGTAGCGGAGCTGGCTTTAGATCACCCCTAGCCATCGCTGCTGCCTTCTTGAAGTCACGGAGGATCACTCCATATAACTCCTGTCCCCAGAAGGCTCCTGAAGCGTTTTGACGAATCATTGTCAATGCTCTGGGATGAATCGTAATCACGACATTGTCAACGTACTCACCCCTATTACCCGTATTACTGTGTTTCTTGTAACCCAACGCTTTAGTCACTGCAGTTGCCAGACTAATGATCACCTTAGGTTTACAGGATTCAATCTCCTGCCAAAGGTAAGGTCTACACTTCATCAGCGTTGTTGCTGTCGGAGCTTTACCATTTGGAAAATCTGCTTCTGTCGGAGGACACTTCAACAGATCTACCATGCGATATGTCAGGTTCCCGAACCCAGCTGCCTTACACAGATGGAAGATGATGTCCTGCATCAGCTTTTCTTGCTGACCTTCAAACTTGTCCCACTTACCGTCCGGTGCTGCATGATCCTGGATGATAAGAATGTCTACTTCTTTCTTGGCTAAAAAGACAGATTCGTATTGCTTGCACTTCAGCTTACAGACCTTCTCACAATACGTCGGGCTGATCTTACTGAAATCCTCTTTAACATGAATAACTGCCTCTACTGTACTTGTAATCTTTGGTTTTGCATACAAGTCGTTTAGCGCCATGTCGGCGAGTTTTACCACTGTGTTACCTCACTAAAAACAATATTGTACCACCAAGCTATTTGCCCGGCAGTACGCTTATACCGCAATTGTTGCTACTAATTTAGGCAACGTTGGCTTGATCGTGGAAGAGCCTGAAACTACCATCGCTTACCGTCAACGACGTAAGCTTCGGAATGTTCGTGAGCCTCACGATCGCACTACGTTCTACTTCCCTGCTACCGCGATGCTTCTCCGGGATACGATTCCAGGTTCCGTCATCGATCAGCATGATCTTCTTAACTTTACGGGTGAACGTGCCTTGACGGAACGACTCTGGGTACTCTGCAAAGTTGATGCCTTTCTCACGTAACATTTCAATTTTCTCAGCAGTGTTCTTCTTGTGAAGTTCACCATGAAAAAAGACACTGTGTGCAGCCATGCTTACGCTATTCTTTCTGGCGTCCCACTGCCTCCAGATAAAATAATCGTATGCCAGGTCCCAACGAGGATACTGATATACCCGAGCATCGAAGACTGGGCGTTCAGCAAACTTGTTTGGTAGAAAGCCCTGCAGGTACGAGTTAAAAATAACCGAACACTTTGCTGCATACACACTCAACCACTTCTGAACGCTACCATCAAACTCAAGAGGTTTCTCAGTATCGAGATTGAACCAGAAGAGGCTGATCTCATCGCTTTGATGATATGCGAGATCAGGATTCAAATCTCGAATCAGATCGTCGACCGTGCATTGGAATGTCTGTGCCAGATCCTTGTCGTAAGGCTTGCTAAGGTTCTTTGTGAACGTGTGAAAAGCGTTGCCGTCGAAACGGATGACCGTGGGAAGACCAGGCATCAGTTTTTCACTGAAGTAGTTCTTCTCATATTTCTTATGCATGTCACCTAGCGCCTTGAAGTCTAGGTGACGGATTTGTTCGATAGTTTGTACGTTGTCGTTCATTTCAATTGACCAAAAAAAACCGGATGAAGATTGGGGATCAGCTTCCGGTAAAAGACCAACTTGTCAAGGCCCTACGAAATCGTAAGCCCAATTCAAGGTAAGGGGAACTCTGCTGAAGGCGAAATCAACAGTTCTCTCCATACTTTACTTATACCAAAAGAGGACCTGAATGATGACTTTAAAAAAACTGGACAAACCCAAAAACCCGCAAAGCCTTACCCAGCTTGGCTTTCAGAGCTTCGTGTCCAATTTGTCCAAAAAATAAAATGAAACTGGACAGCCGCAAAGCCTTATCCAGCTTGGGTTTCAGAGGATTTGTCCAATTGTCCAGAAAAAATTTTCAACCATACCTCACTTTCTAATTGAGTAACACATCTTTTTACAAAACCCACAATACCTCTCTTATATATAAATATATTTTTTAAAAAGTTCAAATATTATATATATATAAGACCCCCGGATTCTTAGACTCTAGGTGTAAACCCTATGTTTTTAT